TTTTTGACATCTTTTCTGCTAATGTATTTTTATACGCAGTGACATCGTTTTCTGACATTGTAAACTTATGTGATTCGGTAGCAATTGGTGATTGATCATAATCAAGAGTATGATACACACTGCCTAGGTAATCTGCTGCTTTAGTAATTTTACTCTGCATCCATCCTTCAAGACCTTCAGCTTCGCTTATACTTTTCATCATGTCATGTAGTTTGATACTATACTTGGCAATCTTATAAAGCTCTGCTCTTGCCATTTGTACTTCGTGATCACGCTCGGCAATATCTGCCATATCAGCAAGACCTTCAAGTACATGTTCTTGACCGTCTGATGTTTTAAACTTAGTTCCTGGTTTAGCACCTTTTGCTTTTAAGTCAGCAACTTTTTTAGCAAACTCGTTGCCTTCTGCTGCTTGGTTAGTTGAAGAACCTGTGTCGCTTTTGGCTTTTTTAATCAGTGCGGAGATCACTGGTTTGTCCATGCCTGTAATTCTTACAACATCTTCCATGCTCTTTGGACCAAAGTTAGCACCAAAGTTTGTAAGTGTGTCGCCAAGACGAGATAAAGCATTTGCCATCATAAGTGTATTATCATCTGTACCTGTCATCTTAGATGCCATGTCGATCATTTTACGTCCTAAGCCAGCGATTTCTCTATGCTTTGGATCCATACCCATTTGGTTGTCTTCTTTTGCTGTTTTAGCAGCATCTTTCCAATCCTGTGCGCTTGGCGCTTTAGGATGATTTTTTGGACGACTTGTTCCTGCTTTCTTACGTTTGTTTACGTTGTAATACAAACCTTTTGATTTTTCATCTACTGTTGTCATAGTATTCTCCGATTACTACTATTTATCTGTTCTTCTTTTTTGCTTTGCGTTTTGGCTTTGTGCCTCTACGCTGTAATGTGCCCATTGGCATTGCTACTGCTGCTATGCCGCCCGCACTGGTCATTTCGTTAATTGACTCTTGATACTTAGCGACAATTTCGTCACCCTTTTTCATAAAGATTTTTTGTAATGCTACAGCACCCATTATTAATGCTACTGCCATTCCAATTTCAAATTTGTTATCAATAAGCATCTGGGCATACTCTTCGCCAACTTTACTAATTACCCAATCCCATCCTTGATCAATTGCTGCTACTGCTCCTGCGCCAAATGCTAATTTACCGCCATATCTTTTTAGTATAAACTTTAATACAGGCCATGCGCCACGTACTGCTGCCCATTTAATAAGCCATATAGCTGCGGCTATAACAGGTGCTGCTTCGTCGAGTTCATGTTCTATACTATCGCCTACTAATTGATGCTTTAAAGGATGTTTTTTTCTGCCACCTTTTGCTTTAGGCATTGGATCTTTGCCTTTTGCTTGATGAGCATCTTTGCCTCCACCTGTAATCTCACGTAAATTCATTTGATTCTCCTTAGTGAGATAATTTTTGTTTCTGGACCATATTGTGCCATAATTTGCTTACGTGCTTCAATTACATTACGAGCACTGGTTTGGACTTTTATAGCTTGGCTATAAAATTTTTGTCTGATACGTAAATCAGCCATAAACATTAAAAATGGTGTTTTTTTAAAAGTCTCTCTAATGAACATGTTAGTATTTATCGAAATCAAACAGTTTAGGTTTTGCCTCTGGCTCTTCTAAACTGTGTCCACCCTCCATTACACTCCATTCATACGCTGTGTAACGCCGTTCTTTTAGTTTACCATCTACACGTAAAAATGGCGGCACACCGTCTATTGTGACTTTGTTGCCTAATTTAATTGCTTCCACTGGTATTTGATCAATATCAACATCTGCGGTAGTGTTAACATTTTTTACGATTCTAGCATCTTCATTTAGATCTTCTATATTCATTCCAGTATTTGTTTCTTTCGTTTGTGCTTGTTCTATTTGCTTCGTGTTCTTTGTACTTGGCTATGTAGTGCGCCCATTCTATATCATCAATGCTCATGTCTTCGTGTTCTCTCCACGTTCTGCTATAACCGTCTGGGTATTCTACTGCCCAGTCTATTTTTTCTTTTTGCCCGACTTCATGTTTGCGCACCAATGATACATCCTCGCTTTTTCACCACTACTATTTTTAGCCCTTTTGCGTAATGCTGTAACACTACCATTACAACTAGCACCTGAACGCTTTACACGCCCTGGTCTGCTTTTGCCTTTTACTTTACCATCAGCAAAGTTTTCATTCATTCCAAGTTGATCAACCATTATTTCTAACGCTGAATCTACATCATTTAAACCATTTTCTTCTTTTGTTTTCTCATACCAACTTCTTACAAAGTTTGATGCTGCGTGTCCATAAGTATCTGGCGCCATCATCATTTGATAAAGAACTTGATCGGGTGCTTCTCGTTGAGACCTAACAAATTTTCTAAGACTATCTAGCTCTGTGCTTTCATTATATGCAACGTTTTCAGTTACGTTGTTATCTTTGCCAACTAGTTTCACACCACGTTTTTTTGCTAGTTCTATTATTTCTGGTGTTGCTTTAGACTTTAGGATTTTTACTGCTACTACATAGTTCCAAGGTATCGTTTCTTCTACCCTGTACTCACTTTCAAAATCACCGTCGTCGCCTTTAGCCCAATCACCTGCTCCTGGAGTACTTTCCCAATCTTCTACATGCTTTTCAAATGTTTCCATTTTGCTTACACGAGCAGTATCGATGACTATTTGTACTTCTGGATTGCCCGACACTACATATTTTGGATCTGCTGTCATACTAAAATATTCATCTGGTTCACCTAAGTGACCATCTCTTAACATTCCTGTTAACCCGCTTGCATATGTTACATGGAATAGATACTTGCCCAACGGCACGTCTGATTCATTATATGCTTTGTCAGTAGCAGCCTTAGCACTAGCACCTTGTGGGTGCTTTGGATTAATGCCTACAGGCTCACCATTCATTAGCTGCGAAATATCAGCACTTTTGCCAATTTTATCTAGTAGCATGTGTAATTTGTCATTAGGATCATAGTTGCCTGATTCATAGCCTAGCTTGCCACGAACTTCTGTACGTCTGCCTGTTTCAGTATCAACAATATGTAATACCATCATATCAGTGTCACGCTCTAGTTGTAATTTGTAACCTTCGTCAACCTTTTTTTTACTTTTCCAAGCATCTTTGTCACCCTTTGCTGCTGCTTTTCTTCGAGCAGCAATTCTATCTTGTACACTTGGTTCAAACTTCTCAGGTTTCTTTTTTATACTTGTGCGTTTAGGTGTACGAGTAGCAAAGCCTAGTATTTCTGTGATGCCCATTCCTTTTCTTACATCAGTAAACATTTGTTGAGCAATTTTTGGATTAGCAACACCTTGTTTAAAACTATCAAAGTCACCTGCTGCTGCGGCCGCTCGCATTTTACTAGCACTCATGCCTTCAGCACCTTCAGCATCAGGATCACGCTCGCCAGCACTTACAACATCTATTTTGTTAAAATTGTATTCTTTGCCGTTGTACTTGTTAATCAAGGTAGTAAAGTCTTGTATTCTATCACTGCCAGCAACATAGATAATATTATCATAACCTATGCTTTCTATTTTTTGTAACGCTTGTATAATTGTTTTTACATCGCTACTACCTACAGTTACATTTGGAAAACTGGCTTTAGCATATTTTAGTTTATCAGGAAAGTTTAATGGATCTGTTTTTGGCTTTTGACTTTGACTTACAAAGATAAAAGGATCGCCAGGTAAACTTGCTACTTTGTCTGCTAATTTTTTATGTCCTATTGTAGGTGGATTCATGCGTCCAAATGCTAGAACTGCTGTTTTTGGTGCTTCTGTTATATCTTTGAATTTCATGACGGCGTCCACCTTGTTCTTGGCACTAATTTTGTTTTGCTTCCTAGCGCCACATAACCTTCACCGCCTTTTTCTCCTTTAGTGCTTTGTTTAACATCTGAAGGAGCGTCATCTAGTTGTTGAATAATATGATCCTTGGCTTTCATAATTTGTTTAACTAAGCTAAACACAGCAGGTAACGCATTAGGATTAGCCTTTGCCATATCATTTATTTTTGCTTGTTTATTAGCACTTACTTTACTGCCAGCTAACCAATCAAAGAATCCTTTTTCTAAGCCTTTTAGATTACCTGCTCTGCTAGTTTGGTTTACATAAGTGTAAATTATATTTTTCATATCACTTAACCCTGCTACTGGTGCTAGAAAGTTATCTATGCTTTGACCATATTGGCTGGCAAATTTTTCTATATTGTCTACTTCAGAAGTATCAATAGTAGGCTGGTGTGTAACATATGTTTGTCCTAAGACAACAGCATCGTTACTGTTTAATTCCTGTACATCCTTAATTGGCTTGCCTGAAGGATCGCCAAATGCTGGATACTTTGTATGTACAACTACACCTACTTTACTATTTTCAATTCTTTTACCCAATTGACTGTTTGGATCTACAGTATAGGTTACTAAATTAGGTGTAAAATTTATTCCTTCTGCTGTTGACTCTACAGGATTACCAGGATGATATAACAAGTCTCCATAAACATATCCTCTAAAATCAACTGGAGTAGATGCTTCCATTATACTGAATATAGCAGCCATATCTCTACCAAATGTTTCACGCCAGTCTTCGCCTTTACCTGTGTTTGTAATGAATTGGTAAAGTTCTTGTGGAGATTTAGCAGTTTGTCCTTTACTCCAACCGTTCTTACCTACTAAAACAAATTCGCCATTAGGTTCACGACCATAATACATAGTAGGATAACCATCCCATTTTATAGCTACGTCTCCGCTATCGCTGCCAAGTTTACGTAAAATATCGATTGCTTTAGTAGCACCCGCACTACCATCAATAAAAACAAGATCTTCTAAATGATTATATTCTCTGCCTACTTTGGCTTCAGTGAGTATCTTGAATTCGCTGTAACGCATTAGTATTCTCCGTTACGAAAATTCTCTACCTCACCTCTTAATAATCTTGATACACATTCCATTTTTTCAGCATCAGTGAGCATGTCTGCCGGACGCTTTGGAATTTTGAATTCAGTACAGTAAGACTCAATTGCTTTATCAATCATAGGTAGTAGGTCTTTTTTATTATATTTCCCGCCGTTTTGTACTGCTTTTTGTACAGCACACATTGCCGGATATGTTTGCTTGCGGTAAAACATTGGATCATTTTTCATGAAAACATTTAAGTCTTCAATAATATCAAATGGTAATTGATCACCGACTTTTAAATCTTCGATTGCTTTCTTGTCAAAGATTTCGTTAATCATTACCATTTTCTACAACTCCAATAACGTGCTTTTGTACGTGGACCCGGATTGTCGCAATTGTGTCTAGCACGGAAACTTCTTCTACGTGCTGGATTTGATTTTTTTATTTTCATATTAGGATCACCAAAGTTTACTTTTTTAACATTCTTAGTCTTTGGATCTTTGACATATACTTTAAACTTTTTTACATCGCCACGCATTGGTTTACCAAGTGATACTTTACGACCTTGATATTCTGCTTCGTCGAGCTCGTCGTCCTCATTGAACCACATAGTACCATATGCTTCATGAAACTCGTCACCGTCGTAAGTTTCTTCATCAATTACATCGCCTTCGCCCATAATTTCGATGTCAAAGTCTGTATGGCCCATTTCAAACATATAGTTTGCTAATTTGCCAGCATACTCATCTGCTTCACTTTCGTCTAACTCTCTTGCTAAAGGGATTTCTATATAACTGTTATCGTTCTCTGTATAAATCTGCTGTTCTGCGAAGATACTTTCATCTAGAGAAACTTCTTGTTTTTCCATTACTAAACGTACAAAATAAGCCATTGGTGTTCCTTAGTTTCTATTATATGTTATTTATCTATATCTTCTTTGTAGACTAATTTGTCGATTCGGCTAATATTATCACCACAAATTAATTGTATCATAAACAATACTTTTTCATCTCTAATAAAAATATATTGTCCTTTTATCCATCTTGCCTCTACTAAACAATTGTCAAGTAGAACCGGTCCTACTCTTGCTTTATCAGTATTTGCTATTAACCATTTTCCTAATTCTTTTTTAGCTTGCTTACGTCCAAACGTAACTTTGATAGGAAAATTTGTAGGTTTATCAATTACTATAACATTAGTGTTGTTTTGTAAAAAATTAATTGCTGTAGGATCAGGTTCGTAATATTCTGTACATGTATTAAGTGTGGTAAATTTTTGAATAAATGATTTATTATTACTATAAATGTTAAGTGTGTTATATTCACAGCGCACAAGATAGTCGCTAGAATTTTTTAAAAATCTATATATTTTTTGACAACACAAAAAATCTTCTACAGAAACTACGTCTATACTTCTCCACGATTTTTTTACAAGTGTCTTTCCAGCTTTGTAAAGTTGATCATATCGAAATAATTCTGAACTAGCATATGCTAAATTGCCTTTTCGTTGTAATTCTGTTCTAAATATATGAGCCAATGGAGAACGTATGGTAACTTTATATAGATATTTTCCATAATGTAGTTTAGTAGTTTCAAACTTCTTCACAGACTTTAGCATTTATTTCCAACTCAATTTTTTCTTTAAACAAAATATTAATTGTGCCACCATTTTTTAGATCTCCAAATAATAAAGCTCTACTCAAAGGACGCTTAATTTGTTCGTCAATAACTCGTTGTAAAGGTCTAGCGCCCATTTTAGGATTAAATCCTTTGTCAACTAGATAATCCAATGCTTCGTCTGTAATAGTTATTACAACATCTTTTTGTTTGACTTGATCTTTTAATTCTTTTAAGAATTTGCCAACAATCTTAAGCATAACTTCTTTACCTAGTTTAGCAAATGTAATTACAGCATCAAGTCTGTTTCTAAATTCTGGTTTAAAGAATTCTTTGACACTTTCATCTTCATATTCTTTTTCAAGTTTTTGACCAAAGCCAATATTGTGTTTTTCAGCTTCTTGTGCGCCCAAGTTAGTTGTCAATATAAGCACTGAGTTTCTAGCATCTGCTTCTTTACCATTGCTGCCTGTAACCATACCGTTGTCCATAAGTTGTAGTAAGACAGCAGAAACATCAGGGTGTGCTTTTTCAATTTCGTCAAGCAACAACACACAGTTAGGATTTTCTTGTAATTTAACAATTAACTGACCAGCGTCATCTTCAAATCCTACATAACCTGGAGGTGCTCCAATAAATTTAGCAACACTGTGTTTCTCTTGGTATTCACTCATATCAAACCGCACAAGTTCTACACCTAAATGATGTGCCAATTGCTTTGCTGTTTCTGTTTTACCTGTACCTGTTGGACCCATAAACACAAACGAGCCAATTGGTTTATTGTCAGGTTTAAGTCCAGCTTGGGCAACTAGGATTTTGTCAACGAGTGCTGTAATTGCTTTGTCTTGACCAAATATACTGCCTTGAAGATTCTTTTCAAGATTTGCCAGATTTTCTGTTTCTCTTTCCGCAACTTGTTCTTCAGGTATTTTTACCATTTTAGCAAGTTCAAATTGAATATTTTCTTCTTTTATAATTAAATCATCAGTTTGATCTTTAACTTTAAATCTACTACAAGCAACATCTATTAAATCAATAGCTTTATCAGGTAATTTCTTATCTGGTTGATATTTTACACTCAACTTAACACTTGCTTGTATTGCTTCATCTGTAATTTCAACATTATGAAACTCTTCGTAATATTTTTTAATACCGTGTAAAATTTCAATGGTAGTTTCTTCACTTGGTTCGTCAATGCTTACACGCTGGAATCTTCTCATTAAGGCACGATCTTTTTCAAAATACTTTCTGTACTCCTCCCAAGTTGTGCTTGCTACTACTTTTAGGTTGCCTTTACCTAATGCTGGTTTAAGTAAATTAGCCAAGTCGTTACTGCTACCTTGGCCTCCTGCGCCAGCACCTGAAATCATGTGTGCTTCGTCAATGAACATAATAGTTTTACCTTTTTTCTGTAAACCAGCTAAAACTAATTTAAATCTTTCTTCAAAGTCACCTCTGTATTTTGATCCTGCTAACATTGATCCAATATCTAAAGCATATACATTGTATTCTTTAAGGAACTCAGGTGTTTGTCCATTTTCAATTTTCCAAGCAAGACCTTCGGCTATAGCAGTTTTACCAACACCTGGATCACCTACCATAAGCACATTACTTTTACTACGACGACCTAGTGCTAGTGCGACAGCATCTAATTCTTCAAATCTTCCAATAACTGGATCAATTTTTCCGTTGCGTACTTGAAAATTTAGATCTTCAGTGAATTGACGCAAGGCTTGATTTGCTGCTCCAGCATTTTCTTGTATTTGTTCTTCTTCTTCCTTTTCACCAATTTCGATACTCAGATAGTTTTGGTATTCTTGTTTGTTGATACCAACTTGTGTTGTTAAGAAATATGCATAACTTTTCTTTTCACCTAGTATACTTAAAAATACATCAGGTATGTCAATAGTATTTCTTCCTTGGAATAGAACTTGCGCAAAAGCTCTATTAAGCACACGTTCAACTGTCTGTGTTTTCTTAGGCTTCCATTTTTTTGATACTGTCTCCATATCAATTTTGATATTTTCTAATTTACTTTTTAGATAATTTTCTAAATTATGTTTTAGTAGTTCTGTGTCAATGCCAAATTCAGTTAAATGATCAAAAAACTTTTCTTCGCACAACATACCAAAGAGAAGATGTTCTAAGGTAACATACTCATGAGAAAGTTTTTTAGCATCTCCTACTGCTTTGTCAAATACTAATTGTAATTCGCTACTTGGTTCTACCATTTTTTAATGCTTTCTTAATATCTTTAAGTCTTTTTTCTTCAGCTCGTTTGACCTTAAGACGACTCACTCTATCTATATATTGAATGCCATGTAGATGATCATATTCATGTAAAAAGATTCTAGCATCAATATCATCCAACTTCATCTCTACAGTTATAACATCTTTATAGTCATTTGTCAAGGTAAGAAATGACACAATAGTACTAATTGGTCGTTTTACTCGCAATATCAAACCAGGGTGACTAAGACATCCTTCGGGTCCTAATTCTGTTTCTTTGCTAATACCTTGTATTTGCGGATTAATAACAACCATAGGATCACCATACTTCTTATTTAATATAGTTTTCATCACAAATATCTGCCCATTAAACCCTACTTGGTTAGCACTGATGCCAACACCTCCATATTTTTTCATTACATCAATCATATCCAACGCAATTGGCGCAGGATGTATTTGTTCTAAATCATATACTTTAACTGGATTCTCCAGCATTGTATTAGGTGCGAGTACTAAGTTCATCATTTAAGATTTTTATCCTTCTTTCCATTTCAGGGTCGTCAATTTTTGGTAGAACACCATGTATGTTTACATACATATGTCCTGTACGTCCAGTTCTAGGATCGGGTAAACCGTATCCAGCTACACTTAAAACTTGTGACGGTTGTGTGCCTTTTGGTATATTAACTCGTAAAGGGCCGCCTCCAATTTTTTCAACAATAACATCTGTGCCTAACATTAAATCAAACACACTTATTTTTATATTAGTATAAAGATTTTTACCATCTCTTTTGAATCTGGTATGTGGTCTAATTTTAACTAGTACTATTAAGTCTCCTCGCGGGCGTCTTGGATCTGTAGCATCTCCTAACCCTCTAAACCTTAATGCTTGTCCATGTTCAATACCTGGTTGTATTTTTATACTAGCACTACTTTCCATTCCATTTGATAGTTTATAAGTTGCTAAAACATCTCTACCAACAGCAACATCTTCTAAGTCAATGGTAATAGAAATTTTTATATCTCTGTTTACTTGTGGCCGTTGTTGACGTTGTCCAAAAAACGCATTCATAATGTCATCTAAATTAGAAGAATTAACATTCATCCTAACTTGAGGATTGTCATATTCTTGTCTTTTATTTGGATCTTTAAGTGTTTCGTATGCTTCGTTGATTTGAGCAAACCTGCTACTGTCACCGCCGTGGTCAGGATGATGGGCCATCGCCTGTTTGCGATAAGCCTTTTTAATTTCATCTTGATTAGCTTGTTTGTTTATACCAAGTATACTGTAATAGTCCATACTATTACTTATTTGCTAAGTGTCTACTTCTTGCTAGTTCCGGCGTAAAGTCCAAACCATGCTGCTCCAGCACCTACAACAACACTAATAAGCCCTGATTGTTCTAGTGTAGGATTTGGTAACTCCATGTACCACATTACACATTGATATAACAAATAGATATAAGTTGTAATAAAGATACGTGGAAAAATTCTCCAAGCATCTACAGCCCGTGCCAAATGAATCATTTTAGCAAAAGGATTAGGTCCTAGATCTTTTACACTTGTATCTACTTCTAAGTCTAGTTTTACTTTTTTAGTAGCACCACTGCTACTTGCCGGAACCACAACTTCAGCATCTGCCTTTGGTTCTGCTGCTGGCGCTGCGTCTAAGTCTTCAAGTTTTTTTCTTGGCATTTTTACCCTCCAATTTTTGTAATCTGCCCTCTAAGTCATCTATCTTTGCTGTGATTTTTGGATACTTTTTTCGCCATGCGTCTTCAGGCTGTTCTAGCCATGTAAGTCCCCAACGTTCTACAAGATAGTCAATAGCACGATCTACTTGGGCATAGCCCCATAGACCGATACGTGTTGTACTAATGTATGCTACAAATATAGCACCAAGCACACTGCCACCGATTGCTGTGTAAATCCACAGTCTATCCGTCGCCATCCTTTCGATCATTTCCCACATTGTTGCCCCTCTTTATATGTGTGTATTTAGCTCTACGTATACCTATTGCTCTGTTAGGTATATATAAATCATACCGCACTTCATTTCGTTGATTACCGCCTAATATTACCCAACGTTTGTTTTTTTCTTCTATAAAAAATCCAACATGACCTTTCCATCCTTCGTCTCCTCTAGGAAAGATTACAATATCGCCACGTTGAATATCTTCAGGTTGAACTGGCTCGCCCCAATTGAGAAAACTACGAGCCATAAGTGGAACATCGCTTACACTTTCACTACCTGGTATGCCATCTATTTCTAATATAGCATTTACAAATGCCGCACACCATTCTGTACGTACAGGATCTACACCAACTAATTCACGTATTTCACTACGATCTTGCCGTTCTTCTAGTCCTATATAAGTTTGTGCTGAAACAATTGGATCGGGTTTGGGTACATTGTTACAACCAGCAACGACAAGTATACTACTCGTCCACAATAACTGCTTTATCAAGTGCTTCTTCTGCCTCTTTGTAGTAGCCTTCATATGCTGCTATGATTGCTTGCTGCTGTTGTACTAAAGCTCGTATGTCTGAAAAGTTTAAACCTAAATTGCCGTAGCCTTCACCTGTTAACGCATACAAAGCAAATGCCTTGCCTTCGGTTTGTAGTTTGTCTATTACGGAATCTACATTGCCTTCGTTAAGCACAATCCATTCTACATTACGCATGTTAAGTTCGTCAACAGGAGGTAAGGTAAGGGTAGGTTTTTCTACTGGACTAGTAGATATATCAATCTGCTGTGGTTTGGTTGAGCAGGCCGCGAGACTTATAAGTATCGTAAAGCCAAGGACACTCTTTGTTAAAAGCGATGCCATTTTCAGCGTTCCTTTCTTTGTCATTCAGTTCTGCCCCCGATAGAAGTTCAAAACATCTACCAGCATTTTCAGTGCCTCTGTTTACAGCACGTTCTATACCTTCAGCATTTGCTATTGCTGCTGCCGTTAAATCTATTTCCTGTAGCTTATCAGCAAGTCTTTGGTTCTGCCTGCGTATAGCAATGTATGCTTCGTTTAAACTAGCAAGTTCACTAGAAGCTTTCTCATAGTCATTTTCTAGTGAACTAATAGTTTGTTCATTAAGTTCTACTGCTGTGTTTAGTTTAGCATTATTAGATGTAAGAATAGCCAAGCGTTCTTGTGTATCGTTATAATACCAGTAGCCAATACCACCGACACCTAACAATAACATAAACATAACTATTGCTAATTTAGCGCCCATACCACCTACCCGAAGAGCTTTCCCAATGTTTTAGGTCCTAATACACCATCTGCTACTAAACCTTTACTAGACTGCCAACTTTTGATTGCTCTTTCTGTTCCTGGTCCAAAGATACCGTCTGCTGGTGCTATGCCAAGTTTTTCTTGAACCTCTGCTACCAGCGGTCCTCTTGAACCTTTTCTTAATACTTGGTTTAAGTCGTATTCAACTTCTGGTTCTTCATAATCACCACCTAGCACATCAAGTGCATGTGCCCAATGCTTTTTACGATCTTCTAAACCAATAGTACCACCGTTGATGCGTTTGGTCATTTTTAAAATGTCCATGTTGTCACAGTGTTTGTTGATGTTGTTTTCGTCCCAGAACCAGCAAGCACTGTCCAACGCACCTTTTTTGGTACGCACATAATCAACTGCTTCGTCAACTGTCATATCTACATCTTCGGCGAACTCTGTATAGTTGTATCGTCCAGTAAGCTGAATAAGGCCGCCTCCGCGGAACTTCCAGCCATCACCGCTTTCTGTGTCTCCGTTGTCCATACGGTTCGCATAAATGACATTAGCAATTTTTTCAGGTTGTCTGTGATATAGATTAGCATCTCTTCCGGCTCTCTTGAAGTACTTAGGAAAAATAGTATTAAGTGCTTTAGCACTATAATTTAAATTTTCAGTGATTACACGGAATCCTCCTGATTCGTGTCCACACTGAGCAATAAATCCTGCTACTCTTGGAATAGTATTAATTTCCCATAGTGGTAAGATTTCAAGCATAGCGTCATACCAATCTTTCCAATCGCTGCGGTGAATGAGTTCTTCTGCCATCCACGGTTCAAAATCAAAATCAAAATGTTCTTTACCCATAATTATGTTTCCTTGTTGTTAGGTGCGCAGTGGTCGCATCTGCAAGTGTTACATGTTTTTGTTATAGTTGGCGACTCATGTGTTCCAGGTGTGCGTTCCAACGCCATATATTGTGAGGTTCCACAATGTGATGTTCTTCCGCAGTTTTGACAGTAAGTATATGGTATCATATTCTTTCTACTACTAGCATATGCCCTTCATTTTCAAATGTTAAAGTCTTTTTTCCAAATTTACTAATATTATAATCACCACAATATTTTGTTAGGAACATTATTTCTGCGTAGTCGTTCATGTTTATTTTATCTTCGATATTTTCTAAGACTTCATGTGTTGGTCCAAATCCTTTGACAACAAAGCCAATAGGATCAGCATATGCTTTTTTTATTATAAGCTCATCGTCTTCCATCATAATATCATCTACATAGCTTTTTGTAAAAAAGTTTTTAAAATTATTCATGTTGTTTTCATTTACTGTTTTTTCGTACGATTCGTCATCTAAAGGAATTGTTTCTGCTAAACTTTCATACGAAGCAGGATGTGGTTCAAATGCTTTATAATATCTATAGCCTAACTTTTTACCTGTTAGCTTTTGTACGCCATCTACTATTTCCATAATTTGTTCAGGAATTTTTTGATCACGTTCCATTTCTACATATACTCTGTAGTATCCATCACTTTGTTCACCGCTTGTAGCGTCAGCATCTAAAACAAAATTATAGCCACTTTCGATAAATTGAACAAGGTCATCAGCAGCAGGTTTTTCAAGCACTGTAAAACTTAATACAACAATATCTTTATCACTGCCCATTTTGCTCTGGTAACTATCTACTTCAAAAACATTTTTTACTAGATCTTTTAAATCATTAGGTCGTAATCCCATTATACTTCTCCGCCTACTTCTGTATCTTCTAACTCAGGTGTGTCTTGAGGTGTTTGTTGTGGAGCAGCGTCTACTTGCCCAGTTTCATCTTGTACATCTAAATCTTCAAAACTTGCGCCGTAAAGGTCAGCAAGTAATTTCTTTGGCATTGTAACTTCTACAATCCAAATAGGATGTCTGTCCATTTTGCCTTTTTTGGTACCAGGACGAATATCGTCTGGAGTCATGATTTTTCTTGGACGTAACATGCTACCTTTTTGGTATCCTATTTTACAATCGTAATCAAGCAAACGCTTTCCACCCATTGGATCTGGCATATTTTCTCTTGGCCAAAAGAATTTAGCTGTTACCCAATGCCGATCAATTTTTGGGCCTTCTGCTAATTCACCATCTTCCCAATTTTTATAAACATAGATATCGAGTTCGTCAAGAACTCTTTCAAAATCTTTTAGAACATTAAAAGCACTATTGCTTTCATATATGCTTTCTATGTTTTTGATTACATCTAATTCATCTAGTATACTCATGGTACGTCCTTAAACTTACATACTTATTTATCGTATTGGCTAACCAATATACGCAGATTTAAATATACCTCTTTGACTAAATACCATTGCAGGGGAACCTGCTAATACCCCTGTGTACAATAGGAGGACCTTAATGGGTAAAGCTAGAGCCAAAAGGCAAGCACACATCACAAGCAATCACAACAATGTTGTAAAATTATCAAACTTCCTACCACAAAAATCACGACAAGTAAAAATACTACCACGCAATCGTAGTCAAGAAAAATATATACTAGAACTAATGAACCGGGATAAAGACATAGTCTTCGGGATAGGTCCAGCTGGAACTGGTAAAACTATGATAGCGTGTCAAGTTGCTGTTAAAGCATTTTTAGATGGTGAAGTAGAACGCATAGTTGTAACTAGACCAGCCGTTAGTGCTGATGAAGACTTAGGTTTTCTACCTGGCACACTAGAAGAAAAAATGGCACCATGGACACGACCAATATTTGATGTGTTTCGTGAATATTTTTACGCAAACGAAATTGAAAGTATGATAAAAGAGGGCGTGATAGAAATATCACCTTTAGCATACATGCGTGGTCGAACGTTTAAGAATAGTTTTATTATTGCTGATGAAATGCAAAACGCAACACCTAATCAAATGAAGATGTTGCTTACACGTATTGGTGAAAATAGTAAAATGGCAGTAACAGGAGATTTAGCACAGGCTGATAGATTAAAAGATAATGGATTAATCGATTTTTCTAACCAGTTGAAACAATCAAAAGCAACACGTATTAGTGCAATAAACTTCCATCACAAGGACATTGAAAGACATGAAGCGGTGACACAAGTTTTAGAAGTATACGGAGACGCTTAACTTTATATAGTACGGGGGGCATTGTTCCCCCTTACACTCTTAAATACAGGGACATGGTCGTTGGATTCTTCCTTGCGCATTAGATATAACAAGTATTCATTTTCGCTGTAAATAATCTCCCAACAATTACCCTTTACTGGTGGCCTACCCATTACATCATAGTAAATTTTACCTCTCCAGAACTTCTTTAACCAAATACGCTTTTTACTCCAACTACTACGCACAGGCCACCATGCGTAGTCTTCATTCCATTCTAAAGCAGGTTCAAATGTTTGCGGCATTGAGTTCCTTTGCGAGAGGAAATATCTCTGCGATGACCTTAGCACACTCCCAAGCGATTTCCATGTGTTCTTTTTGTGTTCCATTAGCACCTCTTAGCTCAATATAATGTATCCAACTACGCAAAGTTCCATTCATATATAAACGTGTTTTCGTATTGCCTTCTGGTAGAACAGCACGAGCTTGTTCTTTAGCAATACCATTGTCAATAGCCCAGTTGTATGCTGCTTTTGCCGCATTGATCACAGTTTGCTGATAACCTTCCCATTGCTGTTGTAGTTCAATGTCTGTAGTATCAATACTATTCTGACGATTTTTAGGATCTTGTAATCTTGCTTCACGAGTTACAAACTGATCTCCCATTTCTTCTGGATTAGCATAACGCTGACTAAACTCTTGAAAAGCAAAACTACGATGTCGAACAATCTGATGCGCAATATCACGTGTAGTATCAATCTCCATACACACGTTGACCATTTCTAGCGGGCTCCAGTGTGCGTGTTTTATTAAATACTTTACAAGTTTCTCACTTGTTTCGCTGTTCATTTGATTAGCTGGATTGCTTACTCTAGCACAAAACGCTACAAGGTCTAGAAGATTATTATCTTGAATACCTTCATTTACAAATTCTGCGGTTGGTTTTGTGTAACTTACTAATCTAATCATTTATTTTCCTTTATATAGTAATGGTGCGTCTAACAAGTAAGAGCCATCGTTCTTACGTTTAACTATTCGTTTATCGTTGATATACATACCTTTTTTATTGTACTTGATTACAATGCCTTGTTGTTGGCATTTAGTCCAATAAGATACAACATCGTGCGATTTATATATACCTTTAAGGTATACATCGTTTTCGGGTTGTGCGAAACCTGTTCTTACATAATATCCTAAATCAACAAGATTGTCAAATGAAATTAGATTTTCTTTAGGTAGATAATCCCCTAGCCCAAATGTAGCAATACGTATTTTGTGATTTGGCATGTAAGGCAACATATCAACACGTAATTTTCCAGGCTCTATCATTATTTGCGGATCAGTTGCTGGTCTTTTCAAATAATTTATAGTAATTGGATCTTCTAAATATTGTTCTTGTAATAAGAAATAGACAGAAAGTATAGTTTTGTATCCATTGGCATTTGGTACATTTTTGATTTTCCATTCTGTAGTATCAAGAAGTTCTTCTGGTCCATTGCCTGGCCATAATTCTTCAAAAAGTAAACGTAATCTTAAACTAATAGGGTTCCAATGTGCAGGATAAGCAGACAACCAATCATAGCTATCTATTTCATAAAGTCTGCGATCTTCTGGTAGTCTATCAATATCTGTTGTAAGAGCTAAATCAAATTTATCTAAAAGGCCATTCATTGTGATTGCCTTTTATATTTTCTATTCTGCTTTCTAAAAAAGAAATTGTGGTGTAAATAAATCCTGTGTCTTGTTCTTGTACTAATGATTTATAATATTTAATTTCTTCTTCTAGAACATCAATTCGTACAAGATCATTTATCAATTTAGTCTCCACGTCCGGGTTCCTCTGAAAAGTATTTCATTTTGCCTTCGACTCCTTGCCAATCTTCGGCATCAGGTGGCACATCTTCTTGTCGCATAACTGTAATGTTTGGCCAAATACTAGCATACTTATCATTGAACTCTACCCATTGTTCTGCTCCGTCTACAGTATCAGGTAAAATAGCATCAGCAGGACATTCGGGTTCACATACTCCGCAATCAATACATTCGTCTGGTTTGATTACTAACATGTTTTCGCCTTCATAAAAACAATCCACTGGACAAACTTCGACGCAATCCATATGTTTACATTTTATACATGCGTCATTTACGATATAAGTCATCAAATTTCCCTTCAAGCGTTGCTATATTTTTTTGATTGTGTATTAAGACATCATACATCTCATCAAGAGTTTTATTATAGTTTAGGTTAGCAATATTGTCTATAACAATTTTTAATTTTGCTAATCTTTTATTGTTGTCAAGTTCGGTATCATAACTTTCGTCCCACCACTTAGAAAAAGTTTTGAAACCAAGATCCTGTATAAGTTTTAAAGTATAAGGAGGAGCAGCTAATACAAATGGTCTTCCATATAAAATAGGATCCAAAGTTTTTTCACTAAAATTAGCAAAGTTACTTTCAAAGAAAGTTTCAGTAATGATTGTACAAAAACTTTCTCTGTATAGGTTTTCCATATGATGATGTAAAAGATCACCATTGTCGTATGCTAGTGCTAATGGAAGGTTATTAATAAGATTTTTATTATCCTTAATATCAAGTTCTTTATTTGTAAAATTATTATCATTAAAATAATAACTAACTTTGCTTGTACTAGGATATTTAGAATACAAATAACTTGCTAAAACTCGTCTATGTATTTTGTCTTTATAATTAGGACAAAAGAAACTGTTTTCTATATTTGTAGTGTAAGAAGTTTGTTCTTTAGATAATCTACTGGTTTCATACCATAAGTAAGGATCAAGATAATAAGTATCTTTACAAAAATTTTCCATACCTTTGTTTGGTACGTAAAATTTTACATTAAAATTTAAAGTTGAAATAAATTCGTACTCGTCACAAAAATCAAATTCAAATTCGCCTGCGTAATCTCTAAATTCATCTTCAGGATCTTTTTGTAACATATAGATAGGTTCAAAAGCAAACCAATCAACTTTTTGTCCAGAAAAAAGGTTTTGTAATATTTTTCTTACTTTGGCAGTGTTTTCAATTAAACCAAATTGAACAACTAGATTTGTTCCACACTTGTCTTTTAAAAAGTTTACACCGTCTGATCTATAGTCATCAAACTCTTCTACTATTTCTCCATTAGGGTCAAGCACCGTAGTTTGATACCCAAATATTATGTAAAGCACTAAAGTTGTCCTAGTCTTATCAACGTTGCGGCTAAGTTAATTTCTGGATCTACAACCAATGTATGATCAACTAAGCCTTGTTTAATAATTAGCACTGCTTTGTCTTGTTGTTCGTCTGTTCCGAACAATTCAATGTTGTCATAAAGCCAACGGTAAATCTCTTCCATTTCTTCTGCTCGTACAGTGCCACACAATAACTTTCTAGCATCGTGAATCTTGCCTGCTTTAAACAGTTCTACCATATCCAGTTTCCAGTCACTTTCACCTGTGTCACCTTCTTGTGGGCTAACAAGTTTACCGTCAACTGAATTCATCTGTACCATATTGATACATTTTCTCAAGTCTGGATACGTTGCTTTAACATATGTATCGAGTGTCTCCAAATCAGGAGTGATACCTTCATTGATGAGAATCTGAGCGACCCTAGCAGTAAATTCAGTTTGATCGATTTTGGCAATATGGAAACCTTGGCACCTGCTATGAATAGCCGGAATAATCCTGTTAGGATAATTACAAGTAAGAATAAAACGTGCTGTGCTATGATACTCTTCCATAACACCACGTAACGCTGCTTGAGCGTTTGGAGATAAGTAATCTGCCTCATCTAATAATACTACCTTAAAAGCACCAAACGGGATCATCTGGACAAAATTAACAATTTTGTCACGCACATCATCTACACTATTTGTGCGACTTGCGTTTATTTCTAATATGTCTAAGTCATTAACATCAAGCTCATTAAAAAGCAACCTAGCAAGAGTAGTTTTGCCAATTCCAGCGTTACCACTGAAGAGCAAATGTGGAATAGTTTTATCTTTAATCCACGTAGTAATCTGTTTTCTTTGTGCGTCATCTCTAAATACATAACCGTCCACTGTTTTTGGACGATATTTTTCTACCCATAGTTCTTTCATTCTACAAGTGTGCTCCACTTTTTAAGTTTTTCTAATTTTACGTCTGCTCGATCTTGTAATTCGATCCAGTCTGTGATATTGTGTTCAACCATTAGTTCCATCATACAAAATACATCACCTAGTTCTTCTACTAGTTTAACACGTTGTTCTTCTTCGATCAAGTCTAAAGTTTCATACTTGCGCATTATTTTACTACAGCGTTGTGTAAGTTCACCGCACTCTTCCATTGTGATACACATCAACTGTTGTAGTGTATTAATAGGGCTATTCATATTCTCCTCTCAAGTTTAAAACTAACGTTCGTCTTTCGCTTTTGCCATCACTTTTATAACTGTGCCATGTTTGATTACTACGTGAAAAAATCATACAACGATTTTGTTTCCATTCGCAAGTTGCCACAGGATCGCCATCTTCTGCGTCATACAAAATAGTACCAATGTTTTCTTCTGGCTGTAAATAGATTACACAACTTAATAGTTTATCTTCAGAATCAGGATGAACAGGAAATACAAAAGTTTTGCCTGTGACAACAACATTCAATTCCATATATTTTACACTATCAACCTTATCCGGAGCGTGTTGTTCTAAGATATCAATACATTTTTTAAAATATCTTTTTTCAAATCGTTTTAAGAAATCGTATGGAAAACTAGAATTTAGTTGTCCGTCTCTCCAAATCTGATTTTTGCTCAACTCCATCCCACCGTCTACGGGCGTAATCATATCAACAGTTGATAAGAAATCAAAGTCTTCTTGTTCTAAAAAATCATCAATGACTTCATGTTTCCAAGGTTTGTCTATAATCATATAATTCCTAATTCCTTATATGCTATTTGTACACCTTTGGCTTGAAAGTAGCTATCGGCTAAAGCATTATGTAAATCACTTTGCATTGCTTTACGAGGGTCTATTTTACAACACGCAAACAATGTACGTGAATCTCGGACTTGCCAAAACTGCCACGGAATAGGTTTTCCTAGGTGCCGTAGCATATCTTCAATAATAGTGATATCAAAGCCATAGCCGTGTCCCCAAAGAACATCTACACCTACCATCCATTTAGGTAAATGGTCTAAAAATACTGTTGGATGTGTTCTATCATCTTCACTGAATGCTTCTTGTTGAACTTTAGGATCTTGTTGTCCCCACCAAGCAATAGTGCTATCATTTATTTTGCGACTATTTTGTGCCTCCAAATCAAGTTTAAAGTAAAACTCACTATGCGGTTCCGCATCTGAATTAGGATCAAACTTTACACCTCCTACAGTTAAAACAGTTGCTTGTGGAGTTACATCAAGTGTTTCCAAGTCAATCATAGCATGTACAGCCATTAAAATAATTCCTCTATATGTTTAATGTGTTTACACTTTTTAAAAGCAGGACAGTCACAACTAAAGCCCGTGTCTTTCATTTCTATTTGATATTCATTGCCCTTACTACCAAGAGCAGACCATACAGTGCCTACTGCCCAGTGCTTTTTGGTATTGATAGTATCGCTTGGATATACTTTAGGTCCATACTTAGCCATCGGTGCGCCTCTTTGTTATATCTTAATATAACATTAATTGTATTAGTTGTCAACTGATTTCGCACGAAATTTTTCGTAAAGTTTCCAACCTTCCCAGGTAAAAACAAGCATTATACCTGTAATAAATCCGCCGCCGAACAAAGTAGCAAAAGCTAAATTGCCTAGGAGGTTAGAAAAAAACAGTACAACAGGAATGTCGTACCATTCAAAGTTTTTAAATGAATTGTCCAAGTTCTGGAGCCTTCCAGCCTTCTGGCTTCAGTACCTTGCCGTCTTCACGTTTGCGCACTTTGCCTGTGTCTGGATCAATCTTAGCAAAGTTTGTGTTCATTACTTCACGCCAAGCACCTTCTCCGTCCCAGCCTGCGGCACGAATAGCACCCATAGTAACAACTAGAATGTCTACTAGTGCGTCTAACTGTTCTACTTTGTCGTTATCTAGGATAGCTTCTTCTAGTTCATCCGTTTCTTCACGGATCAAATCAAGATACATTTTATAGTTTGCTTCTGATGGCTCTTGATCACACGCTGAGCCAAAGCGTTCAATATCTGTAAATGGATTAGTCATTTAAACCTCTGCTGCCATATGAACGTCTTCAGGTTTTGTATCACTCCACATCAACACATTTTCTTCGTCGATCATTCTTAATTCTACTTCACCTTCGCCTTCGTCGATTTTTACGCTACGTGTCCAGCGTCCATGTTCGATAAGTACCCAGTCATTGATAGCATACGGTTCTTCATTATCTGGGCCTTTAGCATGTACTTGACCCCAACGTGGATAAATGCCACGTGATGTGCCGTTATCGTCAGAAATAATTAAACCAGACTTGGTTTTTTGTTCTCCAAAATACATGTTTTTTACAATCACTCTACTGCCAACAGGAGTTAGAGTTCCGTTAATAGTATTCAAGTTAATAGCCATTATTCACCTTTTCTAATAAAGTTACCGTCTTCGTCTTCGATCCACGCATCATCTTCTTTTACAGTTTTTTGTTCTGTTTTAGGCTTTGGTGCGGGTTTCTTTGGCGCTTCTTTAACCTCAGGCGCCGGTTCATCCTGCGGTTGCGCTACAGGTACAGCATCTTCGTGTTTCATACCTCGTGATGCTTGATAGTAGTCTTTAAGCACGTCTTCCCTTTTTCTAATGATTTCGCCTTGAGGACTTAATTCGTCTCCTCGAGCATTTACTCTAGCGTTACCAACAGCAGGTGTTAGTTCGTTGCGACTAATCAATAGATCAAGGTCAACTTGCTTTCCTCTAGCGGTGCGATATATTTTTCGACCTTGATTTTGTGCCATGTTTATCTCCTATTTTAATTACTTATCACTGGTTTTACGTTACATCTCCAGTAACGACTTTTTCTATCCCAATGATATGCTTTATGGTACCACCAATAATCGTCAGGAGTTTCTTTATCGTGATGATCAATTAGTAATTCATCACTATTTATACCTAACATATCCTGTGATACACTTCTATTTACTTTCTTTACATATGGATAATCTTTGTTTTTATCTCTTGTCATGCTTAAATTTAAATCTACAATGTCTTCGGCATTATCTAAACTATAGCAATCTTGTAAAAATTTTATTAATTCACTTTGTAAAATATCTTTGTTGTCATGTAGTACTAAACTACTTGCTCCTTTATATTCCCAGTAAATATCATTTTCACCTCTTACTTTTCTACCCCAAAACTTTTGATTATGATATGTATCGATATGGTGCTGCTGTGTGATATTATACTCATTATACAATAAAGTGTCAGGATTGTCAACGATCCATTGTAACATATCTTCAAAAAAGTCTGTTTCTTTGATACCTCTAGTTGTCATGTATTTGGCAAGATAGTGCCCCCAACCGTAGTAATACATTAAAATGCTTATCCAACTAAACATAAATCCTTGTAATACTTCATTCCATTTAGCAGTCTTTGTGCTATATACAGCACCTGTGTATTCAACAATATAGTTTTCAAGATCGTCAGTACTCAAATAATAAGTATCTAGTGGAACAGTTTTTGTATCTATTCCGTATTTCTTTTGATAATTAGGGTTACCCATTGTAGCATTGTCAGTGATAACTAGTGGATGTATCATTAAAAAACTATCTTGGCCTAAATCAATTAATGTTTGTATACCATTACGTAAACTATTATAGGTTTCTTCTGGCATTGGCCATATCAGTTCACTATATGTAGGAATATCAGCATCATTGTATTTTACAAGATATTCTTGTACTTTTGTTTCATCAATGTTAAAACGCTCACTTGCTGATAACGTTGGATCATTAAAACTTTGCATAGCAAAAGTAACGCCTTTAAAAATGTTTACCGGCGATCTTTTATTCATCATAGCTATTTCAAAATTACGTTCTACATTGTTCTTTGCCCATGTAGCATCAAACCATTTTGGATAACCATATTTTTGTTTGGTTTGTAACACATAATCAGTAAGTTCAACATCTCTTTGTAGTAACCCCCAGTTACTATCACACACGCTAACATACTCTATTTTGTTTTTGCCCATCCATTCTATTTCAGACTTTACACGTTCAATATCAAAGAGTGTAAGTTTATTCCAATAACTGTCACCTATATCACAAAAAGCACAATGATATGGGCAACCACGCAAACTTTCCCACGTAACTTGCCATAGTGTATCCTTTGGATACTTTGCCATAATAGGTTCATAAAAACCTTCTAGTATAGGACTTGGAATATCACTTATGTCCATTCTACGTTGTGCGGGTTTGGGCATCTTTGTAGGTGTTTGTACATTAGGTATGCTATTCCAATCTTCACCTGCTAATATACTTTTGAATGCTTCCTCGCCTTCGCCATGTACCACAGCGTCAAACATACTATACTTTGTAAAAAATTTTGGATCATGTTTGCTAATTTGTGGGCCGCCAGTAATAATAGTACAATCTGGATAGGCTTGTTTTATTAATGTTGCGAGTTGTTTATTATATTCCCAATTCCATATGTAACTGCTCATAGCAACTAAAAAAGGATTATCCATACCTTGAACATATGTACTAGGATCTATTTTTTCTATTAGTGTATCTTTTAAAGTGTAATCAAAGGTGTCAGCATAACACCATTGATAGGCAATGCTAAGAGGCAGAAATTTATTAGGCCCATAAGCATCGCTTACCTGTATAAGATACACGTTTTTCATCTTAGGAATTCACGCCAGTCTAAATCATACTTGACACTGTCAATTCTGTGTACACCAATTAAGTACAACACGTAACTTGCTACACTTGATCCACGTCCTACACCCCACACAATGTCGTTCTCACGCATAAAATCTACAAGATAAATCATATAACGCAACAAATCAAACATTTCTCTACGTTGGAACTCTGCTAGTTCTTCATTTACTCTGTGGAAACGTTTGTCATCGCCTTCGCATAAACTGTACAAATGTGCAACAACATCTAGTTCTTTGTATTCATCAGGCATAAACCATTCACTTTGACATACACCGTCAAAAGTCTTTTGATCTACATCTAATGGGATATATTTTTGTAGTTTGTCAAAGCCTTGTTCTTCCATAGCGGCATTGAATTTGTCTACATCGTCGTTTGTATCGCACAATACCACATGAACTTTATCCGCATGACCACTATAGATCATATCGATTAAATTACGGTTAGAAAATCGCGGGATACCGAGTTTATCTGTTTTCATAAGCATACGTGTATTTTACGATATATTTATTAAATCGTCAAGAGGACTTTCAGGGTCTTGCTTTACTGTTTTTATATTTGAGCGTCTTCTGTCGTCTAATTCTAGTTTCATACTATCAATTAATAGAATCATTTGTTGTCTTACATAATCAGAATCAGTCATAAAATAAGTATTATTTAATTTTACTAATTTTTTTTCTAACTCTTGATCAGAAAGATCGGTAAAATCTCTTATTGGATGCATTAAGCAAACGTGCCTATATATTTGAAATAAAGTGTGCTACCAAAATCAAATGTAAAAATATCTATTACAACAGTTGACCCGTCACATGGATGAGTAAAGTTGTTACTACTAAAGAAATTAGCAGCACCATCACTTGCAGTTGGACCTGTAGGAATCAAATCGCCATAAACTTTATAACTAGTAGCATTTAACGTACAAGTAGTATCAACAGGAACTGATTTTGTAATGGTTAAAAACAAACGCATTTCAGCATATCTACCGTTACTAGGCCAACCTTGAAAACTAACAGTAGGAGTTCCTGCTGGATTTGTAAGTGTTACACTATGTACCATACCCACGCCAAAATCTGCTGTGTACGTATTTGTTGTATCAGCAAATTGTGATGTTAACTTAGTTGTCGCATCAAACTCAGCATCAATAATTTTATTGCCAACATGATTATTATCAGCATCTGTTCTAGCACGATTAGTTTGTAACGTGCTAATTTCTTGTCCTGCTGTAGTTAAGTTTGTTTTAATAACTGTAAAATTATCACGGAAGCCTTGACTATCATTGTCTATTCCAGCGATTGGATAATTTTCGTCTATATTTGTTACATCTATTGCGCTTGCCATTGTTAATTCCTTCTAACTATTTATCGGTTTCAATTGTTAAATTGATAGTTTCCGAACATTATATAATGTTCTAGAGAATCATCAGTCACTGAATTTACAATATACCGATCTATATCATAATCAATTTGTTTAATATCAAAACCTGTGGTTGTAATATAATTTAAAACATTTCTTCTAATTTGTTCTCCATTGCCAGGTTTAACATATGCCAACGGAATAGCAAAAGTATAACCTAGTTCTTGTAAATCATTGCCTTGTGCTGTCTGCATCCATAAAGGTAAAAATGCTTTACTAGTAGTACCCATAGAGTTAATGTTTTTTCTCATTTTTTCTATATTCGAGATATAGTTTTTTCTATCTTCTTCTTCGCTGACCTGTACGGCATCACTATCAACTTTTATTGTTGTCCAATCAGGACGGAGTCTCCAAGTTTCTTCTAGGCCGTCTGTAGTTACAACACTTGAAATGGCAATGCTTACTGGTCCTGCTCTAGTTGATATACTTATTGTGTTTACAGCTGAAATATTTACAATACCGCCGCCTCTTTTAACTACTCTTAGAGATTGATTGCTAAGGTCTAATTTAAATGTAGTCCCATCTTTTTTAAGAATACTTAAATCAACACCACCAGCGCCTCCACCAAATGTGTCATCAATTGGTTCCACTTCAATACTGTCTACTGTAATACGTTTGCTTCTATTTTTTTGGAAAAAGAAATCAGCAGTTTTACCACTCTTAGGCAAAGCCGGATCTATTAAATCAATATATACAACTTCGTATACAGAATTATTTGTTCCAGGTTGTTTTGCGACTGCTGTTTTTATGTCACCAAAGTAATATTGTTTTCTTTTTACGCCTTTTACACTAGCAGCACCAAATGCTGATACAGAATTTGTTTCTATTCCAGCAAAAATTAAACTTCTAAGTTCTTTTTGTACACCAAATTCTGGATCACTTGGTCTATATAAAACTTCTGGATCAAAAACATTAGGATCATTAATAAAAGTTGTAAATATTTCTCTTTGTGTTTTTGGTAATAAAGGTTGTACATATAGATTACTATATAGTCTAGTATCATCAGTTGATATAGTAATAGTAAATTCTTGTAAAATACTAGTGTACGCAAATCTGTCTTTTGCCAACACAGTAAATTTAAAAGTTCTATCATTAGTTGTTGTTAAGCCATCGAACGTTGTGTTATCAGAATCATATTTTGTAAGTCCTGGATTCTCAACTGTACCTATACTAGGAAATTTGCCAACTATTTCCCCATTACGACTTAATAACATTCCAAATGGCAATCTACCACTTGCTAAAGAATAAGATAAATTTGCCCCGGCGTATGTACTTTTAGCTTCAACAGCAAACGTGCTTTGTAAGTTAGGTTGTATAGTTCCTAAGTTACTATTAGATGTCCAACTTAATACGCTATCTATTTCACCAATTAACTTTAAATCAAATGTTTTGATTTTTTCAACAATATTACTTTCATCTTGAGTAAAACTTTTACTAAAACTATCTGCTTTTGAAGCACCAAGGCTGATTGTATTTCCAACATTCAAAACTCTTTGTAATGGAACATCTAGTCCAATACGAGTATAGTTTGCTAACTTTGTAGCTGTAATTTCAACACTATCGTCTGTGTGGAATAAATTTTTGATATAAGAGGTATTGGTTGTATTGCTATTTTCTGGCACATACATTAACAGTTTGTATATTCCGTTTATTCCTGTAGTAGCAGTAATATAGGCAGGTAAATCTCCTACTGCTAAAAAGTCATTAAGTGTGTCTAACATTGATTCAGCACTACTATCTGGACGAGCAATATTTGTTTTAAGTTCTAAATTATTATCAATTGTTGTTTCTACAGTGTATTTTACATATGCTGCTGCGTTTTTAATTATGTATTTCTCTGTATTACTATAATTTAATTCACGTTCGTTATAAAATAATACATCGGTAGTATTTAAAGTATCAACATAAAAATAATCTGTTGACTGTGCTGATTCTGCTACTGTAAGTGGATTGTATTTGTATAAAGGTTGTAAATTTGGACTTATTTGTAGTAAATCAAAATCTACATTGGTATCATTTACACTCGTAATTGTATAGTTTCTGCCATTTAATTCTATTTGCTGATTTACTAACGCTGCTAAATCGTCTATTCCATCAGTCAAATCCGTAGAAAGTTTTGCTATTTTTATACTAGAAGTGCCTGATAATGTATCTTCAATAAATGTTCCAAATACAGTAACTAATCCTGTGTCTTCGTTAAAGCGTAAAGCATTGACACTAAATTTATAATCTCTACTTACAGCAGGTTGATACGGAATAATACCAGCAACTTCACCAGTGTTTGGATCTAGTCCTAACCCAGGAGGTAGTTCACTTACACTCTCTGGTGTAATTATTGTAAATTCATCTACTGTGATAGGATTAGGTGTACCATCCTGTAAAGTGCTATTTGGTCCTCTATTGGCTACAGGAAAAAATGGAAGTACTCCTGTTAAGTCATAATAACCTGTGGTTATTTCATTTGTAGCAGTAAGTTTATAAACACCAGGATTTCTTTGCTGTAAATCATAACGAATAGCACCTGATACGGTAGGCTGGTCAATAATATTCAAATATATTGTTTGGTAGTTATTTGCTCTACGCTGCCCAAGATCACTTGGAGTAACCCAAATAGGCACTCTTTCAAATGTCATGTCACTTACAAACACATTAGTCCCTACTTGCATGATAGTATTGTCAGCACGAGTAAATTCATCTGTAATAACATATATTGTAAACTGTCTGCTACTAAATGCTGTGCCATCTGTAACAGTAACAACAAAATCATATTTCCTATTAAGTTTACGTGGAGGACGCACCAAATCTAAATTAGTTAATTCTATATCACCATAGTAATAACTTTCAATAGTATCATCAGACCTAGCACCCCAATCAAATGTTATGCCATATCTGCCCGCATCGTATCCCAGTTTGATTTCATTAATGTCTAAGGCACGTATAGGATCTATAATACCAGTAATTCTGCCACTTTTAGACATTGTTAAGCCAGGAGGTAATGTACCAGATGCTGTGCTATCTGTTCCTAAAAAGTATTCTAACACTTCTCCAACCTGTGTGTCATCATCTAACACTTCTAATTGAAAATCAACTGGGGAACTATCTAATATAAAATAAGTTTTATTATTACCTACTGGTAACAATCCTGGTTCTGTAATCCATTGCGGCTCATCATAACCATCTATTGTAATTTTTAAAGTTCTATCAGCTATACCATCAGCTGAGGTAGCTCTAACTACAAAGGCAAAAGTTGTTATTTCAGCAAGAAAGTTTGGTGTGCCTTTAACAGCATTATCTTCTATACGCATACCAGTTGGTAACTTACCACTTATTAATGCTGTAGTAACACCTTCTGTACTTTGTAAAGGAAGAGGTATATTTTGCGTAGCTCTTTCGGCAAACGTGCCAAAGTTATGGCCGTTATTTACTGTCCATTGTGGTAGTGCCATTTATATGCTCCCAAGATCGATCTCTCCTTGCGATGGGGAAGTAAAGGTACCAAGATCAACATCTTGATTTCCTATAATAAACTGTAAAGCCCCCTCGTATGCTCCTCCAATATCTCCTAAATCCCATGTAAGAAATCTACCCAAGTTGTTTTCATAGTTAACACTTTCAGTACCACTGGTTTTAATATTAGTAGGAATAAGTGTACCTATAGTTCCTGTAGTAGATACAGAAAGTGTTCCAGTCAAGCTACTGGTGCTTGATAAATTATTCACACCAGTTATGTTTTGACTATTAGCATCTAAGGATGCTGCTAGAACTGGACTCAAATCGTTTTCTAAACTAGCATCAATTATAATTTGTGGATTAGGACTAGCGTTATTATCAGAACTAGTTGTTACACCTTCGCCGCCATATATAGCAAAACTTTGGCCATTTCCTAGTAATATAGAACCGTTGTCAGCAACAACACTGTAACTTTGATCTGGTACAGTACCATCTACAACTAGCGTGTTATCTAACTCTGTTATATTAATATTAGAGCCACCCACGATACGTCTAAAGCTCATAGTGTTACTTACTTGTTCTTTGAACACTTGTCCGCCGCTTGATCCTACGTTTTGTGCTGTCTGTACCGCAACTAAATCTAATTCACTAAAATTAGCATTTACCTTAACAAAGGCTTCACGTAAATCATCCCCTGTTCCGTCATTTGCTGCTGATCCTATGTTTATTGTTTGTATTGCCATTATTGCCCCTTAAAATGCTACTGTTACCCAAGCATCGTTTAGAAAACACATCAGTGCTTCGTCACCATTCCCAGTTGGATCCCATGAGCTACCATCTGCTACAGCTAACATGCCTCTGTATGTATCTGTTAATCCCGGTGTACCTCCGTAAGGTACAAAAACTTGCATCCAGCCGCCTTGATTATATCCACTGCCTCCACTGTTAACGAAGAATCTGTTTGGATCATAAATCTCAAAGTAGCGTCCGACGTCAGTATTATACATAAATGAGCCAACGTTAGGACTAGATGGACGAGTGGCAGTTGTTCCTGATGGTAATTCTACATAATCAGCATTAGGACCTATTCTAACACCTGATTGTGCGTCTAAAGTTAGTACACTATTTGCGCCTGTAGTTGACAAACTTAATGCTGTATTTGTGCTACTAATTGTGTTTAGTGTAAGATCAGTAATAAACGCACTATTAAAGAAGTTACTAGCATTTCCTAAACCTACTGTGCCACTAGGGCGGAGTTCTCTGTTAATTTGTACGAAAGTTGGCGAATCTAAAACAACTCCAGCACCGCCGTTGCTACCAAGTGTAATTGTGTTGCCACTTGCTGAATCTATAGTTACAGCATTACTATGGTTAAAATTTATGCCTCCACTGCTCATTACTAAGTTAGTACCAGTAAGTGCGCCAGTAGAAGTTACTGCTCCTGTGTTTATTGATCTTGTAGTAGTATCATTTCTTTCTACAACACTATCCAAGTTATCTGCTTCAGCAGTTAGGAATCCTTCGGAATTATTAGCACCATCATAAGGTGTATATCCAAGGGCATTGATAACACCTGCGGCATTATTAATATATCCATCTGGGTTAGTATTATTGTAAGGTGTGAATCCTAGTGCGCCAGTTACTGCTGCTTCTGTAACTGTGCTTATATATCCTGCAGGGTTAGCGTCATCGTATGGAGCAAATCCTAATGCTTGAACTACTCCTTGACTATCATTTATATACCCGTCTGGATTTGAATCATCATATGGAGTGAATCCTAACGCACCTGTTATCTGTGCTGAACTAATATTGTCTAGCACTGTTTGTATAGTAATAGGCGCAAGTGATTGCTCATCTGCTGACACTATTACTAATTTGTTTGCGTTATTAGCAAATTGGAATGTATCAGATAATGTTTGAAACGCTCCACCTGAACTTAGCAATCCATCTACGTCTGTAAGATCATTTATATCATCAGGAATCAAACTATTATTATCAGTCAAGTCTTGTATATCAGTTGGAATGCTTGGCAAATTTGTTAAATCGTTATAGTCGCCACTAAATCCGCCACCTAGTAATTCGTCAACATCTCCTAGCTGATTAACATCTGTAGGAATAGTAGGAGCATTTTGGATGTCAGCAAAATCAATTGATTCAAGTAAGTTTGTGCCACCTACTGTATAGGTCAATGCTTCTACATTGCCACTTACTGTAGCGTTGGTTGCTGTAATTAAAGCCCCGTTTATAGTTCCGCCTGCTGTAATTCCACCTGTGGTTGATAATGTTGACAGTCCAGTTAGATTGTTACCAGTTAGATCAAGATCGTCACCTACTGGCAGTTCTCTTAACTGGTTATTTGTTTCATCTAATATGAGTGGAAATCTACTTGCCATGTTATACGTCCTGTTCTTTTATATATTTAGCATTATGTTAATGCTGCTATTCTTGCTTGAAAGTCAGCAAAATCTGTGCTTGCTGCTACTTCAGTTTGTAAAGTAACTAAACTAATGTAACCTGGTATCACACCAGTAATATTGGCTCCAGGTATAACACCATTGACTCCGTCTACCAACAAAGTGCTTGTTGCCGATGTTACACTACCATTAATGTCAATTTCATATTCTTGGTTTTGTATAATACCAGACTGGCTCACATTATCAATATCATTATATAGTTCAGTAAAGTTTTCATTTACCTTATCAAACGCTATACGTATTGGATCTCCGTCTCCACTGTTTTCTTGTGTGCCAGTGTTTATAGTTTTCTGTGCCATTATACTCTCCCTACTACAACTTCAATTGTGCCGTAGCCATCATCAGTTTTACTTTCAAGAGCTTTACCAATAATAGTACCAATTTTAGGATCATTGTCTACTATAGCTACTCCCGGTCGAGCACTGGTTACTAGCAAGTCTCCTTTTTCTACCCGACCAAGCACTTTCGTAGGAACTCTACCTTGTAGTGCTACACCAACAACATGTTCACCTTTTAATGCGCTATTCATGATGTGTGCTGGATTTGTGGTTACAACACCAGCTACTCTTCTATCACCTTTAACATCAGTAGTAGTAACTTCTTCATTACCGCCAAATACTAATACTGTTCCAGGTTCGTATACAGCATCGCCTTTATAGTTTTCAGCTAAGTCAGCGTACAATGCTTCAGTTGCTACACCGTTGAATGTAGTAGCGTACACTGTGTTGAAGCGTCTTGTGCTACTTCCTATACTAGTAGCGTTGTCGCCTGTAGTATTACCACTTGTATTTGTAGCACCTAGGAAGTTTCCGTCAATAGTCAATGCTCCTCCAGTAACCATAGCATTAGTGCTTGGATTGTAAGTTATACCAGCATCAGTACGCAAAGATTCATACGCACCTGTGGCGTTGTTACTATTAACAAACGTTAAATATTGTGTTGTGTTACCAGAATTTCTTACAGTCAATACTTGATCGGCAGTGCCAGCATTGCCACTTACATCACCAGTAACGTTACCGGTAAATGTAGCATCAGTTCCATCACTTCCAGCTTCTAATACTTTACTAGTTCCATTTGAGGAGTAAACGTCACCGTTTAGATCAGCAGTTATAATGTTTGGCAATCCAATTGTAATTGTGTTACTACTATTTGAAACATCAATTTCACTTCCTGTACCTTGAATAGTAAGTGTATCGCCTAGTGATAATGATGTTGCTGAACCGCCATCTGAAATATTAATATTGCTGTTGGCAAGTTTACCGTTGGCAATACTACCCGCAAGATCATCATTACTAATACCACTGTCTTTAATACCTACAAATCCGTTTGCGTCTGCTTCAAAGTTAGCACTATCAAAGCTGGCTATGCCTTCAACAGCAGTAGCAGCATCTGCGGCAGCAGAAGCAAAAGCCAACGCTAATTTACTTTGAGCAATGTTAGCACCAGCAGCAATGTCAGCGTTTACAATAGCACCTGCTGTAATTTGACCTTCTAGAACATTACTGCTTTCGTTGTATGTTACAACAAAATCACTGTTGCCCACATTTGTATCATATGCTGCGTTGGTCCATTTTGACAATGTAGCATCATATACCAAGAATTGGTTATCTGCTAAAGCCTGTTCATCATCGATATTAGTGTCTTCAAGTTCCTCAAGTGTATCATATGCTTCGTCTCCTGCGTCTACATATGCTTTTGTTGCTGCGTCACTTCCGCTAGTTGGTGTAGCAAGGTCATTAATTTGCTGTCCGCCCATGCGTAGGTCGCCTGCCATTGGAACTGTGCCGCTTAATGCTAAGAAACCACCAGTACCTTGAGGTATGATTTGAGCACCTGCTAGTGCTGTACCATTTCGATCCATACCCAAACGTCTGTCGATATAACCTTCAACTGCTGTTTCAACTGGTACAGAATCTGCTGTAGCATTTGTAAATGTATCATCAGCACTAAATTCGTTGACACGCACACCTCGTTTGAAGCCAATACCATCAATGTTTGTTAGAACAAGTGCTGCGTTAAATGTAATTCTACCAGTACCTTGGTCAACTGTAAAGAATCTACCAACACGGAAGAAACCATCTTGGTCGGTTGACGCAAAGAACACCCTTCCTCTAGTACGTTCTTGTACTTGTGCCTTGCTGGCAAAGCCTTCACTATCGATACTTTGTTCATCAGTTACTGGTTGTTGTACAGGACCGCCAAAAACTCTATCAGGATAGTTACTGGTGTTGTATCCGCCTGTACCAATATCCAAGAAGTCATGTGATGTAGCACGACATGTACTAATATTTACAGTAACATTACCCGATTCGGCTTCTTGTAAACCTACTTGTAAAGTAATGTTATCACCAGTTGGGCCACTTACCTGACCAGCAATACCGCTTCCTACATAACTATCGTGAATACTATATTTGTCTGTAAAACTTATGATACCAAATTGTGTGCCCGAACCACTATCTGTTACAACTTGATAATTTGTAATGACATGTACTTTACCTTTCCAAGAAAAAATCATATCAATATCACTACTGTTAAGCCTTGCTGTATCATTAGCACTTAATACAGTTGATACAGCAATGTGTTGATCACCTTGTGTATCACCTAATGTAGTGCCGCCACTTAAACTATAAGTACCAGGTGCTTGTCCAGCAAAATCGTTTGATACTACTAGATCTACATAATCAAAATTATCATCAATTGTAATACGGGTCTGAGATCCTACTGCTGGATAGCCTGGAGTAATTAGGTTTTCAAATGCTAATGTTCTATAGGTAACAATTTCTTGTTCATCAAAAATCAAAGCAGTAGAAGGTCTTGTGACAACATCGCTACTAATACCATTTACAAATAAGTTTTGTTGGCTTGTCATAACAGCCATTTGAGCATGGTTTACATTAAACTGAAGACCAGTGCTTTCGGTTGATACTGCGCCGCCAGTACCAGATGTAAATTCTAATCTCCATACTTTGTTCGCAAAATCTGATGTTGATCCAAGATCATCTGCTAATGTTGTATCAGTATAATCTACTGGAATAACTGTTCCAGTATCACTTACGTTAATAACTTCGTATGGCTGGAAAGTTTCATCAGGATCGTCATGGTGTATTTCTAGTTGAGATGCGTTCAACGGAAGAACTGTACAATCGTAAATGAATGCTCTTGCTTGGTTCTTGGTTCCTCCTAAGCCAACGTTATTTACAGAAACTGGAACTCCAAAACTTTGATACGCAACACCTGTGCCGCCAGCATTTGTAGCATTTGCTGTGAATGCTAATCCTACAGTATTACTTGCTGCGCCTACTGTTGTCCAGTCTGATCCGTCAATAGTACCAATGACATATCTAGTACCAGATAACAAGGAGGTGCCGTTTGTAGGTGAGTTTACAGTTATTTCGTCTGTAGCATTAAATGTATATTCATATGATGTTTGGAAATCAATGTATCTGTTTACACTAATCGTACTATTTGTACTATTATCGTCGTTGAAGATTACTGTAGCCCTAGCAATATTGTCAGTCGTTGTATTGTATTGTCTAAGTACATCGTTTCTAGCAATACCATTGGAATTACCTGTGATTTCAACTTCTTGATCAACAACAAACATTTTTACTGGTTGTGTTAAGTCTTGTGCTAAAGTAACATCTCTTGCTACTTCATCTGGATCGCTACCTTCGGCAACCATACCAAAATTACCATAACTGTTATTACCTGTTAGTGATCGAATCTGTGACCCGTTTCTAGACAAATATCCAGTATGAGCATAATATGTAAACACACTAACAAGTTCTGTTAGTGCATTATTGTTAGCAATAACACCATATCCTAGATCGTTAATTTGTGTGTAGTCGTTTGCCAACATAGATTTGTTACCAGCACCTTGAAGGATGATTGGAACTGGACCGCCTGCTGAATCCATATCGTCGTCTAAACCGTTGCCACTATTTGCTCTTGGATCTAAAACAAGTGTGGCAGTTGCTACTCCACTACCATTATTCGGCACATAATCAACAATGGCATTAACTTGATAGCGTCTACCATACTCAAAGAAACTACACGGAACTAGTGGTTTTCTAATACCTAATCCACTTGTGCTTGGCGCTTCAACTTGTATTCTAAATGGATCTGTATTACCATTTTGGATGACTGTCATTGGCATGTTGTAAACATAGCCATCAATAAACATACCACCTCTAAATGCTTTTTCATTTGTGCTTCTAGAAAAACTAGAACATGTTTGGGCATACGGTGATCTAGTTAAAATTGATCCTTCTGGATCAAGAACCATCATAAAGCCACCTTGTCGTTGTGCTGTAACGTTTCTAATAATTGTGTTATCGTTACATAGGAACATGTCCATTTCATTATTATCAAGTGCTGGATTATAAGATCCGTTAAAGGCATAAGAAACAAAACTTACCAACTCGCCAGCATTTGTATTTGCTGCTGCTTCTGCTGTTAGACTGCTGTTTGTTACTCTACCAGTATCACCACCGGCTCCGGCGTATGCTGTTTGTGCTAGTACACTTGTTATAATAACAGCGATGTTATTAATAGCTGCTTCTGTTTCAGTTTCTTGACCAGGTACAACATTTGCGGCATACGATTTTTGATTTACAGCACTATTGACACGACCACCTTTGATCAAGTCTTTAATAATGCCATCTACAATATAACCTGTATCTCTACGACACTTGTCTTCGTCGTAAACTAACGAAGGATAAGTTGTAGTAATAAAGCTAATAGTCCTGTCAATAATAAATTGTCTATTAAGTCTAATTAAATCTGCTGCTTGGTTAAAGTTTCCTGGGTTAGACGCCGCAAAAGTACTAATATTCATAGGACTAGTAGGATCTGTCAAATAATGTCGACCAAAGTAACCTTCTGTTGCTAGTGTAAGATCACTAACATAAGCCTCACCTGCTGTTGCGGTTGTTAAGCCGTCAATTGTAGCGTCTCTGTAAAAATATATATTAGCAGCTTCACTTAAACTTGGACCAGGTGCTGGACGTATAATTACTCGTCTAAATTCGTCACCTTTGATACTAACGTTCGCAGGTAGTTTAATAGGCAATTGTTCTTCATATGTACCTGATTCGATTCTAACACTAATTTGTGATTTTTTAACAAAGGCACCATATTCAATTTCTTCTTCATCAATAAATTCAATTGGTAAAAGTAGTTTAAGTGATAATGTATCATATGTAGGAGTGCCTACTGTGTCAGCACCTCGGGTATAATTGTTGATTACACCAACTGCTCCACTTTTCTTACCTCTAACAATTTTACCTGGAAAAATATCAATATTAGCATCAGCGCCATTTGCTGGGTCACCTGCTTGCGTTAAAAATTTGTTAGATCCACTATAGATATACAGTTGATAATCATTACTTGCTTCTACAATAGCAACATCTGATGTAGTTGTGTCTATCATAGCTAAAATATCATCAAACCTAGCATCAGTAGCAAGATACCATTGGTTACCTGTAGCACTGCCTCCTAGTGCTGTGTTAATCAAAGCTAACATAGCAATCTGTGCTGTTACAATAGCAAATCTAGTTTGTGCGTATTGTCCGCCTGCTCCTTGAGCGATAGCAATTTCGCCACTAGCATTAGCATAATATCTTAATCCAGCATATCTAGTTAAAAAATTATGCTTGATACTTACAGTACTTGCTAGAATATCCAGTCTAATACTATCAAAAATTAAACCTAAGTCTCGTCTACAAGTTGCTTCATTATAAACAAAATCTGGATAAGTTGTAGCAATAGCTGCTATTGTATCGTCAATAACTGTCTGACGGTTTGATGCGATAGTATTTGCTACTGTTGTTACTTCAGCACTAACTGCTGTATATCCAATATTTGAAAAGTTATCAACGTAGCCGTTGTTAGTACCTGTACCATCAGTGAATGTTAATGTTTGTACATAAGGTCCTACATCAATATCTGCTGCTTCTTGTAATCGAGCTGCTCTAGCACATGCCGCTGCTATAGTTCTATAAGCATAAGTTTCACTACGTCCTTCTCTACCTGGAGGTGTTTGTGTTTGTGCATCGTCACCTTTTGTGCTTACATAGACATTTTCGCTAAGTGTATATTGTTGGCTGTCTACGTAATACTTTGTAGCTGCTTGTAAGTCATCAGCAGTGTTTGGAGTGCCGGCACCTGCCAATGGAGCAGGATGATCATGTAATGTTAGAGCACCTGTCATAGTATCGCCAGTTCTACGAACTATTTCTTTTCTTGGAAGGATAGCATCTTCTGTCCAAAATCCTTCTAAGGTATCGTTATATGATGCATCTATTAGAGATTGTACACCAGTGCCTCCGCTTGGCACAATTTGGTTTGTGTTATCTAAAGCATCTGCTGCTGTTGGGTGAAGTGTTAATTGATCAGCATTTTCTCTTCTTACATAATAAAATTGGTCAGTAACCAAGTTGGTAGCGTCTGTAGTATCAGAACTGTATTTCCATCTGCTGCCTGTCACAGCTTCTGTAAAGCCGTGTGCTGGCATATTTACTCTTCCGGCTACATTATAACTAGCAATAGTTTTTGTATAGCCAGATGCGTCTGTTGGCATGTCTGCTACTCTTGGACCCATGCCAGGGGTGTTTTTTTCAATAAATTGTCTTTGGTTTAATCCAGTAGGAGCAATCATCCTATCAATCTCAACGTCTGGTTCGTGTACTAGATTCCAGTTATCAATGAGTGTTTGTCTTTCACTGTCAACTATAACTTTATCATAAGTGGTTTCACCATAGGCTAGAGCAGCACCCATTTTTAAAGGATTACTTAAGATCGGAGCAGGATCAGATTCAATATTAACGTTAATAACACTAATTTTTAATTTGTTGCCATCAACACTAAATGCTACTGTGTTTTGCCCGTCATTAGGATCTGAATTTCCAGCATCACTTACCAGTTCGTAAAAATCTATGCCGGTTCCTGCTTGATTTACTAATAGAACTTTGCCTGCTTCACCAGTAGTAGATGCTGGTGTATCATTTAGATCAGTAATACTAATTTGACCACCAAGTCCAAAAATAGCATATAATTCGGTAAAGTTTTCGTTTACCTTTTTGAAACTTTCACGGATACTGTCGCCTGTGCCATCATTACCCTCTACGCCAATATCAACTTCTTGCTTTGCCATCTTTTATTTCCTTTAAAATTGTGGTACTAAATTATCCATATCAAAATTAACACTTACTCCGCAACCACAACTACTGTGTGCGTTTGGATTGTTAATTTCAAAGTTAGCACCAACTAGACTTTTAACATAGTCTACTTCAGTACCGATTAAAAACATTAAACTATGTGCGCCAACAACAAACGCACATCCGTTTGCTGTTTTAACTACTTCATCATCTTTTTCTAGGTCTGTTGGATTAGCAATAGTACCCCATTCGTACTCAAATCCAGCACAACCACCGCCTTTGATGTTAAGAGTAATGCCATAGGCTTCGTTCTCTTCGCATAAAAGATCTATTTGTTTTTCTGCTGCTGGAGTTAAAGTTAGTATGCTCATAGTGTTCCTTTCTAATATTTATCGTTACTTTTTATAATCTTAATGTAAATATAGTTATGTTTATAAAAGAATTTTTAATTGATACTTGGCACATGCGCCGTAGTAAACTTGGCAATCAACACGGTTATTGTCGTAAAAAAACAATGGTAGTTTTACGTTGTGATAGCTGCGATATTGAATTCACAAGAGAACGTGGTTCCATGGATCCTAAAAGACTTACAAATAACTATTTTCATGTTTGTGAAAACTGTGATGCTAAAAAGTTTGCTCAACAAAAAGGTGTAGACAAACGAAAAGTCTGGCAACTTAAAGCCAGTAGTACATTACCTATTAACAAAATGTGAATTTTCTATAAGATTGTAATCGTCTTGATATACAACTTTTGCCCAATCATCAACTGCTTTTTGATTGGCTACTACCCAGTTCTTTAATGCTTGTGTATATTCTAATCTTTTGCCTTCTGTGCTAGTATGTAAATGTGTAATGCCTTTAAATATGTTATGATCACGATTAATATCCTCAAAAACTGTTGGTGTCATATAATAATATATTGTTGGCAAATCGTACAAGAAACTAACTTGAGGTTCTGTATGGTAATCTTCATGTGCTACATTATTTTGAAAAACTTTTATAGCACAACTTTTGAGCATTGACTCAATTGATCGTAATCCTTTAACGTGCGGACCGTACAAACTTTGTTCTACTATGCCACTAATCCATCTAGATAATGGATCTCTAATGATTACTAATTGTTTGTTTTTAGGATTTTTGACTTGGGTAAAATCATCACGTATAGATTTGATAATTGTTTCACTACCATTTTTTGCTATAGTTACTACAGATAAATTTCTTTGCTTGCTGTAAAATATCACTCTTCCCACCAAACATGTTTGTCTACATCTTTTGGTTCTTTGCCGCCTCTGTCTTTATAGCTCAAACCGACTATGATTTTATCTCGCAATAATACACCAGATGAATGTCCTAAAACGTTTCCAGCAAAAATAACTCTACCAGCAATCACAGCGTTTGGAACATTGTTTTCTATAATTACAATAGTCCTAGGCATCCGGCTTTTGTCACTGGTTTTTTCTCCCGAAGGCAAGTTCCAAGAATCTCCATATACTTCTTGTATTTTGTTTGGATCAGAATAAACTTCGTGTTCAATATCGGTAAACATTTCTAACAAAATACTCAAATCATCTTCAGGTATAGTTTTTAAACTTTCCTCAAAACTTTTTCCTTTGTCATGCCAATTACGATAACAAGTGCTACATTGTCCGCTATTCTCAGTTCGCCAACAATCCACCATATCGTTGGCTTTTATTACAATACGCTGTTGTAATTTCATTTAGTCCTGTTTCCAGATAGTCCAAATTCCATATGCTATCGCAAGACCTGCCGCAATCTTTGCTAGTGGTGCTAAAAATAAAACCATAAGTCCGAGCGCAATAAGTGCTGCTCCGTCCCATGAGGTTCGTTCTTTTAATCGAGCATCAATCCATTTTTTAATCATTGCTAAATTTCCTTACTTTTTTCTCTAGAGTTAATATACGTGTATCCTGCGCTCTAATTTTTTCTTCTAAACCTTGGACATACGCTCTAGTAGGCACTTCACGTTGTGTGCCATCTTCACCTAATACACTATAATGATCAGCACCGTGTCCTTTTAATCCTCCTAAAACTCTGTTAGGATTTTTTTCAGATACACTAGGTGTTGTTCGAGCATACATTGATCTTATAAATTTACTACTTCTCATGCTGTATTTATGTTCCAATTCTCAATTGATTCTTCAATATTATATCCTTCTGCGCTTGCCCAATCTTTACAAAGGTCTTTTAAAATATCGGCACTTTTATCACAAATAATTTCTTTATTTTTGAATGATGTTTTGTTCACATGAGGAAAATTGCCACTTATTAATTTTGTAATTAGATATCTTTGATTTTTATTTTCAATATTTATAGTACTAAGTTTTTTGGTATTATTTACAATTGACTTTTTTATTTGATAAGGACTCATAACACAATGAGTAATAAAATTATTTTGGTATTCAACTTTACTATTTACTGATATTTTTTCTAGTGTCCACTCTTGTACATGTTTAAAAAAGTCAACTAAATTTATATAACGGACCTCGGCTGAAAATAGATGTACATCTTTTCTAGTAGTCATTACCATATATCGTCCACTCATATACCAGTGAACAGGGTTACGTGATAAAATATACCACTGAAGGTCTTGTACTTTAGGTTTAAATTCGATGTGATTAAGACTTTTTCTCTGGAACGCTCTTGATTCAGGTCCTTGAGCCCATCCTAAATCTAAATAGTTGCCATTCATACCATTACGTTGTAGACTACTGCTGCCACTTTTACATGGACCTATTATTCCAATGCCTCTTTTTAAATTAAAAAGTGTAACCATATTGTTGACAGTAATCCTTACATATGTCTTGTAGTAATGTTCTACATCGAATATTTATATCAGGGTATGGAATATGAGATCCTGTTTTGTTTAATATAGGAATTTCTGTATCTATGTTTAATTCATTTAAAAAAGCATCCAAGTTTTCAATTTGTCTTGGTAGCGCATTTTCGTTACAGTAACGATCGGGCATTACACTACAATGATCGCTCCAAAATAAGTTAAACACAGTAACATTCAAATCACGTTCTTTTTTTACATCTTTTAAATGCTTGTAGAAATCAGTATGGTATTTGAATAATTTCCTATTTTGTTTGAATGATTGTAAGAATCTAAAACCACTTACAATCCATTGTACTGGATGTCTAACAATTACATAATGAGTATAATTATTTAAATTTCTATCTGTAAGTTCAAAAACTTTTAAAGTTTTATCTAATCCTGATAATTCAATATCATCTAAAGTTTTATTTTTATAAATGTCAATCCAATTTTTGTCATGTTTAAATATTTCAGCAAAAGTTTCAGTACCGCATTTCATAGGCACTGATATTACTATTTTTTGCGTGTCATTTAAAAACATTATGCTGCTAGTTTGCCAGCAAACGGATCCTTGTTCATATAATATCTTTGTAGTAGTTGTCTACTTGCCAAGTTTTTCATCTTAGCTTCGACCATAATGTCAGCCCATTCCCAGTGTTCTAATGCCCAGTCGTTACACGCATCATTATGGCAGTAATCTGAGTGTGCTCTAAGTTTTTGTTTTTTGAAGCCTGCTTCTAAAAGTTTTTCCATATCTGGTCTAACATTAGATCTATGTCCTTCAAGGTACTCCGGACGGCAAAGGCTGTAATGCATAGCAGGACGCACACCACGCCAACTATCGATAATACGGTAAATTCTGTCATCATCTGGTTCAATGTATTCTCCTGTGTTTACCCAGTGGTGATGTATATCTAACACCAGTGGAACATCATCAGCAAGTTCTAGGCTAGCCTCGAGACCCCATTTGTTTTCGTCGTTTTCGATCGTGATAGTATTTCTTGCTTCTGGCGATAGTCTTGGGAGGACGTCTTTGATACCTTGGGGACCTTTGCGGCCGGAGATGTGGACGTTGTTCTTAAAGTCTTGGAACTTCTTACCGTAGCCCATATACCTGATGAGAGTGGCGTGATATTCAAATTCTTCTATGCTCCGTTCTACAATTTCTTCGTTATCCGAAGCAAGGACTGTAAATTGTCCTGGGTGCATTGAGAGCCTAACATCCAAGCGTCTGGCTGCGTCACCGACTTTTGCGTAGTGCTTCTCACAGTACGCCACCACATCTGGACGAGACCAAAAATAGCGCCAGCTAGGCTCGGTAGCACAAGGAAGCTGATTGCTACCCAGTCGGACCATACGAAGATGTTCAGGAAGGCTTCCCACATATTCTACTAACCTTTTCGCTGCTGCTGCGTTGTGTTCCATAATGTCCCACAGCCTTTGTTCAGCAACGTCTCTACTCTGTCTATTTAGCCAAGCGACTGTTGTACACTTTTCTGTAAGTGGACGCTGTAATTCTTCGAGCACTTTATTCTTCTGTGTTTGATCAGGGTGTAGATATTTACAAGCAAATCCAATACGTCTTTGCTGCGATTTTAGAAAATCTCCTGCGTTGGTAAATTTCAAATCATTCATCATTTATATTTTCCATCCAATGTGTTGTGCTTACTATTATACCATGCCCATAAAGCACAATTAATTACATTATACTTGGCATACCATGCTATGTCAACCTGATTGTCTCCGTACATGCGTTTACCTTCTTTTCTAAGATGTCTATACCATAGTTTAAAATCTTTTAAACGATTCATTGCCAATTTTCTAACACCCATGGGTCTTTACAGTCTGCTGGATTAGGTTTACCATGAAACACAGCTATACTCTGTTCTTTTTCTACTGTTGGATAGCCAATTGTTTTGAATTGCCTAACTCCGTTTTTAAGTTCTAGATCACGCCTGTCACGCATTTCCCATTTGTAACTTCTTACCCATTCGTCTGGCCAATACCAATATGGTTTTGTATTTCTATACATCCAATCTTGATCTCCTGGCATACGTCTTATAGTATCATCTTTTTGACTTAAAAAATTATCCCATTGATGTGCTCTGCTACCCACCGTAAGTCTAAACACACTACTATTTACTCTGTCCCAATTACTTCTTATTGATCTATTAAAGTCTCTAATGATTAGAAAATCTTTTTCGGGTTTGTAATTAAAAAATCTGTCAATATTATTACATATTACTATATCTAAATCAAGAAACAAAAGTGTGCCGGTGAATGGGAGTTCATTGCTAAAGAACCAAGGTTTGAACCACCAACCTTGTAGTTTTTTAATTTTAGGCAAATTATGGATTTTTATGCCTTTTTGTATACCTGTGGCATTTTCTGTAAAACAATGAAACTCAAAGTCTTCTTGAGCATGCCTTTTACACATATTATGTAATTTGTTAACATAATCATACGTATACTTATCGCCCCATTTAAGGCATACTATGTGTCTATTATTGGTTTTTTTATTTAGAATTTTTTCTACAACAGGTTTAGCACTAGATTCTTCTTCTGCTTTTTTAGCTTTTTCTAGTGCCTTTCTTGCCCTGCGTACTTCTTTGGATTCAGTCCAATGCTTTGTAGATGGCACTATTGGCTCCATGCTCTGCACATTCACAAGACTCGCACCAGCAACGTCCGTCTGTCATTTCTTTAACAAGATCGTTAGCAAACTTCCAAGCATGATAAGCAAACTTCTCTACGCCTACGCCATCTAGGATTGTAAGCTCAGCAAGTTTTGCTTGCGCAAGTGTTTCAAAATGATACATAAATGGATCATCCGCATCTAGCACAACCTTGTGATCAAATGTATCTTCAAGCCATGCTTTGAGTGGTTTTAATCCGCCAAAGTCTACGACCCAGTTTCGTTCGTCTAATTCACTTGCCGCAAATGTAAATTTAAATTGTAAACTGTATCCATGTAAAAATTTACAATGGCTATGTGCTTTAGGTTGTCTAAAGCAAGCACTCAATCCTATGTTGTGCCCGTATGTTTTTGTACTGTAGTAACTCATATTATACTCCTTGGCTACTGGAGTGTGCGGAATGTTTATAGAGGGGCGAACACATTAGTCCTCTTAGTTTTATAATACTAGTTATCAGATTGGTTGTCAACCTTTAGTTCTTCTCGAATATTTTTAAGTTCTACACTAACTTCTTTTATACCCTTGTTTGTGCTAGACAAAATCTTTACCAACATATGGATACTTTTCATTGTCCACCACCACCAAATAACTGCTGTGAGGAAATACAATCCACAAGCAATGAAGAACAGTGTTTGTGTGCTACAAAAACTCAGTAGCCAAGCGACCATAAGCAAGCCAGTAAAAAAAATGGGCGCCAGTATTGCTGCTCGATTCCATAACAATACTTGACGCTCCAATGCTTCAAGTGTAATATTTTTCATACAGTATTTATTGCGCTAACATATTGCTTAATATACAGAGTTAATAATTGGCAGTGTCTTCAGTTCCATTGCCATACATATGATCTACTTCTACTGCTGTAACTCTGTCATAGCGGAAACTGCGCCAAGCACTGCGATCCACACACCAAACCACAAATACCTTTTCTTCTAGATTGCGTATTTTGGTTTGACTAAGTTTGTCATCTCGTTGTGCTGGCGGTAACATGCTTGGTATTAGTGTGCTTTGCATTCTACGTTCAGCACCATCCAGTTTCTTAAACGTAATGTAAACCACTTCTTCAACTAATAGTTTTTGTAATTCTTCTCGTGTGGGGATGCCCTTTAGAGCTGCCACAGTATCTGCTACCTTGTTCATTGTGTTGCCTTTAGAATAATTGTGTCTGCGTTTAGCCTACCGTTTAGTTTTATATCAGTTGTTTTAATGTTATCCATAAATTTACGCAATTGGACCTTGCCCGCTTGTTTGAACTCTTTGAGTGTTTCGGCAGGTTTGCGTAGGGTTTTTTGGATGCTGGTTTTTTCATTGTAATATAAAAGTGTAGTGCCTTTTACTTGTATTGTAGCAGCTTCATCTGCGATGTATTTGCCTAGTTTGCGTGTCTTGATATTGTATACCCAAACTTCTGTAGCGCCAACCAGTTCTAACGGATTAACACTAACCAATTGTAGCTTATCATCTTTTTCACAATACTTGACTTTGGCTACCAATTTCTCTTTGCTAGGCGCTACTTTCTTGCGTGGCTTACGTGTTGCTTTAGCAGCGTCTATAACCACGCTACAAGCGCCGTGTAGCAGCTCTAATGCTGTCAAGTATGCTTTAGCGTCCTTTTTAGTAAGGTGGCTGTAGCCTTCGCGTAGCTGCTGTAATTGGTCTTTTTCAAACTCGTCCTTACAACGATTGATTTCACCAGGCGTTGGCAGCTTTTGTATTACCCTTGCTTCCTCAAGTTCGCCAGCATAAAAACCAATTATTTTTCTAGCATGTGCTTGTGTTACTTTGTGCTTGGCAAAATGTTTAGCAAAGTCAAATCCCTTAGGATCAAAGTTTTTCTTGTCAGTGATAAAACCATCTAACCATGTGTCTATGTCTTCGCAAACATCAATTGCTTGCTCGCGGATACGTTCTTGTATGCTTGGCACATACACATTCTTTTTGGTTTTTTCTTCTGCTTTCTTTTCTTCTACTATTTTGGCACCTTCTTCTGCCAACCCTAGTATCCAGCGATTTAATGCGCCCTTGTATCCTTCAATAACTTTGTCCGGCCAATGTGTTTCAAAATGTGCTGCTGTAGCATAATGACTTTTGCCGCCTACTTTCCAATCCGGAAGTCTATTAATAGCACTAACTACTTTTTTATCATAGTTTGCTTTTATATAATCTTTTACTTTTACTAACCATTGTTTACTGTCAATTTCATAATGGATATAGTATTGAGCTTTTTGCCAAGGCCAGTCTTCTTTGATCAGTTCCCATTCGTTTGCCTTACGTGCTGCTCTTGGTTTTTTACGTTTAACTACACCTTTTGCCATGTTACCTCCTGTAACTATATATTATTGTTTTATCAAAGTTACTTGATATGGGGCTTTTTTCTGACTGTTCCGCTTTTTGTGTAGTATGCTTCACGTAAACTTGCCAGTCCATCTTTGACACGACTTGGATACTTTCCTAAGAAAGTGCCTGCTTTCAAATCGTCTAAAGTGATATGTTCTTTATGGAAGTGTTCAATGTCATCCCAAACTGCCAACATGGTTTTGCCCATGTCGTCAAAGAAGCCATCTGATAAGATAGCATCATCTTGTTCGTAATATGCGTATGATGCCATGAGATACCATGGCACCATCATGTTTATATTTTTCTTAAACAGATTTGCTGCGTGATCATCTAGCATTTAACACCTATATCATACAACATATTACGTGCCTGTGTAACGTTGTTGCTTGGATCTTCATCCTGCTCTTGGAGTTCTTGTAGCATCAGTTCATGAAGTGTCAACGCCATGAGATATTTGTCTTTGTCAAGTGATTGAAAAAAATCATAGATTTCTTCAGCACTATCACATTGCCACATTTGATCAAGCATTTTGCATTGTTCTGCTGTGAGATCGTAGATCTTCATGACGCAAGTGCCTCTTTGAATCCTTTAATTTTCAAACCCAAAAAATATTGTTCTGCTTTAGTTTTATCATGAAACTCTTTAGATGTTTCAAAATCTAACATTTCGTATTCGTTGAATACAGCGCCATTTGTTGTTAAATCTACAGTAATGGAACGTTCGTTACGTTGTAATACACAAGTTTTCATCATAATTTACCACTTTTTCTATTTCAGGACTGACATCCATAAGAGACATGTTGCTCTTACTGTCTACCTTACTTATAACATACTTACGCAAGTTGTCAAGTTCTTTTTTTGATTTTACTGGCCATCCAGTCTCATCAAATGTGGGTTGATGTGAACTTTTAATGTATTTTGATACTTCAGTATCAATTTTACCATGTCCTAGTTTGTTTAGTAACATAGTTTTTTGTTCGTCGCCGAGCATACTTAAATCATAGTGTATAGGATCTCTAGCAAAATTTACTTCTAGGTTATCTAAATTAAAACCAACACTAGCACACCACGTTTCCATCTCTTGTCCGCTAAGACTATTAAACAAACTCACTGTATAACAAATTTTTGTATCAATAAAACCATGTTCTAACGCATGTATAAAATTTGATTCTACCCGATGCCATTTAGCCGGAGGTCTTTGATATTCATAACGCCTACCTATATCATCAATGCTGTACATCAATTGTATACGTTTGAATTGCTTAAATTGATTTATAAGTTTTTCAGTAAGTTTATAGGTTCCGTTGGTATGATATTTGATCCAAACATCCTTCGCTCTACCTATATCAATTAGGTGTGTAAGAAGTTCGTCATTATGTTTAGTAAGAAAGGGTTCGCCGCCGCTAAGATATAAAACTTCTAAACTGTCACATTGTTTCTTTATATCCTGCCAATGCTGTGGATTGCTTAACCAGTCTTTTCCGTAACTTGGATTGATGACTTGTCCATACCAATCCATTTCATCTTTTTCCCATTTCTTGCTGTATTCGCTGTTACAAATATTACATTTTAAATTACAATGGTTACCTAGCTTTATGTCAAACAAAACTATTTTTGTTTCATCTGTAGAGATTAAATCAAGATGTTGTTCATGCGCTTCTAGTTCTCGCTGTCTTCTACTTTTCAATCCTTGTTCTTCAAGTTTCCAGCACTTTCTACAGCCCTCTGGTTTTTCATTATTTCTAAATTGATCACGTAAAGTTTTATAGTCGTTTGATTTAAGAACTTTATCTAAAGTTGTATTTTTATCATTAAAATCTATTCGTTTACCGTCATCCCATTTTAAATCAGTTCCATATTCAGCACACGGGCGGCAGAATCCTGTAGCGCAAATTTCAATTTGCGTCCATGGTACAATACATTTTGACATTATCACTCCGGAGTAACTTTACCCTTTGATCCACAATGTGGACAATGAAACGTGTACCTGTCTATACACATTTTTTCCATTGTAGCATATGTGAACCAGTTTTTACATTTTATACATGTGAGATGCCAAATAGTTTCTTTGGTTGCTTTGAACATGCCAATATTTATTAAGGAAATATGGTGCGCCCGGAGAGATTCGAACTCCCGACTGATCCGTTATGAGCGGACGGTTCTACCACTGAACTACAAGCGCATTATTTGGTCGGGGCTGCTGGATTCGAACCAGCGATTTCCTGTTCCCAAAACAGGCGGATTGACCAGACTTTCCCAAGCCCCGATTGGCACAGGTGGCGAGATTCGAACTCGCTCAGCTAACGCACTGGTTTTGGAGACCAGCCTACCTCTCCGACTGTAGCGCACCTGCTTAAAAACTTTTTTTAAAACTACACTATCTTTAGCCCTTTCGAGGCCTCTGTCTCTGCAACGACACCTTATTGCAGTAAGGTGTAGTGTAGTTATAAAAAAAGCCCCTAACAAATTTAATGCTAGGGGCTGTTGAAATAACTTTTTTATAAAGTCATGTCAAGACATACCCCAATCTCCTGGTGGCCAACATATTATACATATTGTGTTAGTCTTGAACATGTTAAAATTCCTTCGTTGTATTTATATGTGATAGGTTGGACTACTGATTACCAACAACCGCGTTATGCCCCATCAGGCTCAAAACAACACGGAACCTCACAATAGAATGGTTAATCCTACTTTTTCTGCAATGCTTTGTCTCCAAAGTCTTACAGCGCCACCACAGCGTGTGAGTCAAGTTAATGCCTGGGTAAGCATCGTTTCCTTGCACTATCTAACTAGGACCGTCGTCTTTGTTATGTTTATAATATAGCAAACTATTACACCGTTGTCAACCATTTTATTGCCAAGAAACAAAAAAATCTTCATCTTTTTTGTAAAATTTTTCTATATATTCATTATATGTAATAATTCGCGGACCCCAGTCCTTTAATGTATATCCATTGCTTTTATAAATCACATTTTGATAACAACTTTCTTGTTCGTCTGGATATATTCTAACTAGCCCATCATCAAACGATTGCCATTTGTCTGTGACGCTCATCCAACTACGTTTAACATTTTCCCACCAAGGTTGTTTTTCAATTTGATATCCACGCTTGCGTCTTTGCATACTGAAAAACAGTAAATCATATTCAAAGCCTAACACTTGTTCTACCAATGGAATTACATGGTTAGCTAGTTGATCATGATGATATGTAATTTGTCTTGGACTACGCCATTCAGGAAACATATAAGTTCTGTTGAGTATTCTAGCTACATGTGGAGATAATTCAAGCAAACCGCTGAAATGCCAAAGTTTGTCGTCTAAGTAAGCGATCCAAAACAATTTGTGATCTTCAATTACACAACGATCTTTTGTGTAATTTTCACGTAGCCAATTATCTTCTTGTAGGCACTGTTGTCTTACTTTTTCAAATTCAACATTGTCATGATCAAATACATGTAATCTTACTCTACCCGAAGATACAATTTCATTTATCATAATAATTCACACCTTTAAGCGAATCAGGTTTTGCTAATTTTTCAATCAACCATTTGCCAAAGTCAGGTTGCTTACGGTTCCATCCAAACGCATAACTCCATGGCGCCGCATGATGATTGTTGTGCCAGCCTTCTCCCCAAGAGTATAACCCCATAATAAATGTGTTTTTAGAATCATCGTGTGTGTCAGTATCTTTATGGCCAAACATATGGGCACCTACTGTAATCCACGATATGGTATGTAAACAAAACATTGTGCTTACTAGATATCCATACATAAACAGGTCAGGACTAATAGCAAATAATAACAGTCCCCAGCCAACTAACATATGAAAATAATACTTGTTAAAAAATTTATGATACGGATCTCTTAGTAAATCAATCACTATCCTTGGACTTACATGATGATAAGGAACAAAATTATGCCATAATTTAAATTTTTGCCATACAGTAGAATCTTTAATACAGTGCGGATCTTTATCAGTGTCTGAATATTTGTGATGTACTCTATGTGTAGCAGTCCACGGAATACTAGGACCAACTGTGTTAATTACAGACAAGAAATGTAACACCACAAGAATAAACTTATTTTTTGGTTCCCAAGATTTGTGTGAAAAACAACGGTGTAATCCCATACTGATTCCAACATGTACTACTATCCATGAAAATAACCACGAACCAAATAAGTATGCTGCGTTGAAGTTAAAAATCAACACCAATGGTCCGCCTATGTAGCAAGCTAATTGAAACATGTTTGTTTTTTGATCAACTCTCATTGGTTATGCTTGCTTTCTATCTTGCGTTTTACATAAATTGTATGAGATTCAGGATCTGTAGATGTATCTATTGTTTTGCCATCCCATATGTTAAGTTTTAATTTTAAAGCATCTTGTAACTTATCAACACTACTTAATCTATTCATTAAGTAAAAATTTCCATCATAGGTAAAAATATTTTCAGGTTGGAACATTTCACTACACCAGTAGACTGCTTCGTAGAAATCAGTGGTATCATTTTGCCAAAAAAAGTATTCATCGTCTACTTTATGATGTGTAAGTTTACCAAATTGAGAAAACTGATGTTTGATAAGATCTATTTTATTTTTGTCTTTCATAGGACGATAACCGTACTTTTCTGGATTACGACTGAACAAGCTGTTGATATTATCGTTGTCGCTATCATCTGTTATATCTAAAGGCCACCAATGCCATGATTCTGTTTTCCAATGTTTTTTCATCCAACGCTGTGTGGTTTGCCAACTTTTTTTATCTTCCCCTGGTAATCCAGCAATTAATCCTATTGTTCCTCTATACAATCCAAGATGATCTAAAAAATATTTACGCATATCTTTTAGACATTTTTTTATTTTTTGTGGCGGCATGCCTTTACCAACTGCTTTAGCTGCTGCTGGATGAAAGGTTTCGACACCATAAAAATGTGCCCAAATACGTGCCTTTGCCATTAGTTCCATTTGGTAAGGTCTAACTACAACTAAATCAACTCTAACAAATGCTGAAAAATTAGGCACAAAGGGTAACTCCGATACTACCTCTCCCAACATGCGTAACTTGTCATCGTCATCGTTTACAGTAGGGTCAGCTATAATGTAATTTTTAGTTCCATAGGTTTCGTAGTTGTAAATTAATTCTGCTTTTACATTTTCTTTGTTTCTGTATGTGCTGTTTTTCAATCCTAAAAAAGCATAGCTACAATATTTACATTTAAACCTACAACCACGACTTAACTCAATTGTCAGTGCTTCATGTGGTGATATATAATCACTGTAAGAGTAACGCACAGTCAAGTCTGGCATACTATGAGACGGATAGTCAGTATCACCATTTATCAACATAGTTCTACCGTTGTGTATCATTTTGTGTTTTGGCGGTTCTTTTTTATCATTAAAAAGATAATCGATGATATCATCAGCAGCCTTTTCAAAAAATCCTGTACAAACTAATTCGAATCCTTCGTATTCTTGAAAAGGTTGTTGGCCTCCAGCAAAGTATTTTCTACCTGGATAATTATTTTGTAGCCAACTTGTAAGTTCTCTGACTTTACCGCTAGTCATCCATGTATAACTAAATCCAAAACCAACAGTATCGTGATGAATTATTTTTCTTAGATAACTTTTTAAATCTTCAAAGTTCCAATGTTCTAAAAATTCTACAATTTCTGTATCAAATCCACGGTCACGAAAACTTTCCGCAGCCTTGTATGCTCCGCTGCTTCTTCTTCCCATTATACTTTGATTGAATATTATGATGTGCCGCATAAGTTATTTTATTGTGTTCCAGTATTGAATATCTTTAGCATAGTACTGTTCAAGTATAGTCTTTGTTGTATCTTCCATTTTGATTGTTTTAAATTTTCCAACACGTAATTTTGGCAGAGGAATGTCTTTTTTACAAAAATCCTCAATTTCAGCCCATTGTTCAGTAAGTTTATGAAACGGAATAACTTTATCTACTACTATTCCACTGTCATTGCTAATGTATCTTACCTGTTCTTTGCTAGGTTTAATACCATTTATTGATTGATTAAACCATTGTTGTACAAATATATCAAACGTAATATTGTCGTATATATCGTTTGCTGAAAGTTTTGTAATTTTTTCTAATGTTTTTGGACGACTTGATAAAACGTTAAATACTTCGTTATACATACTTAGAGCACGTTGTATTGGGTCTCTAAACACAGCAAACGACCAGTATGTTTTTAAATTTTTGTTTCCAATGTTGTGATGAAAATTTGTATCAACTGCTTCAGGAAATGCTTCTTTCAAAGCATATTTTATGCTAGACCCAGCACACTTTGGAATGTGGACAAAGGTTAATCCTTTTTGAGTAGCAGTACGATTGATATATAATGACATTTGTCCTCCTAATGGTGCCCCCACACGGACTCGAACCGCGGACCTACTGATTACAAATCAGTTGCTCTACCAGCTGAGCTATAGGGGCAACACGAGTATTTATACTGGCGGTGACGCAGGGATTCGAACCCTGGGTACCCGTTAAGGTACGCCTCCTTAGCAGGGAGGTGCTTTCGACCACTCAGCCACGTCACCGAGGTATAAACTCAAACACGTTATCATCAGGTTCATCTTTGACCACAGTCAACTTAGGTTTGGTTTGAGCAGGAGGTGTAGATAATTCTTCATCTAATTGTTTAAGAATGTCTTCTAGTTCCTGCTCGTCAAGTTCCATATGGTCTTCGATACGCTTTAGACGCAGATTGATTTGGTATAGTAAACCTATTACCTCATCAATTTTGTATCCACTCATTGTGCTACAATGCTCACTGAAACTGGAATACGATCACCTACGTTATATCTATTGTAGGTATAACTACTTGCTCGCACACCATCCCATTCGTATGTGATACGATAGTTTTTGACTTGACGTTGTGTGGTGTAACGATTTTCTTGTCTACATTGGCGTTCGACTCTGTAACCTGTGATTACACGTTGTCCTTTATTCTGATCAGCAGCGATAATGCCGCCAATTACAGCACCTGCGGCAGCGCCATTGTCTTTGCCTGTAGCACCTTTGCCTAGCAAACCACCAATAATCATACCAGTTAGCACATCACCACCTGATGCGCCTCCGCCAGTGTTGCCATAGATTGGCACTTCAACATCGCTACAGATGTTTACTGGTTGGTTGGTTGTAATTTCCTGATAATTAGTTTTAATATTTGTAATAGTAGCATACCTTGTTTCAGCTGATGCTGTGGTAGCCATTAGTGCGAGGGCTGCTACTGTAGAAAGTGACCTTTTCATTTGCCTATCCTTAGATGTTAATACACATTATTTATAACAGCAAATTTGGTATTTGTCAACCTAAATTTAAATCCATTTGTTCTTCTTTAGGCACACCAGTGATTTGTATACCATAGCGCCATACGGTGCTGAAGTTGTATACAGCATGTGGATCATCATTGTCCCAACCAAACCAATCACCAGCACGCCATTTGCCATATGTTTGATCACACACTTGCGAGATTTGTCCTGGCACACTGTCTTCTAGCATTACAACAAAGCGTCTAATGTTTTGATTTTTCAATCCGTGAAATGTTTTATACTTGCCGTATAAATCTCCGTGTAGCGGTAGATATTGTCCAGGTGTAAACAAGTTGATTGCTACACTAACATTAGTAATTTCAAACTGCGGAACAATATAATCAAACACCACTGGCGGTAAAGGATTTGGCTGGAAGTAATTGTATAATGTCATATACATTTTACTATGCCCAACACTGGCAAACTCGTTGAGTAAGTCATTGTCTTTGTGAGTGTCAAACTTGTAGTCTAAAGATTTGAACTCTTCGATATCCCAAGAGGGTTTGATATGTCCTTTGTGTATCATCCTTGGCCTCTTATCCTAAGATTTAACACAAAATTTTCTACAAGCAATTTTACAATAGTAGCCATCATCACTGTGTGGTGATATTCAGGATTTACACTATTAAATTGATCAACTACACTGTTAGCCATAAGTTCATACGCATCAGCTTCTTTGATGTTTAATAATCCCCAATCTATATTATCTTGGATTTCCATCTGGTTAGCTAAATCAATTAGTAGTGCGATAGCTTCAGTTCTTGTAGATGTCATTTAAGTTCTTCCCATATTCTATATTTTTCTAATTCACTACGGTACTTATCTCCCAAACGTTTTAGCTTTGGATATTTAGATTCTAGCTCTTCGTTAGTAATAAAAGGTAGTGGATTGCCTTCGATGGCGTCATTCCATGCCTTACCCATTTCGTAAATTTGTTGTTCAGACAGATTCTTGGTTCGCATACGGGGCCATCTCTATTTCAAAGTTTTGCCCTGCTGTTTTATCCTCAAAGTGAAAAGTATGTTCGTATGGTCCTGTCCAATCTGTCATACTCCACTGATGTCTTTGTAAATTTCTACGACACCAAGTTTTGCCCTTGTCTACTACATCACTGTGTAACCTTACAACATAGCCAGGTTTCCAACGTAACTTGTATTCAAATATTTCTATAGGTGTCATCAATGTATCGTTGGAAATGTTTCTGGGTCATTAGCATCGATACCCCAGTATTTTTTAAGAAAATAACAAACTGATTCTGGAACTTCAGCTTCTTCATCTGTCGTTGGAATGTACAGTCCTTTTAGACTGCCGTCTTTTCCAATAACTACAGCATAATCGTCTTCGTCTAAAGTATCTTCAATACCTAGATAATCATGACTCATTTTCATTCCACTTCATAATTTCTACTTCGCCATCTTTATTTTTTTTGTGCCGCAAAAAACCATTGTTAATCAATGAATCAATAGTTAAATCAATTGCGTCTTCAAGTTTACCACGTCCTAATAAAAATCCCGCATAAGAACCTGCTATATACGTGAGCCCTATCCACATCATCATATTCATGCTACTTCTGCCTTAAAGTTGTCTCTGCCCCATCCACTGTATTTACTCGCAGAACCATAGCGCATAAAGCACTGCTGTTCCGCAGTGCTTTTGCTTAGACATTTGACTGTGTCGATGTGCTTAATTTTGCGTCCATCGGCATCAACTAACCAAATATTGTAGTAATTAAACATTACTTTCAATGTCCCTTAGTAAGTCTCTATCTTCCCATTCCACTTCACGTTTAGCATCTTTCCATGATTCATAGAACATGTAACCAAAAAGTGGCACTAGTAAAAATACAATTGGAATACCAATTTGTAATGCTAGTGTTGGTGCCATAGTGCTTAAGGTCATTACAACCATTACATAACCCATGATACCAAATGGAGGCAATACTTTGCCTAAGAATTTTTTTGTAACTCGATTCATATTAGATCTCCTGTTTTCTGAGCTTTACATAATTTAAGCGTGTCATTGGTGTATTTGAATCACGCTCGAGATCCTCCCCTTTTATACGTGCGACAATGTCATACGTATCTCCTACAGCATATTTATTTTTTACAGTAAAGCACACCAAGTCTTTACCAATAGCACCAAAGTGCATAAATGCTGGTTCCGTTATCCAGTCACTGTTTAATGTAATGACCTTCAATATTTCTACCTCAGTAGGCTCAAGCCTATCTCCTTTGAGGTGTTTACTTTCTGAGAACTCTGTTTTCAAACGTAATTTATATTCTTTGTTTGCTAGTTCTCTATCAACAAACGCTGGTAAGTAGGCAATTAATCCTACTCTACCAATGTTAGTTTCGTCACTGCTATAGGCAGCAAATAAATCTGATTCAAACTGCGGCAGGTCGCCTAACGCTAACATTGTATAGCGGCGCATATGCTTTTCGCCTTCTTTAGCTGCCTTACGATCTTCTTCCTTAATAGTGAGAGGAACAAAATCTTCTGGTTTCCATTCACCGTGAGCTGTGAATGCGATCAGTTCTTTATTGCTAAAAGTTGTAGGTTGTCCTTCGCTGTAACGACGAGTTTGCTTTTCATAACCGTTGTTAACACGATATGCCGCATAAGCAAGTTCAATAAGATGTTCAGTTTTATAAGATGTCATTGCCTTCACCAGTGCCTTTATCTTTGGTAACAATTTTCTATAACTTAATATAGCAGGACTAGAGTCTATTGTCAACCTAACATTTCCAAATATAAATTTTATCTTGTTTCTTTTTGCCCTTTTGTTGTCCTAGTTGCTGTAACAAGTCTTCTTCATCGTCACAAGGTGTTAATCCATGCTTTATAGCATCATCATACATTTTAGGAGAAATATTAAAGCACACATTGCCTCCTGTTTTAATATTATTTACACACTTTTGCCAAAGTGGAATAAAAAAGTTCACATAAAAGTCTTCGTCTTGTTCCCAAGGCGTCATATGCTCGTATATTTCTAAGTTTACATAAGGCGGAGATGTAAGCACAAAATCATAATCTATAGCACTAAAATCTACATCTAAGCAACTTTGCCATATCATACGCTGTGTTGAGTTACGTTGCTCCTGTATCAAACTATTACCAAAGTCGCTGTAGTTGTCGAGATATTGTATCATATAATTATACGCATCACGCATTTCTGTGTTTGTGTCTATTCCTGTATAATCAATATCCAATGCCCAAGCACCCAACAGTCTGCCACCCCAGCCGGCGGTTGGATCTAATACATGTTTAACATTATATTTTTTATAAAGATACTTGGCTGTTGTACTCTTAAACATTACAATACTGCCTAAGTTTATTCTAAAACACTCATATACATTACCTGCTGGTGTTCTGCCTCCACGATTACGTTTACGTGTACTGTCTATAAGTTTATTCCACGCTTCGCTATCGTTGTGAATGTCGTAGATAGTTTTACCTTTATCTCTACGACATTTTAACAAGTTTTTAAATTGGAAATGATATAAGAAAGGATTACCGTAGAAGTTGTTAGCATTTTCTTCTGCGGTAAATCTTTTTAGATTCTTAAGATCTCTATTGAGTTCATCGTCTGTGATTAACTTGTGATCTTCTATGTCTTTTATAGTTACTGTGTGTAAATTTTCATTTACAGGTTTAAGCACTCAAAAACTCCAATACATTTTGTTCACACTGTTGTCTACTATTGTGTGTAAAATAATTAGTCTTTTCTTTACCACCTTGTTGAAAAAACTGTTTACGACTACTAATTATAAAGCCTCTGTTGTGTTTGTCAAGTTCTTTTACTTGACTACTAATATTATCAGCAAGTTGTTGTAATTGTATTAAGCCTTCGTTAATAATTTTTTGCTGTTCAGGTGTAATTACATCTTCGCCCATAAACAAAGTAGTTTGATTAAGTTTACCACTACTCATTATATAAGCTGCTCCTGGCTTAGGTGTGCTATCGTTCCACATAGGATGTGTACCTTTGCCGCTTTTACATTCTAATGCTACAAATCTTCCACAAAAATCACGTACAAGAATGTCTGGAAAACTTTGGGTACCACCTGGCTGTAGAACATAACTGCCTGCTGGTAGTTCTATTAGTGCTAACGCTAATCCTGTGTCATCAATAAAATCACTTTCCCACCATTGCTTCAAATGAGAACGTTGAAGGTTTGGAAAATCGTTTTGTGTATATCCTTTGAATCCATGTGTGTCTAACACACTAGCAACAGCATCCTCATGCCCAGGATTGTAGTCGCCACTGCGAGCATTTTCATTTTTATAATAGCCCATTGCTAATATTTCGATACCAGCATTATACAATTGAGTACTCATATCTGTGTCCATTTCTTATGTGCTAGTTTGTTTTGTTCTGCCCATGTTACAAACAATCCTGTTTCTCTGCCATGTGCTTCAATTTCACTAGGTTTATCCCAGTAATCAAATTCATTTTCGCTTTCTTGTTTTAGTTGCCCTAGCTCGTACTGTTTAACATGTACTAATTCGTGTGCTAGAGTTGTAAGCATATCACGCAAACGGAGACTGCGTTTAATATCAATTTCATATTCGCCATTGTCAACTTGAATACAACCACCAAGACTACGATCGTTTGTCAAACGTCTAAAACTTATTTCAATGTCAGGATTTATATTGAATTTGTTACAAACAAATTCAGCCATGCTGTAAGCATACATTTTTTGAGCTTTTGTGCCGCCTTGAACGTATATCATTGTTGCCTCTGTGCTGCCTATAACTATATAATAGCATAAACTAGCATATTGTCAACCTATAATCTGCGTGTGATACGTCCTTTTTCTAGATCATAAGGAGTCATTTCTATCCTTACTCTATCTCCAGCGACTAGTCTTATCTTAAACTGGCGCATCTTTCCGCCTGTATAACATACCACTAAATGTTCATTGTCTAATCGGACTTTAAATGTTTGGTTAGGCAACACATCTATTATGTCGCCTTCTACTTCTATAATATCTTTATTTTTCGTCATTCTCTTTTTTTTCTAAAACGATGATTCCTTTCTCTATTTTAACACTAAGCACATCGCCTTCTTTCCACCCCAACTGTTCTCTAATTTCAGGAGGGATGTTCATCAACACATTTTTATCATCACCTTCGATATCTTCAAATATGTCTTCTACTTTATATTCATAATTATTTACCAAATGTATTTCTCCATAGTCTACGTGTCTTTCCAATTATATTTTTTGGTTCAATTGTCACAGATTTAATTGTAGACTTATCTTTGTGTTTATCTACTACAATAGCAACAGCATCCTTACTACTATTGCTTTCTACAATATAATGATCGTTTTGTGTAACAACCTTCCACTTCATTAGTTTCTCCAAAAATACACACTAGAACCTTTGCTCATTGTATCGCCGCCATTGTTGTCAACTTCCTCACCTTTATAGGTAACACTAGTTAGAGTGTCATCACCGTTCCAATATTCCATAGTATAAATTTTTAATTGTTTTGGATCAAATTCTCCTGTAGTTTCAATTATACCATCAAAAAACGTGCCTTTCTCAGCATTAAAAATCTGTACAGTATATTCAGGTTCATCTGCTTCAGTAACTTCCATATCTACAGGAATACTATTATTTTCAGTCCACTCAGGTAAATCTTCGCTTACAACTTCTTTTATTACAGCATCACCCCAATCAGGACCAGCAACTTCGTCTATATCTATAATAGCACTGCTGAAATCAACACCATATTGATGTTCGACTAATTTGTCACAATCATACCACATTTGGTTGTATTCTCCTTCTTCGTCATACAAAAAAGCAGAACCATCGGGAATTACTACTTCATCAAAATCATCAGGATCTAAAAAATAACTAGCAACTAAGTTTGTATCATCTTCGTTTAGTTTATTCCAATAATCGTATTGATCTTTAGTTAATGAAAGATAACCACATTCGCAACCGTAACCTCTAATGCGTATTGTGTAATATCTAGGACCTTTAAGATCTTCAACTAGTTCTTGTTTTTCTTCTGTAGTAGCCATTTTTTCCTCCAATAATACTTATTATATAGCCATTTTATTTGTTTGTCAAGCTAAATATGTTTGTAGCAGAGCGTGAGGGCGCACATGGATTTTTTAACTTTAGTAGGGGATGTAGGCTTTCCGATAGCAGGAGCCTTAGCAGCAGGCGGTTTTGTTTTCCTTACATTGAAATTTATTCTAGCAGGTGTAACCGGAGGAGTTACAACTCTAAAAAATATCATAGGACAATTAGATAATAGAGTTCAAACTATGAACAACGATCTTATTAAGATTGATGCGTTGTTAAGTTATACTTTGAACGTTAGACCTAATGTAGATAGGTTAGCAGCAAACGAAGGAAAAGAAGATGCCAGACGCGACTGATGATAAAGGTAAACTAGAAGTAAGTGTGAGAATACTAGGAAATGAACTAGTAGCACTAAGAATGGATGTAGACGATTTCAAAATGAAATGGTTAGTAATGGGCGTGGTAGCAATAGTAGCTCTTGGATGGGCTGCTGGTAACTTTGGCCCTGAACTTATGGACATGTTTGGAGAATAAATGGATATTGCGGCTGCTGTAAGCGAATATGGATTTCCAATTATTGCCGCAATGGGCATGGGTTACTTTATCTATTTTATATGGAAATGGGTAACTGAAACTATTGATCCAGTAATTGGTGAGACAATGGGTACTCTAATAAAACTAGTCGATCGTGTTCGCATGTTAGATAATGACATGATTAGACTTAATCAAAAACTGTCAATGGTTTTGGAATACAGGGCAAAATTAAATCCACAGAGACAGGACGAATTACAACGCCTAGTGGATGAATACAAAACTGGTAATGTCCAGTCTAATAGCACAGGAGGGAATGATGATGTTCGAAAAGGGGATGATGATAGCTGACATACTACCAGCTGACACAGAAATGGTAGGCACAGCTATGCCGTTGGATACAAAAGAAAACAACGACCATATCAAAGAGTTTTTAAAAGGCAAAGAATATCTAAAACAAGAACTACTAGAGGCATTGACATAATGAAAGGAGCGCCTAGAACTTGTAAAAGTTGTGGGCATAAGTGTCATTGTTACGCTCCAGACTGTAAAGAATGTATAAATGATGTATGTGTCAAATGTGATTGCGAGAATTCAAAATCTAAATAAGTATCTTTATGGAACTATATTTAGGCAGTTGTGAATATAAATGGACGCACAAAGAAACACATATGGAACAGATGTGGATCCAACGTGAAGTTGGCACAGATGTTTACAAAACAATAGAAGAAAATAATTGGGAATGGAAGCTAACACGTAGCGGTAGTAGAACGTTGCCAGATGATATCTATTGTAAATGCGATATAAGTGTCATACTTCCTGAATCAAAAGAAGCCACACATTTTATTCTCAAACACTCGGAGAAAGCAATATGATTTGGATGGACTATGTGATAGAACAAGCAGGACCTCACTTCAGAGTCAAGGGCGACTGGCTTGGAGAAGTTATGGGCTGGACTAAAGATGGAAAGAAAACCGGCGGTAAAGAAACTGTTCTTTACAAACCAGGTGATGTTTTTATTGTAAACGAAAACGGCTGGCTTATGAAATCAGACGAAGTTAATGCTCTTTTGTTAAAACATGAGAGCAAGGTTAATGATTGAAATAGTATTTTTCTTTGCCCTTATAATTAAACATGCCTTTGCTGATTTGTTTCTACAAACATTTATCAAAAAACCTCACAGCAAAATACGTTACTTTGATAACGGACATAGACACTACGCACATCATGCTGGCGTAAACTTTGTAGTGTGTTTGTTTTTTGTATCACCTGCCTGGGCAGTGATCTATAGTATATTTGATTACATTATACATTGGCATGTTGATTGGGGCAAAACAGTGTTCTATACAAAGTTCAATTGGAAACGTGACGAAGCTAGGTTTTGGCGATTACAAGCATTAGACCAAGCACTACATTACACTACTGCTTTTGTAATTGTGTTACACGCTCATATGTTTGTTTTATAATATCACCAACTTGATCACTTACCATAGTTTCATAATGTGTGTGATTAACTTCTATGTGCTTCATGTCAGTTCTGTGACGCATTGATTCAATAGTACAAACACCATCATTAGGTCCGTTGTGATACGGAACTGACCCTGCTGTTGTTACTACTTGTGTCCAAGGTATATCCAGTTCAATTTCATTTGCTTCACGTATAGGATCACTTCTCCTGCCAATATCTTTAAACAATGGATAGCTTGGAACAATATACTTTGCCCAATCTGCTGTACTACTGCCACGGAACGGAGTGCTAATACTAACACCTCCTATGACACGCACATACTTGGTAAGATGAATAGCATACAATCCGCCCATGCTATGTCCTACAACAAAGTGCGGACCTTTACCTTTACAAGTATCACCAATCATTTCTAAGTTTTCGTAGAAGCGATTCATACTGTTGTAATTTACTAATATTTCATTTGTAAAATTAGTCTTACTTTGTAGATATTTAAAACTGAGACTTGTTTGGTTAGCACCATGACACCAGATAACATTTATGTCATTTGTTGTACGTTTTTCTTCCGCAGTAGGCTTACCAAAAAAATTCTTAAAAATACTATAACCGAGCATACTCTATTTACTTGTGGCTACAAATACACCATTCCAATCTGATGGTAAGTCTTGTGTTTTCATATATTCACAACGTTCCATCCACATTTTATAATAGCCTGTCATTTTGAAATCAAAACAATTTGTCAATGCAGCACTTATTCTATAAGCTTCATCAAAGTCTTGTGCTTTATATGCTTCCATCATTTTTTCGTGTCTATATTGATCTTTTTTCCAGGCATGTTGTGGATTATCTAATACAGTATAAATGCTTAATCCTACACTTTTGCCTTTTACTTGTAAATCGTCTACTTTGAGATAGAAGAAGTCTTCCTTTGTTGCTTCATATGTATTTTCTCCAACAAGTAATAGACATCCGTATTCTTTACATTTGCTTTCAACACGAGCTGCTGTACTGACGGCGTCTCCGAGTACATCATAACTGTGTCGTTTGCTGCTGCCCATTTCGCCCAGATAACCAAGCCCAGTATTAATGCCGGCACCCATACCGACAGGTGGCCTACCTTCGGGTATAATAACTTCTTCATTAAACTTCTCCACTGCTTTCAACATTTTAAGTCCTGTTTCTACTGCGGTGTGTGCGTGTCTGTTGTCGTCAATTGGTGCGTTGTGTATGTGCATACTAGCGTCACCAATATACTTTATAATCATGCCATCTGCGTCAAGCACTGGCTCTGTAATGGCATCCATGTAGCCATTCATTATTCTTGTTAGCCCTTGTACATCGTCTCCAAATGATTCACCTAATGGTGTAAATCCACGCAAGTCACTGAACACGATACTCACATCTTTCTTTATACCACGTTTAACAAGCTCTGGAGATTCTTGTAATAGTTTAACCACTGCTGGGCTGGCGTATCCTTCGAATTGTTTTTTAATGGCTTGCTTTTGCAGGAACTCGTCGAGGAACTTGAGCACATATCGTTTGAGACCCACGAGCAAGAGGAAAGCACTGATAGTAGCACCATCAATAAGAATATTTTGTGTATTGAATACATATATACTAACTCCAATAAAACCGCCTACTGACAATACAAAGAAGGCTATACCAACATATGTCCATCGGGCGAGTGCAATTAAAAATACGCCTGCCGTTATTAACGCTGCTAGTTCAGCCCATGCTTCTGCGTCAGGATGTCTGCTTATGTTTGATTCATTAAAAACTGTTCCTAGCATTGCTGCTTGGACTTCGTGTGGGAACACTGAACCTGCTGCTGTTGCTAATGGCTGTGTAAGCCCTGCTGCTGTTGGTCCTACAAATACTATGCCGCCAGCAAAGTCATCTGGTAAGTCTACTGCGCTATATGACTTTGATTGTTGACTCCAGTCAATCCATACTTCACCTGTTGGGCTAGTCTGTATAACACCAAATTGTGGTATGCGTAGTTTGTCTACACCCATCGGTGATAGTTTGATTTGGAAACTTGGATCACCTGCTAGTACACGCAATACCTCCATTGTAACATTTGGATACAATGTACCGCCAGATTCTACTACTAATGGTATGCGTCTTGTTACACCATCTATTTCAGGCCAAGAGTTTGTAATGCCTGACCCAATGGCGTTATTTTCGATATCAGGAACATTTGCTATGATTCCTGGAACGCTTGGGATAGTATAAATGTAATCACTGTTTACTATAGTAGCACCAGGATTGATTGGTTCATTTTTATTTTCTTCGGAGCCCAGCATTGTGACAATAACTGGATAATTGCTCATAGTCAGGGCAAGCATAACGTCCTCGCCCTGACGATCTGTTTCAGACATCAATACATTGAACACTACTAGTCCAGCGCCTCTGGCATATATCTCCTCTATAAGGCTACCATAATCACCTCTCGGCCACGGCCATTGTCCGTATGCCTCTAAACTTGGCTCATCAATATTCACTGTATAGATGTTGTTTTCAACTGGCTGTTGATTCACAATCAGCGAGTCAAAGTACCGTAATTTAACACTTTCTAAAAACGGCGGGTTTAAATAGAATAGATAACTTAGTACTGCTAATACTAATAGGCTCCATAATGGTGAAAATATAATTTTTCTCATCTTGTTTTCCCTGTGAGTTTGGCTTTTAGTTTATCCATTTCTTCACGTTTTGCTCTTGCTTTTTCTACTTCTTTCATAGTATCTTCAAACCAGTCTCTGTTGTCTACCTTCTTATTATTCTTCTTCCGTACTCTGGGTTCTTCAGATCTGGGTACCTCCAATACACTACTGGGCTTTTCCTCTCTTTTTGTCTCAGTTTGAACCCTTTGTGTTGGTGATGAAATACTTCGACGTAGTCGTTGGATTCTTTCTCTGAGTTCTTGTTGTTTGGTTTCATAATACCTTTCATACATTTTCTCTTTGAAACGTTTATCTACTAACTCATCTACATAATCTTTAAGCAGTCTTTCAAGTATCCACTTCAACATCTAGTATTTATTATGCTTGAAGAAGTACCCAAATAAAGCCATACAGACCTGCTGCGCCTACAGCAAAAACAAGTAATCCTATTACCCATGCTATAATAAATTCTTTTCGTTCTTGTGCTGCGTATGCTTGCTCTCTACGTTCTTTACGCATTTGTGCTTCTATGTTTACAATTTCTTTCCAAGCACTAGGTCCATAATACAAGCTGATATATGAACGCAATTCCTCACGCATTTCGTCAGCTTTTTTCTTATGCATCCATACTTCCATAGCATTGGATTCTACGCCACCGCCTAATGCTTTGTACCACGGTGGCTTTTCTGCTTTAGCATGAGCATAATCAACATCTGATATTGCTCTTGCCCATTGTCCAAGTTGTGAACCCATGTCTTGGATTTCTTTACCTGTATTAATTGCTGATTTGATACCATTGTAGGCTGCTGTGGCCATACTTATGGCTGATACTGGATCTATCATTCGCCCTCATTTCTAGTAGATGCCCTCTACTAGCGATATTTATCAAAACAGAATTTTAAGTCCTATACTTAGCATGTTAGTACTTGCATTATCATTGATACTTCTTTGTAAGTCACCTACAAACTTTACATTTTCTGTAACGTGCTTGTCAACACCAATGCCGATACGTGTTGTACCTTCTGTGCTTCTGCTGATGTGAGCTGTTCCAAGATCAAAATCAAAGTTAGCACCTAATGTAGCATAACGATATGTTTCATCAATTGCTGCGTGAGATAAAGCACTTTGTATGCTTCCTGTTTCAGTATAAGCATCAGTTGAACGCTTGCCTGCTACAATACCTAAAACTGGACGAATTTGACCTGTGTTTGGTTCTACTTCAACATTTACCCAAGTATCAGTTGTTGAATATTCACCTTGGTTAGTAAAGTCACCAATGTGTCTCTCATAGGTTGTATCTTGACTAGCACGATTAACTGTGCCACGCACTGTGTATTCATCTAGTGATTTGCTTGCGCCTACGCCCATATGTAGTGTGGTCATATCTCCTGTACTACATGCGTCAGCACTGGTAGTGATTCTGTTGATCCCACCTTCGATTGTAAGTAGATCATCTGTAGTAGTTGATCCACCCACGCCTAACACACGACTTTCAGCACTACATCCATCTCCTAGATCTGATGTAATACGACTACCTGCTACATAGTCAGCAAAACCTAAACTGTGTAAGTCTACAGCACGACCAATTTTTTTGCCTGTATCCATACGTCCAACAAAACTCGACAGTGTTTCTGTGCTTGTGCTTGCTGTTCCTAAAGTACCGTCACTGTAAATGTCCCAAGTTGCTGTTGCTTTTTCTCTAGCAATAGTTTGTACGCCATCTGCTGTTGTACTTGTGTGACTTGTAACACTACTTGTGCCTGTTCCTACCACAGTTGGACCGCTTGCTGCGTCTGTAGCACTACCAACATCTTCTAGTGTTCCCCACGAACTAACATCAGCGCCGCCACCTGCACCTGCTGTAATAGCAGAATCCGCAGCATCAAAAGCACTTGGTCCAAAGATGTAAGCATAGTTTGCTTCTAATATGTCACCTGTACTAACACCTGTCCAATGCCAAGTAAGACCAATAGTATTGTCTCCTGTGTTTGTGTTTGATCCATCACCATCTACAGTATTTTCTGTATACGCATCTGCTTCTGTACTCCACCCACTAATACCAGCATCTACATTACTATCTGTTGAATACAATCCTAACGCATAGCGTGAAACTGTTGCTTCAGCAAATGCTACATTACTATCTGGAATGACGCCATAACCTAGCACGTTGTCTGTAGCACTGGTGTCGCCTGTTTCTGGCATAGCATCTGGATCAATAAAACGTCCAAAGTATACATCAGCAGCATCGCTTCCAGCAGTAATATCTGTACCAATCTCGATATGTTCTGCTGTAGCACCTAAACTATAAGTGTTTTCTATTTCCCAACCACTGTGTGCTGAATTTGTGCCTGTCCATACAAACCCATCTGTGGTATCTGTTAAACCATCAGCATCTGTCCATGCGTTTGAACCAGTGTTGTTGTTTGATGAATTTGTGCCGTCAATTTTTAAAGCAAATCCATCAAATGGTGAACCTGGTGTTAGATAGTCACCTTGCTCTGAATCTGCTGGAAATGTTCCTGACCCTGTGCTATCAAACTGTAGTCCTGGACGAGTGCCTCCGCCTGAGCCGAATGTACCTGTTGTACCATTGACGCCTGCTTTTACATAATCGTTTTCAAGTATACCCATTCCTGTTACACTTGAGTTCATACTTGATGTATCGGCTAGAGCCGTCGTTCCTAAAAGTGCTGCCATTACGCTGACAATCGTTATATTTTTCATTTTTTACCCTCGTTGTTTAGATGCCGGTTGCGCCCTCACGCCGCGGACCATGTTATTTAATCATAAACTCTAATCCAATAACTACGCCTACATTATCTTTTTCAAAACCAGGATGAGCAAACATCCTAAAGTTTTCATGATCATAAGTAATACGAGCCATTGGTGAGTATTTGTTGTTATAGCCTGTAACTACTGCTCCTTCAAATCCAAAATTATTAAATTCATGTCTATATCCAACATATGTTGAATTATTCCTTACACTGTTATAATAAGTTCCTACTATATAATTTTCGTGTTCAAACCTCATGTGAGGATGTACACTGTTATAGTTATTGTCAAAGCCAAGATGTAAACTTAACCCAATACTTAATGTAAGTGCTTCAATTCCCATTATCTTGCCTTTGTTCATAATGAGAGTCGATATTGTTTGTTACCTTGCCAGCTGCCCACCAGCCAAAAGCTGTTAGGAAACCTACAAGAAAGTAAACCAGAACATTTTCCAAAAATCAGTGCCCTCTGTAAATATTTTTACAGTAATATTTAGTGACTAATTTGCTCAAGTTATATTACAATTTAATTTTGTGAAACTGTTATAGCACAACCTGCTGTGTTTGTACAAATACCAGTAAGGCTGTAGGTCTTGCTTGTGGCTGTGTTGTTGGTTGTTTGATTGCTGGTCACTGAATAAGCACCGCCGCTGTTTGTAAGATCAATTTCAAATGAATGTGCCATAGTTCCACGTTGACTAGCATCAACACTATGATCATCACCTGTAAGCACTATGTCTGCCCATTGTTGACCACCATTGCCTCTTTGCTCTAGTGTAACATCATTGTTGTCACCTTGTATTTCAATAAAGCCATCGTGTCCTGCTTTGCCCATTTGTGTATGCGTTACACCATTATTGTCACCATTTACAACATTTGCTATGTGATGTCCAGCGCCACCTCCACCACCTCTGTTGGTGTCTGTTTGATAACTGTCTAGCATATTATTATCGCCTGTGACAGTCCAGTATACTTCGTGATCACCAATTTCGTCTGTATCAACAGTTCCATCATCGTGCTTGCCTTGCCAAGCATTGACAGCATTGTAATCGCCTGTTACTACAACACGGCTAAAGTTATTGTCTGATTCTTGATAACTGTCTACGTCATTACTGATTCCGTCAGCTTCTGCATAAGATTCGTTGTAATCACCTTTTTGATATACAGTAATTGTATTGCCAACATCATTGTAACTACTGCCAGTTTCAGCGTGAGCATCATTGCCATCACCTAGTTGTGTAACGGTCATTGTGCAGTCTTCGCCTTGACAATCTATTACAGCATCATTATTATCGCCAGTCTGTGTTAGAGTGCTACTACTATCTCCTATATCAGCATTGTAAAATCCAAGCGTATTGTTGTTACCTGTTTGTGTATAAGAAAATGTAGAAGGACCAAGACTTCCTAGCAAACCTTTGTTTGATAGATTATTCAAATCACCAATCTTGTTATTTTCTCCATCCTGTGTAATGGTGAGATCAATATCGTCACCTACTTGATTAACATAAATTTCATTACTAAAAGTTACGTTGGGTGATAGTAATACGATTAGCGCCGCCGACGCCAACACGGTAACCAAATTCATAAAATGCTCCTTGTTCCATATCTATGCTATAACTATTATTTTGACTTAAAGTTAACTGGAAATAATGCTGATCGCCTTCTCGTCTACTTAATAAGAAGTTAGGAAAAGGTTCGTCATAAAAAATATTTGTTTCAGGATCTAAACCTAAAAACTTTTCTTCAAAAAACTCTATGTTTTGTGCTGAGAGTTCATCAAACCATTGTGCTAAAATAGCAGCCAATTGCCTTTCCATTTCGTCAACCCATACAGGGTCTAAATATGTCATATTATCTAATTCTGTGACCCAAATGTTTTTGATACCTTCTACAAGTGGATCTTTATCCAGTTCGTCAAATTTTAAAAAATCAATATCTAATAAATCAGTGTTTGGATATTGTCTTAATATTTCTTCTGTGTAAGGGGATACTTTGCGTACAATTAACATTGCTGTAAGCATGTTTTCTGGCAAGTCTAATACTATACTTGGTCCTGGATGAGCACCTCTATGCTTGACAATAGTGGTTTGGAATGCTTGATTCATTATAACTTGTCCAACGTCAGACTCAACTGATATTTCTCCTACAACACATAGTCCTGCCGCATCACAACTTGGCAGTAGTGTAATCATTGATCCACCTATTTCATCTACGATCATCATAAAGTCTGTACCACGCACATTGATTGTAGCACTTGGTGTTCTGATGTTTACTCTTTGTCTGCTGTTCTTTGCTATTTGTCCACTAGCATAACGCACTGCGCCTAGAGTTGCTTTCATTGATAGCGAACCAGTTCCTGAATTTGGATCGTAAATAAATTCATCTATTGTCATACGTGAATGTTCTGTAACATCAACACGGGTATCGTCTAAAAAGTCCATACGGAGAGAGCCTTTTCCTGTAACGACTTTGTCATTCATTTCAAGACCAAGGCCTACTTCGCCATTGTATTTTTCTGCTTCACGTTGAATTGTGCTAGAACCTTTATGTTCTGCTATTGTGCCAATACTACTATATACTGGGGTTGCTAATAGGCAACTAATCAGACTGAGTAATCTTAACATCTTGTCCATCACCTGAGAATGTGCCGTCTACAGTGTTATCTTTTATGCCACTTTGATCTATTTCATAAACACTGCCGCCACCTGTGATGTCTAATGTTATACTATGTCCACTTGTGTCGCCGTCTCCGCTTTGAGTTGTAAGAATGACATTACCACCTGATCCTGCTGTATAGCTACCACCAGAATCTGATACTGTAGCTGTACTTGCTGTAGCACTATTATCAACTGTAATATTCAAAACTGCGCTTGCTCCGTTAATAGTGCTGGCCAGGACATTACCATCACCGTCTATTGAAAAGTCAACTTGTGCTCCGTCAGCGTCTGCTGTTTCACCAATTGCTAATTGAAAGTCATTACTACTACCTGTAGTTGTAATGTTTAGTGTTACATTTTCACAATTTACACCCGCAGTTTGATCACATGTTAAATCTACGTTATTACTATTTCCTGTGAATACCCACGTACCAGTGTATGTGTTACCTTGAATGTCTGCTTCAATGACGTTAGTATTTCCTGTTTGAGTAATACTAAAGGTCATATCATCACCATCTAGGTTTACATCGGTGGTAGAATTACCAAATTGGTTATCTGTTCCATCTTGCGTTATATCCAAATCAAGTGTATCACCTATCTGAGTGATATAAATCTCATTTGCTAATGTAGCTGTAGTGAGAAGTATTGATATGAAAAAACTATATAAAATTGCCCTCATTTTTTCACCTCCGGCTTCCGCCAAACGTATTTATACATAGCCTATTGTTTTATAAATACAAAGGTATTTAGTGTAAATATTTTTACAGTAAAGTGAGTATATTATGAAAAAATCAACAGTAATGAACGCATTAGCATTAGCAAAACAAAAACACACCGAACAACAAGTATTTTGGGAAACATTTGATAACTTATGGCCTGTAGCAGATAATACAGAACCAGAAAAACAAGAAGGCTATTGCTTACACGACGATATAGATGAAATTATTTTTCAAAAAGTTGTAGATGCTTTAAAGGAAAACGCTGGCAACAGAACACATGCTGCTAAAGATTTAGGAATAAAAAGAGAAACATTATTAGCTAAGATGAAGAAATATTGTATTATTTAAATTTCCACAGCTCTAGTTCAGCACCTTGATATATTAATTCTATAACACCTTGTTCGATAGCAGCTCTAACAGCATAATTTGTTGCTTCGTTCACAGTGTATCCTGTTTCTACTTCTAATGCTTCTGTACCAAGATCTAAAAACTTGAAAGCACTAGCACCTTGTCTATAACTTGCTATTGACTTTTGAGCTGCTACACTTACTAAAACTCTTCCTGTACTAACACTTACAAGACGCATAGCTACTGTGACGGTATCAACTCTATATTCAACTGCTGAACCAACACCAAGATACATTGCTCCGCTGCCACCCGTTTCTATATTACTATCATAGCCAATTATGCCACCTTCAAGTAACAAGCCAGCAAACTTCATTGGTGCCAAAGATGTAGGATTGTTTTTTTCGTAATTTTCTCTTGTGTTGCGTATTAGTTGACGTTCTTTGATCACGTGATCCATTCCGCCACGTTCTACAACTTCAAACCAAGTGCCATTTCCTGCCTGTAATAAGGCATCAATTACCCATGCTTCGGCACCTTGTGTAACAGCACTTGAAAGATTAGCAACATTTTCTGCTGGCTTACGCTGTCCAGTCTTGTCACTAAATTCATAAACTCCTACAGTCATTACCGGACCGTTAAGAGGTTTCAAGTCATTAAGTTGTTCGACCATAGGATTTTCTTGTATAGTTGGTCCTTTGTCCAACACACTAGGTAAATTGCCTTTGTAGGCACAAGCTGTCAGTAACAAAAAAGATAAAAAAGCTAGATACTTCAAAAATTAAACTCCCCTGAACCTGGTATAGTAATTTCTGTATATCCATCTTCGCCATCTATAACAAGAGTAATGCTACCGTCAGTTTCATCTTTGGTCCATGTAATAGTAGCACCTTCTACTTCTGTAGTTCCTGTATTACTACATTCTGGTTGATCTTCGTCTCCGCAGGCAGCAAACATATTATCAACCATTTGTTTAGATAGTGTCGCATAGATACGTGATTCTAAGTTGCGGATAAATTTGTTAAGAGTAGTATTTTCTAATTCACGTTCTATACGTTCTTCTTCACGCTTTGCTTCATCTTCTAAATCTGCTTTACGATTAAACGTTAATTGCTCTAAACTAAGCATATGACCACTATATCCCTGTCCATTAAAAGCAGGTGATTTAAAATTGTGTACTAAGTCTGCGCCAGCAATACTTGCCCTTACCATGAAAGTAAATGCTATCAGCGTAAAAATAAAATATCTCATAAAACTATTTAGTTAGTTTTTTCTTCGCTTTCTATATCTTTGCTTGAAATAGTGCCCAAAGTCTTAAACAAAGGACCTGTTTCAACAACCAGTTTGTGTCTGCCTGCTCTTTTTGATCCATCGGGTCTAACTTTTGGGCTAGTATAACTATATCTTATCATAAACAAAAAGTTTCTTACATTTCCAATTGTATGAACATATAACGAAGGTCTACCAGTAGTTACTAAAGAAGTTTCTAAGTTAACAGTAGCAAGATTATTACGCATCGTACGCATTGTTTGTGCAGTATAATCGCCCTTGCCTAAATTAACAATATAAACCCTTGGATCTTTTTTTGTTAAATGTTCATCCATAAAACCAGCGACATTTTTTATAAGCTGCGCTTCTTTTTGTGGATCATCACCGGCTGTTAGTTGGTTTAAACTATTGCTTACTTGTTGCATCACACTAACGACATGTCTTTCAGGTTGTGACTCATAGTCATCAATTGGTGTTAGTGTTACCCCAAGTTCTTTAAAAAACACTTCCATATTAGCAAATGTTCTTGGAGAGGCTTGCCCAATAAGATTGCTACCAGTTTTTAAACTCCAGCCTTTGATTACACGTTCAGTGCCATCTTCTTTTGTATAGATTAAAAAGATATCTGCTTTAGTTCCACTTTGGTCTTCTTCGCCAGCTGCCTTTACAACAATTTTATCTGGCTTGCCATTTTCAGCAAATATTCTAGCCCATTTTTTAGCATAGATATCACTATTGGCAAATTTTACAGCACCTTGTAGTTCACTGGTCATTACACTGGCTAATGCTTGTACGTCTTTAGCATCTGCTATGTTGGCTTTGTTTTTGATGATATTAATAAACTCAATTTCATCGCCTTCGTTACCTGTAAAAGTTTGACTTAAATTTTCAGTAGCACTAGTTTGATTCATTACAGACATTACATCATCTGTTGTAATATTATTAGCACCAGCAATTAATTTAGCAACAACGGCACTGCCTATTAGATACTCGCCCATATGTCCGCGAGTTGATCCATGTTTTAGTTTATTGCCAGCAGCTTCTTTGATTTCTGAGTAACGCATAAAGTTATTTATGCCAATTTTGGAAACAACATATCTCTACAGAAAATTTCTACATCTTCTTCTGGTAGTCCCAGTGATTTCATAACCGCAGGTGTATGAGGATTTTGTTGCTGATTATGACAATAATAATCTTGTGCCTTTGCCACAGCAGCTTCGTCTGCCGTATGGTTAAAGTCCTTGACTTCCCACATATATGTTTTTAGATTTTCTAAAGCAATACGGATAATTTCTGTACATTCTGCTTCGTCATTTACATTACCAGCAGCCAACATCTTTCCTGTGAAAATGTTAGTTGCCCATTCTGGTAATTCACGTTGTTTCTTTGGCACAAAATGATCTACACTGTCATAGTATCCTTGTATCATTGGATGTTCAGGATCAGCACTGCGACTAAAGTCGTGAAAGGCACCTGTCATTTTATTCTTGCCAGCAATAACATCAAAACCGTAAATTGGAGCATCGTTATGTAATTGTGGAAAGATACACACGTGCATCATCCATAAGCCTTTTGACTCACGGGCATCTACAACATCAATGTGTGCTCTACGAATATACTCGTTGCTCCACACTCTGTTGATCCAACCATTGTCTGGCTGATTAAAGTCAGCTAAACCTGGTTCTTCAATTTCATCCGCATGATAATCAAATGTTTCAATAATTTTATCTTGGCATTCAATTAGTTTTTCCCAAATCATACTCACTGTTCTAACTCCTCAAATAGTTTCATAGCATATTCAAAACACAAATTTGCTTCGTCTGCCATACCATCATGAAGTCTTGCTCTAACTTTTGTTTTGAGTTCATCAACATCGTGAAACTCATACATCTTGCCAGAGCCAGGATTACGTTTAGCAATCATTTGTCCGCCATACATATCACCAAAGTGTCGTACGTAGATATGTGCCATAAAATCATCGTATTCAGTTAAACTTAAAATATAATTTACATAGTCTGAAACAACAGGACATAGCAATTCGCCTTTGCGTTCGATGTTGTATTCTTGTTCAAGTTCTTCTAAGTCTTTCTTAATAGCATCTGCTCTAGCAATGTATTCAATTTCGTCCATTGCTCCGTATACAACTGCTTGATTTTCTAGCACGGCATACATAACATATTGGTTGTAAATATAACGGTGGTACTCTTCAGGAGTCATACCTTTTAATAATTTACGAGCGTGTTCTGTTCGTTCAGCTTTGCTATGGTTTTCCCATGTAAGTTCTTTAAGTTTACTACTCATGTACTTTCTTCTAATCTGATGCGTAATGGAAAATTGTTTTCTTTACATACGCTGGTTGCTTCCAAAGCCTTTTGTTCGGCTACTTCGTATGTATACTCTCCAACAACACCAGATCCTTCTTCGTGAATTTTGTTCGTAATTTCTACTGCTGTTTGTTCACTATGTCTAAAAACTTCAACAAGCAAGGCAATAACAAAATCCATTGGAGTAGCATCATCATTCAAAAAAATGACTTTATACATACTTGGTTCTTTGATTTCTACTTTTATTTTTTCGTCAATTACTACTTCAGTTGTCATATTATATCCTTAAATGGGGGGATGTGACTCCCCCCACACTTGTTAACCTTCAATCGTTCCTACTTCACGGATACTAATTTTCTTTGGTTTTTGCGCTTCAGGAACATTGCGAACCAAGTTGATATGTAGCATACCGTTTTCTAGTTCAGCACCTTCAACTTCGATATGTTCAGCTAGTGTAAACTGTCTACGGAAGTTTCTGTTGCCAATACCTTTGTGAAGATAATTTTTACCTTCTGGAACTTCAGGTGATGTACCTTCGATTGTTAAGACATTTTTTTCTAGTGTAATGTCTAAATCATCCATTGAGAATCCAGCAATGGCCAATGAGATTGTATACTCATCATCATTTTCTTGGATTACATTGTATGGTGGATAACCTTGTGACTTTGTGTTTGTAAACTCTCTATTGAGGTCTTCAAACATTCTATCAAATCCAATAGTAGCTCTGTGAAAGTCAGGTAGGTTTAGGGTGGTAAATCTTGTCATGTCATTTCTCCTTTATAAGCAAGATATGTTAATGAGCCCTTTCGGCGCTCATTATTATTTATACAATATTTTTCAACTTTTGTCAAGTTAGAATCTAACTATTTCTTTTGGACCAGTGAATAAAATAGTCTCAATGCCAGGTGTAGCATATTTTTGAAATAGTTCAGCATACTCAGCAACAGTCATCACTGTACAATGAGTATTTTCTCCATTTGGTAAGTTTTTAGTTGCCAAAGTTTCACATATATAGTGCACAGTAACTTTGTTAGTGTGTTTATAAAACCATTGTACACATTCTTCAAGTTGTTCCATTGGAATATGTTCTAGGCAATCTTTTGACATAATCATATCAAATCTGCCTTCGGGTAGTTTACTAAATGGTTCGTATGCTGGATCATAACAAGTAAGCTCAGGATTACTGTGCCACATATAGTTTTTCCAATACAATCCTTTGCCGCATCCAAAGTCTAGTAAAGTTTTGCTTTCACTTTCAATAAAAAAGTTTTCAAATGTACCCCATAGTCTTTCGTTTACATAATCGCCAGCAAAATATCCATCATTATGCATTTGCTGATATAACTTTAGATACTTTTCTGTTATCATGCGTACACACTATTAAATTGTTGTGTACATCTCACAAACGTAGCGCACTTACTTAATTGTTTAAGTTTCATTGCTCCTGTGTATGTACAAGCAGACCGAATGCCGCCTAATAAATCTTGTATTGTATGAGCAACACTTCCTCTATATGGCACTAAGACTTCGCGTCCTTCGCTACTACGATAATCTTTTAATCCGCCAAAGTGTTTGGTGTTTGCTGCGTCACTACTCATACCGTAGAACTGTACAAAATGTTTTTCTTTAAACTGTCGAGTCCTTCCGTCATCTTGAAATTCATCTGTAATAAACTTTCTAGTAATTACTTCGCCGCCGCCTTCATCATGCCCAGCAAGCATGCCGCCAAGCATAACAAAATCTGCGCCGGCAGCAAAGGCTTTAGCGACATCTCCAGGGCAAGTACACCCACCGTCAGCAATAATGTGACCCCCAAGTCCATGGGCGGCATCTGCACATTCGATAACTGCCGATAACTGCGGATATCCAACACCAGTTTGTATGCGAGTAGTGCACACAGACCCGGGACCAATGCCCACTTTAACAATATCTGCTCCACTTAGAATCAACTCCTCTGTCATTTCTCTTGTCACAACGTTGCCAGCAATAATAGTTAAACCTGGAAATTGATCACGTACCTTACGGACTCTTGCCGCAAAATGATCACTGTAACCATTCGCAATATCCATACAAACATATTTAAGTTTATGCTCTATTTTTGCTTGTACATCTACTAGCTTGTGAAAGTCAGTATCACTTGAACCAATACTCATAGCAACATTGTCTAATCTCTCTGGAATGTCAGCATTAAAATAACTAGCAATATCTTCTACACTATATGTTTTAACTAGACAGGTAAACAATCCGCCTTCGGCAAGTTTGTCTGCCATTTCAAATGTACCTACGCCATCCATATTAGCAGCCATAATAGGCACACCTTCGTAATACGCTTTGCTGTTACGGAAATTAAACTTTCGTTCAAGTCTAACTTGACTACGGCTTTTCAATGTACTACGCTTTGGACGTATTAGTACATCCTTGTAGTCTAATTTTATGTCTTCTTCTAACCGCATGTTATTCTCCTAAATAGATAGTCAGCCCATTTTGTGTAACCTTTAGCATTTGGATGACCATCTTTACTAAAGTATTCTACATTTACTCTATGCTTTGTACTTGGTTTGCCTATGTGCTTACTAGTATCGTTTACATCACCGCCTATATTTTTGCTGCCGTTAATATAATCTCGCATAGTTGTATCGGTAATTATTTTTCTATAGTCCAAGTAGTTATAATCTTTATCTAACAAATCTAAATCATCAAAACTAATAAAAGTCAAGTTATCTATATTATTCATTTGGCAAAGCTGTTGAAAGCTGTGTATTAATGTGTGAGTTTGGAATTTGATTAAGTCACTGTTATAATACTTTAATAGATATTGTTTATCAAAGTCTCCACCATAGATAGTATTACCATTAGATCCAACTGTTCTACTGAAGGCAGTCAAACCAAAAATAGCTATAGCATCATTTGCTTCGATGTGTTTTATAAAGTTTTGATACTGTTGCCAGTTACTGTCGCCACTGCCACCAAAGTTAGTGAATCCTACACAACCAAGTTGTTCCGCAAGCCTTCCTACCCAACCTGCCTTGTTATCATTATCATCTGTGCCTTCGGTCCAACTACAACCAAGAGCATAAAGATGTTTATACATCAGCTTGTTTAGCTCTTAATCTTTTATATCTGCGGATTGCTGCTTCTTTTGCTTTGCGCCTTTTGGTGCCTTTTGATTCGTAAAATTCTCTTTTACGTAAATCTTGTAATAAGCCATCATCTGCTAGTTTCTTTTTAAACTTGCGTAATGCTTTTGTAATATCGTTATCTCTAACTTCCACACGCAACCCTTGCGGTCCGTCGTCACGTTTTTTAAATTTCATTTAATCCTCTTTTGATAGTGGCTTCAAGCCAATTAAAATCATATACACGGTTATGATTAATTATATTATAAGGGGTCTTTGTGTCGTTTGTCAAGTAAAAAGTTTTAGTTTTGCCAATTATATAACTAGCAAGATTTCTTACGATAGGATCACAATTATCTACATCAATAAACACCATGTCAGTTTTTTGTACAGAATCTAAAAGCCACGGTATTTCTAGCGTATCATTTTCTTCATACATATATATTACAATTGGTGTGCTTACTGTTTCAAGAATAGCACTTAGCTCTTGCTTTATTTCAGGTTTAGGATGTATTAATAAAATACTGTATAAATCTGTAACAAAAACATCAGGTGGTGTTACTACTGTAATATCACTCATTTTTACCTATTTTATTCCAAAGACTGTTTTCATCTTGTTCATCGTTTTGAACATACTCTGACCATGGCAAGGTAGTAACCTTACCTTTTATATATTGATCTTTCCAGTACTTAATCCTCTGTTCTGGATGATCAACTTTCCATGCTTTCTTAGCTTCTTTAAACGCTTCAGTTTCTTCTAATTCAGCAATTTCTTCAGCTCTTTTTTTTTCTTCTTTGGTTAGTTCTCGTTCAGCCAATCCTTCGGAAGAGTCTCCTCCATTATCTGGGGTTCTATCGACGGTAATATCTGCCTCATCCTCTCCACTGTGAAGGTTGGTTTCGCTGGCTCCGCTGGTTTCGGTATCGTCGGTGGATTGGTTTTCATTAGGTCTACTTTCGCTTCCGGATTGTGTATGTTCATCATTGATATTATCATTGCTTTTATCATTGTTGTTGTCCTCTGGTGGCCAACCTGGGTTCTCGAGAATACGCTGTGCCCTCGCACGTTCGTAGTCAGCAAAATCATCCTTCTTAGGGCTGCGACTACGCATCTCAAAAGTTGCCTGGCTGGCTATTAGCAGTAGCACGGCGAGTGGGTCAAACACAAAAATTATCACTATGATAACCCAACGCACTGCCTCTTCTAGTATATCTTGGTTTGTTTCTCCATATACAAATTCAGCAAGATATTTGATAGGTCCTACTTCTGCTTCTAGTTTTCTATATTCAGCTTGTAGAGTATACTTGTCTTCAGTCAAACTGTCAATAGTATTATTAAATTCTACAATCTTTTTTTGTTGAGCGTCTATGATAGCTTCAACATCTGCGTCTTTGCCTACTGTGAGGCTGTTGCGCAATCTCTGTATTAGATCGTTGCTGGCAGCAATTTGTGCTTCTGCGCCTGCTCTTAGATCTTTTATGCTTTGTCTGGCAGCGTTGATACGAGCATCATCTGCTTGACGCAAGGCAGTGATTTGCTCTTGAGCAGTTTGCCTTGCGCTCCTATTAGCAGGAATATCTGTGTCCAAGATTGTATCAATCTTACTTTGTATCGTCGCTCTCTGTGTCTTGGCTTCATCTACTGCGCCACTACGAATGCTGTCTACGGCATCTAGTAGACTTTGTTTGCGCTGTAGTATGTTGTTGGTTTGATCACCACGCAAATCTTTTACTTGCTCAGTCAAACGATCTCTTTCGGCATCTAGTGTTGACTGTGCTTGTGTGCGTAGGCCTGTTTCCTGTGCTTGTAGCTCGCTTATACGTGCTCTCTGTGCTTCTAACCAAGCATTGTATGCTCTAGTTGTATTGCCGCCAAACAAGCCATCACTGGTTACACCAATTACTGCTTGTCCTTCTTTGATTTTTTCACGCTCGTTGCTTTGTAGTTTATTGGTCACAACCACAATGTTTTCTTCTATGGCAGCAACTCTAGTTTTTAAACTTTCTATAGCACTGGTATCTATTTGTAAGTCTGTGATGCGCTGTTCGTATTCATTTGCTTGTTTATTAATACGTTCAAGGTCAGCATCAAGTTGTTCTATCTGTTTGTTGTATGGTTCTACCTGTGCTTCGATACTTGCTACACTGGTGTTTTCCATCTCTGTTCTGTAGTCTGCTACTACTGATTTTAGACGCTCTAGTTCGCTGTCTAAACTTTGTATTTCTTCTTCATAAACGCCTACTCGGTCTTCGAGTCTTTCAAGTTGCGTTTGTATGATTTGATTTTGTTCCGCAATAGCAGGCTCAATACGAATGTAAGCACTGTCTATCCTTTCTTGTTCTTTGTCAATTTGTGCTTGTGTGGCAGCATTGCCTTCACCTACACTGGCTTCAGCATCTTGTATCCTAGTTTCTGCTCTAAGAATAAGATCTTCAATCCTGACAACTTCCTGTTCAATGCGCTCGATTTGTGCGATGCCTTCTTCGGCAGCACTGGTTTGCTCAATGTGTGCTTTTGATAGGAAGCCAAAAATACCCATGCTGGTAATAAACATCAGCACTAGGACACTGATGCTCAAGTAGGTTTTCAACCACCACTTGGCACGATCCCAATACCAATGTAGCCACACTGCCGTGACCAGTTTACCAATTTCCAAAGCGCCGCCCATGATAATGATTGGCAATGCGGCAGCCGCAAAGATTGCGACTAAACCACTAACGCTGTAATATATTGCTACGGCACTGATTGTCAGCGCCGTTATTAGCACAAGTATTCCTAAAAACATAGTATTGTATTTAATTACTCCCATCGGTAGAATATATGCGCACCTATTCTACCTACCATTTGTAGCTTTTTAGCCCATCTTGGATTCACATATGTAGCATGATAGTTGGTAGCACCTTCGGTTAATCCTCTGTGCTTGTCCCATTTGCTGATTGACCATGCTATGGTTTGCGCTTCAATCCAACGGTCTCGGTCTTGTGGGTCATCTGACTTACCATCACAATACCAGCTAAATTGGCAATCTCTTCTTCCTTTCTTGTAGCCGTCTTTGACTACTCCACAGATGGTGTTTGGAAAACGTCTGTCGTTCACACGATTCAAAACCACATCTGCCACAGCATATTTATCTGCTAAATTACTGCTTCTTGCTTCATAATACACATTCAATGCCAAGCAATGTTCTTGTGGAAACTTATTCAAATCAAATGAATAACTTTCGGTTGCTGACACTCCTGTGCTGCCAAGGATTACTCCTACGATTAGTAAGAACTTTTTCATATCTACCTCAATTGTTGTTTTACTTAGTTTCTGCGCATCGCAGCGATGTCTTTAGCATCTTCTTTTTTGTCTGCGAATACTGGTACCATATTACTCTTGTGCATTGTAGCAATACCAAGCAACCTACGTTCGCCTGAATAAACCATAGACTCTTTTGCTGGACCATGTCCTGCTATGTTGTTGCTTAATGGTGCTGTATCTCTAGTTTTGTAATCTGGTATTTCATTAGTGTGTTGTGCCTTTGACTTACCAACACCCATAGACGCAAGCCACTGCTCGTGTTCGGCTTGTGCCTTCTGTAGTCTCTTATTGTTAGATTTTTTCTGTTTGCGATTATAACGTGTTGTAGTGAGGTAAGGACCTACTAAAGACATTGTCATAACGGTACTCCATTTTGTTTAATCTATAAACAGTATAACAGAATACTACCGAATGTCAACCTTTATTTTGTCATTTTAGCTACTGCGGCATCATAGTCTTCGCGACTTACAATGCCTTCGTTAAGTAAACGCTCACGGTTAGCCATGTGTGCGGCTTGAGTATCGTCTTTTGATCCGCCAAAGTAGGGAACACAATGTCCTTCGGCTTCCATAATCTCAGTAACCCTTTTCATCTCGCCATTGTAATTTACTTTGAAGTCTCCTAAGATACGACCAAACTTGCCTTTCATATCTTCACCTTTTTTATCTTCAGTAGTAATTAGTTTACCGCCGTCTTTCATAAGTTCTTTAAGTCTTGCTTTGGCTGCTTCGCCAAACAAATCTTCTACTTTATCGCTAGTACGTGACTCTGGTGTATCAATACCCATTATTCTTACACGTTCGTCTTTTAAACAAACGCCAAATCCTAAATCAATATCTACATCTACTGTATCTCCGTCGACTACTTTAATGACTGTCACGTCATATTCGTTGTTTTGCATGTTATTACCCTCATTGCTATTCATCCAAGTTTAACGCTTGGTCGCCCCATAGTTCCATTATTACTTCTCCGAACGCTTGTCCAAAAAGCCACATCAATACAAGGATTACTGCCACTACACATATTGTTAATGTCCAAACCCATATTTGTAGTAATGGATGTTTACCTGTTGTCCAGTGTATTAATTTTTTTATTTTGTTCTTCAACCCGTCTAACATATACTTACCAACAAACCATCTTAAAAGCCTCATAACAATCAAGATAGGTGAACTTAACACATCGAACAAAATTAAAAATAAGTCTACTGAGACATCAACTATGGAATCAATATTCAGTTTTTTCTTAATTTTTTGCCACATATATAACCCTCATTATATGTGTATATTTAGTCATAAAAAAAGGCCGCACTAGGCGACCTTCTTTAATATCTTATGTAACTTAGAAAGAAAATCCTACTGTTACAGTTGGTGTGAACTCTTCTGAGTCCAAGTTGTAGTTTACGCCTGCTTCAAGCTCTGCTCCACTTAACATGTATGTATACTCGCCACCTACGTTTTGTAGTGTGTCTGTGTCATCACCATTCAAGTATGCTGTTAGGCCACCTGTTGTTGCGGTACCTTCATAACCAATTGCTTCGGCGTCTAAGTCATATGACATAGCACCACCAATTGAAGCCATTCCTAAATCTAGTCCAGATACACCTGCGCCTAGCACTGTGTTTTCTGAATCCATGTTATAGTCGCCAGCTGCTGTGACACTCAAGCTACCTACACCAAAAGTATAAGCACCTTGTACATTACTAATGTCTGTAATGTCTGTGTTCCAGTCTGTAAAACCAACAGCTACTGATGCCGCGCCTGCTGTAATTGCTACTGACTCAGTCATTGTTGGCGCTGTTAATGTTTGGTTACCTTCGGCGTCTGGCATTAAGCCATTATCGTCACCCATAGCAATTCCAATACTATTGACTGTTGTACCAACTGTCCAACTGTCTAATGTTACAGCATTGCCATCTGTAGCACTGAAGTCTAAATCAACGTTTGCTAAACCAGTAGCATTGATATCTAGTTCTAGACCCATTGTTCCACCCCAGTCATCATTTGCGTCTTGTGCGAATTTCATTTCAACTTCGCCTGTCAAAATTGATGGTGCTGGTGCTGGTGTTTCAGCAAATGCTGTTCCCGCAGTTAAAAACACTGCTAGTGTGGTAAATACCTTGCGCATAATATTTTTCCTTTTCAAATTTTATGTGTAAAAAAAGTGGGTTCGGAGTACTATTCCGGCCCACACTCTATTTATGTATCTTGTTACTGCGCCGCAGCAATCCTAATACACTTTTGTGGTGAGTGTGTTCAATGAGCAACACTATCCACCTGGTACAAATTTATTTTTTGGTTTGTACCAAACTTTTTGGTCGTGTAATCTGCCGAGTAATTTTTGTATCTCGAGCATTTCTTCTCTAAGTTGAGGCGATGTTTCACCTTGCGCAATTGCCATTCCTCTGCGCCCTGCTTTGGCTCTTAGTGCTTGCTCAATAATTTCAATATCTCGCACACTGAGATCAAACTTTTTGTTAGGCTTCATCTGGTATCTCCACAACTTTTTGGTTTTCTGGCAAACATAATACTGCGGTTATCTCATCATTAAATCCTGCTTTTGCGATTACTTCAACAGCCAGTCTGTCGCTGTTGTTAGGATTCATAACATATTTAACGCATTCGTCTTTAGAGTTAAACTCTAGTATTGGAACTATAAACGGATCTGCTACTGCCATAGTTACTATAATCAAAAACTTCAAGTTCTATTACCTCGTCGATGTCATAGTTGTTCCAAGATCTCAGCAAGTTTTTTCTTAGATTTGCCACGTACTTTAGTTCCCGAGATATCGTTATCACCATCACCCACAACCACAACGGCAATCATACCCATTGACTTGTGTGGTGTACACTGATACAAATACACACCTGGTGTATCAAATGTGTAGGCATATTCTTTGCCTAGTTTGGATTTCTTTGGTGCTTCCCAACCATCTGGTCCTGCGATAAACTCAACATTGTGACCTTTTGATGTTGGTACCCATGTGACGGTGTCGCCTACATCAATACGTGCGATGTCTTCGCTGTACGCCATCTTAGCACCGTCATCACGTTTGTTTAACATGTCAATAGTCATATCTGCTGCCAACACACCTGTTGGTAAAGCAAACGATAACGCAAATAATGCGCCTATTGCTGCGATTCTATACTTCATTTTTTATCCTTTACATTGAGATTTGATGGAGAATATTGTTCCCCATTATAACCTGAACCAGTTGCGTTAGGTCCAGTTTCTACGCCGCTGTTACAACCAACAACGACAACTAACAAAAAGAATATACTCCATAGTGTTACTCTTTTTGTCCACATCATGAACTGTTCAAATGTGCGTTCTGCTTCTGCCTGTGCGGCAGCTCTAACTTCATCTGTCATACTGACCGTGTTCCATAATATGAACGATAGATTTCAAACAGCTCTGCTTGATCTAACGCTTCTTCTACAACAAAATTATCCTTGCCAGCTTTAGATTCAGCAAGTTCGTATGCCTCCGATCTACGTGGAGACATACAAATAAGTTTGCCTTCTTTATCTCTTCCTACCCACATCTCTACTCAGGTGTTACCCAAGGATAACAAGGAATAATACTTTGTTTACAATATTTGGCATTGTCAACAAGAAGGAAAGGTATTCCTACGATAAAAAACATGATAATAAGAAATGCTGGTAGCAATCCCTTTGTCGTACAATAATTGGTTTGCTCACTCATGCTCACCACCATTTGCACGTCCATCATATTTACGACCTGACTTTACCAATTCATTTAATGAATCAGGGTTGCGTTCTGCTTGGCGGAATGTTACAGCCGTAATTGTAATACCACTAATTAAAAGTAAATGAAAGGCTGCGCTAATTCCAAACGCCATATAACTTCCTACCATTAGGGCAAAGATGCCACTCCAGATAAAAAATAAACACTGGAAGATCATGTGTCCTACCATAGGATCTAAGTGACGTAGTGGTGACTTTTCTACTGTCATTACACTGTCCCACATTTCACGTGGAATCTTTACAAGCTCTGATATTGTAGTTGCCCAACCAATGGGTTTAACTTTTTTCATAATAATTCTCCTGTGTGTATGTATTAATATATAGCAGGATAAACCACAAAAGTCAAGCCCGCCGAAGTGTGTTAAATTGTAGCAGGCATCGTAAATAATGCTCTGATATCAGTTGGCTCGTTATACTCAATTGGTTTACGAGCAAAGATAGTCCACTTATAGGCAAACATTGTATCTTTTGTAGTACAGAATTCTCTAAAACTTGTGCCTGTTGTGTAAACATCGTCTACTACCATCCAAGGATGATCGCCTGGCGTTACATATTTTTCCATGGCACTTTGTAATGGTAGTCCACCTCTTGGTATTCCAACTACCTTGCTGAATGGCTCCGTCTGGTAGTCCATTATCATACGTGCTAGTCCGTCCCACCATTCAGGTCGTATAGCATCACATTCAATCTTCCACGCAAGTTTGTTTCCGGCATGGCTAATAAAGTCTCCGACTTCAAATAAATTTGCTGATGTCATATAAGGCATAATATTTTCCTTTAGTCAAAAGAACAGCCGACTCTGATTTATCAAAGCCGGCCATTATCATTATACAGCGATAAAATAGATAACGCTGATAGCTGCGATAGCAATGCTACCGCCATTTAGATCGTCTGTACGACCGCTTAATGCTTTGATTAGCGCATAAGCTACAAAGCCAATAGCAATGCCGTGTGCGATACTAAATGTTAGTGGCATCAACACTGCTGCCAATACTGCTGGAGCATACTCAGTTACATCATCCCAGTCAATATCTGCGATGTTGCGTAAAAAGTATGTAGCAATAAAGATTAGTGCTGGCGCTGTAGCATAAGCTGGAATGCTTTGTGCTAGTGGCGCTAAGAATAAACAAGCACCGAACAAGATAGCGACAACTACTGCTGTAAGTCCTGTCTTACCACCTTCTTTGATACCTGCTCCACTTTCAATGTATGAAGTAGTGTTTGATGTTCCTACTAACGCACCTGCTGTAGTTGCTACTGAATCAGCAAGTAAAGCACGATCAATTTGCTCTACTTCGCCATCGTCATTAACTTTTCCTGTTAGGTTAGCAACACTTGTAAGTGTTCCTGCTGTGTCAAAAAAGTCAACAAACAAAAAGGCAAAAGCAACTCCAATAAATCCTGCTGTAAATAGAGCACTAAAGTCCATACTAAAGGCATGTTCAGGACTTGGAATAGCACCAGCTACTCCGCCTAGGTCCGCAATACCTGTGATCCAAGCAATAGCTGATACAGCTAGAATACCAAGAATCACTGCGCCTGGAACTTTACGCTTGTCTAGGATTGCCATAATTACAAAGCCTAAACCTGTTAGCAATACTGGCCAACTAGTTACGTCTCCAAGTCCTACTAGTGTAGCAGGATCGTCAACTACAATGCCAGCATTTTTCAAACCAATAATGGCAAGAAACAGGCCAATACCTGCGCCAACACCAAGTTTCATAGACTTAGGAATGCTGTTAATAATATACTTACGTGCTGGTGTTACACTAAGTCCAATAAACACAATACCAGCTACAAATACAGCGGCAAGTGCCTGTTGATAGGTATATCCCATACCAAAGATAACACCAAAAGTAAAGAACGCATTAAGTCCCATACCTGGTGCGAGTGCTACTGGCCAATTAGCCCAGAGACCCATTATCAATGTGCCAATTACTGCGGCAATAATGGTTGCTGTAAACACAGCACCAAAACCCATACCTGATCCTTCAGTTGAAAGAATAGCTGGGTTGACTACAGTAATATATGCCATTGTAAGAAAGGTTGCTAAACCAGCCATTACTTCTGTTCTTACAGTAGTTCCTGCTGCTGACAACCCAAATAGTTTTTCTAACATATATTTCTCCCTTGTTAGTTGGAAAACAGGCCCGTTCTGTTGCTAGGTGGAACCCATACCCCCTGTGATTAGGCCGCTAAGGCAAATCCAGATGGTGCAAAGTTATCGTTTGCATTTGTGTTTTGTAAACTAGCCTACCTGTCGAATCCTATGTCGCCCCCATCAAAAACACACTCAGTAAATGTGTTTATGGTGGAGGCGTCCGGTACCGCCCCGGAGTCCAAATACGCTTTATAACGCCTACAGGTTATTTATAACATAAAATTTAAAGGTTGTCAACCTTTAATTACCATTTAGTAGCACGTAACTTTTGTACTCTTTTTTGTGATTTGATTGCGTTAAGACAGTTCAGTATTTTGCGCTGTTTTTGAAATGGTCTAGAATATCCATTCTTATTTTGCCAAGTTTTATCTTGCTCTATTTCTTTACCTAATGCTTCGGCCAATAGTTTTTCCATAAACTGTAGCTCGTCCTCAGTTAAAGCTTCAAATTGTTTCGAGACCATTGTGTTTACTCCATGCTTCTTCGAACTGTTCACTGTAATCGTAAAGGGGTGCGCCATCGCCACCATCATACCATAGGCGTTTAAAATAGCCGTTATAGCTGTCCAATACTGTTTCAGGGGAGGCGTTGAGGTGGCCTTTCACCATGTAGAAAATGCGGTATTCTTCTTTGAGATCATTTCGCAACATAATGTATTTACAAAAATGTTACAATAGAGCGCTAACACTGAATTAAGAGCCTTCAGGAAAAAACCAGTACAAAAGGCTGCCGCCCGCATCTACTGCTTTTTCTAATTCTTCTGTTCTCATAAAATCTTCTGTTTTGCCGTGGCGTCTAACTGCCCACATGTCTCCAGGATCATGGAAACCAACACCTGGTGTAACTTTACGTGAAAAGGTTATTGCTCTGTACGTTAATTCATCATCATTAGACACATGCGGTTGAATACCGTAGTTTGACAAAATATATTTTCTTAAATCTGAAAGTGTTTCCATTTTATTATCCTCTACTGTATTTATTACATTTCTCTTTTCTTTTCTTGTATTTCTTTTCTTCGAAGTACAAGCAGATCTTTCATTTCAAATAAGGCTTGGCGAGCACGAACAGCAGAGGCTTTTACTCCGCTTTCAAACTTCTCACTTTCTTTCATATAAATGTCAAAAGCAAGAACTATCTGTTCGTGCAAGTTTTTTTGTTCCACTAATCACCTACGTATAAAGTTCTTAAGTTCTCAATTAGATCATCAACACTATCTTCGTTAGCTTGATATCTAATACCAATACCACCCTTTGCCTTCCAACTATCAATATTGCTAGGTTTATCATCAACTAGAATGTTGGGCATACCAGTAATATCTTCAATAGCATACTTTGGTTTGTATCCAGTAAAGATAATGTTTGGCACACGGCTTGGCAAAAAGTTATGTCTTGTTAACCATACACGCTTCCAGTAACTACTATTGTCCTTATCTCCACGCAACGGACTAGAACAAATGCCATAATTATCACCAGCAAGTTCTCTTACTGTGTTAACAAGCCTAGCACTTGTTGGAAATGGTTCAAGTGTATCAAAGAAGTTTGTGTATTTTAGTGCCCAAATGCTTTCTTCTTTATCTGGTAAGTTCTTCCAATGATCTACACCATAGTAGTTCTGTAGTCCTCCAAAGAAGTCAGCTATAACGCCGTCCATATCTAAATAAATTTTCATAAATGCCTCTCTAATTGCCTAAGTTGTGCTTCATTATAACACAAGTATGGATAATGTCAAGTGATTAATTTTCTACGTAAACTGTGTTTGCTGAACTTGTAATTGATCCGCTGCTACAAGAAACAGTTTCACCTAGGAATGTAATGAGTTTGCCAACAGCATAAACAGTTCCATTGCCTGTTGTTACTGATCCTGTATGAGGCAGACACACTGTTGAAAAAGTTGGATTGCCGTCTTCGTCCGTTCCTGTTTGAATTACTGTTGGAACATCATGTGATACCGTAGGGTCGCCGATTCTTGCTACAAGTTGGTTTTCCGCAAACACACTACCTTGACCATTGTTAAGGGTAGTTGTAGTGTCACAACTATGTCCTGTTGTAGTAGTATCTGTTTTTCTAGCAACCTTGCCGCCCATTAAAACCCCTAAGCCATTTGAATTCCTGTGGTGCTTGTCATATATTGTTTGCCCATTTCGGGATCAGTTTTACAAATGAATACAACAGCACTTTTATTTATGTGTACTTTGCTATCCTGTGGAATGGTAAACGCATAAGGAGCAAGTCCCATGCCTTGTTGTGTTGCCATTAATGCTAAGGGTTTTGATACTGTAACTGATTTATCATTTTCCTCTACAAACCGGGCAACAATTTCATCGCCTCCTGTAGTTTTGATAGTAACAGTATCGTTTGCTTTGTATGGTGTTTCAATGATCATATTTGTATCCTAGTCTTTTCATAGTTTTCTTATACTTCTTAGTAATATAATTATAACTTTCAGGTGTCCAATTCAAAGGAGCTGATTCCTTGATATGTGATTGCGTCTGATTTTTATGTTTACCTTCTAATAATTCATACAACGATGTATTTTTAAGTTGTTCGTAATTGCCACCTAGTCTAATTACTTCCATGTCGTCTGTTATATGGTCTCCCATATCCTCTACACAATGTAGATAAAAGTCTAAGCAATGATGGCCGTAATCATGATCATAAGTTTCATTTAATACAGACAGTTTACGGACTGCCTCACAATGTAAATTAATATCATATTCTCCAAATTTCTTATTTAAAAGTTTTGACATCCATTCTTTTTTGTTATCAAGATTAGATTTAATTAGCGATAGATAATGATGGTAACCACTTATAAACTTTTCCATAGGATGCCTTACCAGCACATATTTCTTTTGATCAAAATTTACATAGCGCATGGCGTAGTGTTCGTAGGCAGTTTGACCTTTCATTGTGTAAACACTAGATCCAATTAAGTTATAGACTGATCTATCAGGCATTGGTGTAGTAATATTTGTAGTTCCGCACTTATGAAAGTAAAACAAAACGCCGTCTTGTTCAGTACTATGAAATATAAAACTCAAAGACTATGCCCAGTTCCATTGTATCCTGTATCTTCTAAATATTTTACGAAGTCATTATAAGAACCAACAGCCCTACCACCTACTTTAATTTGTGGAAAGGTTCTTGCTCCTGGAAATTCTTCAAGAACTTCTTCACGCATGAAATCTGTTCCTAACATTTTGTAGGTAAATGTATAGCCTCGTGTCTCACATAGAGCTTTTGCTCTAGTACAATATATACAATTGTCCTTACCCCATATCTCTATCATAAGCTGAAGCCTTTGAATGTATCTTGCCCCACATCTTGTTTTGTACCCCCCGACACGTAACTTGTAATTTCTGTTTCTTGTGGTGCCACTTGAACATCTGCGCCACTGATCCATTTCTGTGTCCACGGCAAAGGATTTGTTTTTTGGTTGTATGGACTTTTTAAATTTACATTGCTCATTCTACGAGTACAAATAAACTCAATATACTGTCCTAGCAACTCTGTATTCAACCCAATCATACTACCATCTTTAAACAAATATTCTGCCCATGCCTTTTCTTGATCAACGGCGTCAACAAACATTTGAATACATTCTTCTTCTGTTTCTTCAGCAATTTTAGCATAGTCTGGATCATCTGTTTTTAGTACTTTTAAAAGCATCTGTGTACTTGCCAAGTGTAAGTTTTCATCACGGGCGATCAGCTTGATAATCTTAGCGTTACCTTCCATCTTCTTCAGTTCAGCAAACGCCCAACTACACGCAAATGACACATAGAAACGAACACCTTCAAGAATATTTACGCTCATTAATGTAAGCCACAAGTTTTTCTTTAGTTCATATAAATCAACTGTTTTCTTTTTGCCATTGACTGTGTGGGTACCTTCACCCAGCAAGTTGTACCACATGCTTTGTTCAATCAAGTCATCGTAATACTTTGAAATGTCTCCAGCACAGTCTACAATTTCTTCAATGTCCATAAGCTCGTCAAACACTTTGCTTGGGTTGCTGTAGACGTTACGGATAATATGTGTGTAGCTACGTGAGTGAATTGTTTCACTAAAGGTCCATGTTTGGATCCAGTTTTCTAACTCCGGTAAGGATACAATTGGAGCAAATGCTTCAACTGGAGCACGACCTTGTACACTATCTAATAAAATTTGACGTTTTAAGTTACTTGTAAAGATATGCTGCTCATGTTCGGTGAGAGCTTTAAAGTCTTTAGCATCTTTATAGATATCAACTTCTTCTGGACGCCAAAAGAATCCTAGCTGTTTGTCTGTTAGGCTATCAAATGTTTTGTATTTCAACGTATCATAACGTTGAATAGTTGGACCGCCCGATGGATCTAGAAACGCTAGAACTTTGGTGTGATCAGTTTTGTTCGTTGTATCAAAAACGCTCATGTGTGTATCCTTTTTTATATTTGTAGCATAATTTATTCTAGTTGTCAACTAGATTACGCAAGTTTCGCAATATTCATCATCTTCAACTGTTGATTCTAATTCAGGCAATGATTCTTTTGACATCATCTTACTAACATCAAGTTCTCCCTGTCCGTCATGTGTGTTGAAATAATACAATTGCTTCCCACCGTATTTATAAAACATCAACATGTGCTGTAGCATCGTACTCATTGGAATCTTTTCATCGTCATAAAACTGTGGATTGTAGCTTGTGTTTACACTAATACCTTGATCAATGTATTTCTGTAGCACACTCATTATCTTTAGATAACCTTCTGGTGACTGTTGGTCCCATAGCAAATCGTACTTGTTCTTTAGGCGTTTATACTCTGGTACTACTTGCTTGAGAACACCATGCTTTGATTGTTTTACACTAATGTAGGCTCTAGGCGGTTCAATACCATTTGTGGCATTTGCTATTTGTGCTGATGTTTCACTTGGCATAAGTGCCATTAGTGTACTGTTGCGAATACCTGTTTCTTTTAATTGCTTACGCAATCCTTTCCAGTCCATACGTTCTTGATGTTTAACTAGTTCATCTACATCTTTTTTATATGTTTGGTTAGGTGTAATGCCATGTCCATACTTTGTTTCCATGTTACCACTTGGCGCACCTTGTTCTGTTGCTAAGTCAGCACTTGCTTTGATTAGATAGAAACTCCATGCTTCAGCGAACTCGTCTACTAATGCCAATCCGTCACTGTCTATGTTTTGGTAGTCAAGATTGTTCTTTGCTAACCAGTAGGCAAAGTTGATAATACCAACACCTAACGGACGGCGTTTTTCTGTGCTGAGTTGTGCTGCTATGACAGGATAGTTTTGGTAGCTTAACAAAGCATCTAGTCCACGCACTGCCAAACGGCACACTCTTTCAAAGTCACTTACTTGTTTAATGTTGCCCCAGTTGATTGCGCTCAATGTACACAAACTAATTTCACCTTCTGGATCATCAAACGACGACAACGGTTTTGTTGGTAAATCAATTTCAGCACACAAATTTGATTGTCTAATAGGCGCTATCTCTGGTAAGAAACTACCATGCTCGTTAGCATTGTCTACATTCTGTAAGTAGATACGTCCTGTGTTCTTACGCTCTTCCATGAAAGCACTAAACAAATCGCTTGCCTTTACTGTTTTCTTTCTTAGTCTTGTGTTGCGTTCTGCTGTTTCATATAGCTCACGGAACTTATCTTGGTCCGCAAAGAAAGCATCGTACAAGCCAGGTACATCACTAGGCGAGAAAAGAGTTATATCGCCGCCTGTAATAAGTCTTTCATACATTAGTTTGTTGAACTGTACACCATAGTCCATATGACGCACACGGTTTTCTTCTGTGCCTTTGTTGTTCTTTAGCACTAGCATTTCTTCTGCTTCTAAATGCCAAATTGGATAGTAGATAGTTGCTGCTCCGCCACGCACACCACCTTGACTACATGACTTTACTGCCGACTGAAACATTTTATAAAATGGAATAATGCCTGTGTGATAAGCATCGCCTTTACGCACTGGTGAACCAATAGCACGGATCTTACCGCCGCCGATGCCAATGCCTGCTTTTTGACTTACATACTTAACAATACTGCTAGTAGTAGCATTGATACTATCAAGACTATCATCAGATTCGATAAGGACGCAAGAACTAAACTGACGTTGTGGCGTGCGAACGCCAGCCATAACAGGAGTAGGTAAGCTAATATCATGTAGACTAACTGCGTCATAATACTCTTTTACCCATTTAAGTCTAGTTTCTTTGTCATAGTCTGCGAACAGTACAGCCGCTATCAAAGCATAGCACATTTGCGGTGTTTCAAATATATGTCCTGTAACTCTATTTTGTACAAGATACTTACCACGAAGTTGTTCCATAGCAACATAGGTTAGATTCTCATCACGCTCGTGTTTAATAAAATTGTTAATCTTTTCCCATTCGTCGTCGTCATAATAATTAATAAGTTCTGGATCATAGAAACCAAGTTCAATGTTACGCTCTACAAGTTCTTTAATGTGACACGGATCATAGCCACCATACACTTCTTTGCGTAGATGATAGTTAATTAGTCTACCGCCAACATATTGATAGTTTGGTGTTTCTTCACTGATAAGATCTGCTGCTGCTTTGATAAGAGTCTCTTGGATCTCACTACTTTTCATACCATTGAAAAATTGGATTTGACTTTTGATTTCTACCTCACTTGGACTAACTCCTGTAATATCATTACATGCGTGAAAAACAACTTTGTGTAATTTTTCAATATCGAGAGTTTCTTTGCGTCCATCGCGTTTGGTAACTTGAATCATTATCTTATCCTTTTTAATTTCTATTTAGTAGTCAAGCCGTAGCTTATGTATTGATTCGACAAAAAGTGTGGTCGGTAATTCTTTGCGGCAAACAGGACCCTGTCTATCGAATCCAATAACTTTATCATCTATGTGTAACAAATAATACTGGCGGGATTTCTCTTTGTCTTGTGTTATATGTATCTCAATTGGACACTCAGAAAAACGATCAGTTAACCCTAAAGTGTATCCAATACCAAGTATATATCCCAGTTCATCATACTCGTTTTCATTTAATAATTCCCAAGGATTAGGCCAGCTATTAGGACTATCTGGGTCAATGCTGTATGCTGAAAGAGGAGCCATATTATATAATTTGACCGCACATGTAAAAGGGTCAGGCTCGCTCTCTAAATTATTTCTAAAATCAGACCAGGCACGAAGCCGATCCTCAGGGTTTTTATCAAACATGTATTAAGGATTTATGTCAGTTGTTGAGTTACTAGATTTCACACTATAATACCAATTAAACTTGTCATTTGTACTTGGAAATAAATTTTTACATTGTATAATAATACTACGTTGGCCTGGGTTTGATTCTATCTCATCTAAAAGAGCCGAGAACGCAAAATTAGGATCACTATAAGCAGCATCACCTTGGAACGTAAAGTCCTGCGAAACTGTTAATTGGCTATCACCTTCTAAAAAATGTAATTCCATTGTACCTGCTTGTCTAATGTATAAGTCTGGATCTGTACCATTTACTCTCTCACCTTCATATTGGTAATAAAGTGTAACAGTACCATCATTATAGCACGGCAATTTTATAATGTCAACCGTATCATCGCCTACATCATTTAATGTGTAACCAATAGGACGTTCAGTTTGGTTGTAGTTTGTGTAGTTTACTTTGCCGCCGACTTCGGCAATATAATCCGTAAGTAGAAAAGGATCAAGAATAGTGCTATCTCCTGAACTTCTATGAGGACTCAGTTGAGCCGTTCTTTGAAAATAATTATTTTCGCTAGTATTTGTAAAATTATTGGTAAACAAAATAATATTGTGAGATGCTAACGCCTCTGAACCAAAACCAGTTGGATTGTCTGGATTCGAGTCATTACCGCCTAAAGCATCACCACTAGTATTGCCAACTGTGTAAAAATAACTATTTTTAATTTTATTATATTCACCGTTTTCTATTTCTATACCAATTTGACTCACTAAATCAAATTTACAATCTTCGATAATATTAGAACTAGGACCTGTTGAGAAACCATCTAATGGTGCTAAACTTCCTATACCCCATTGGAATCCTACAGCCGTAGTATTAACATCTACGTTTTTAAAAATGTTTTTATTGGAATCATGAGTGCTTCGACAGGCAGCATAAACATTTCTTATCATTACGTTTTCAAAACGGTTCTCAATACATTGTGCGTTTGAAGTCCCGATAAATTCAAAAGCACATATATCTGCTTCACTAGCGTTTCCATAGTCTGCGCCGCCAAACCCTGAACCTTGCCCTTCTGGCCATTTTCCTGTAATTTTTAAATTTCTAAATGTGCTTCTAGCACATTCATCTAAAACAAAGACTTCGGACGCTCTGTTATTATTGAGCGACATGTCTTCAATATAGATATGACGAGCTTGTGTTGTATTTGCTGCTGTCACAGACACTGTGTCTGCTAAGCCTGTGTAAACTCCAGGTTGAGCGTTACCATTAACTGTTCTAAACATTGGTTTGCGAGCAGACGAGACAGTGTCAAAATCAAGTGCGTTATATAGTATTGTCTTATCTACACCTGAGCCTTTTAAACTTACCAGTGGAGGAAGATAGACTGTGTCTTGTAAAAAGTATTCTCCTGGAGGAACATTCAACACTGCCTTATCGCCTGCTACTAATGCTCTAATATATAATGAATCAATTGCTGCTTGGAATGCTGGAGTATCATCAGTACCAAGCCCGTCTCCTACCGCACCAAAGTCTTTTACTGTAACAGTTTGATCTAACTTAGATAGTAATGTTTGAGTATGTTGAGATGTACTTCCCCAAATGTTACTTGTTTTCTTATATGTGTAAGTATCAGCTAAACTGAATATGTCTGAAAACTCTGTGAGTATTTCTGTATTGCCTACAGCAGGCGCTCCTTCAGATACTGATCCATTACCAATATACATCTTTTGTGTGTCGATTGCCCATCCAATCTCACCTGATGCTAATTGTGGAATACCAACATCTGTTAATTCTCTACCACGTCTGTTCTGTATACGAGAAATCTGTACAACGGCCATTATAAAACTCCTAAGGATCTTTTATATATTTAGCCAAACTTCTCATAGTATTGATAGACACGCTTCCACCACTCCTGCTCCCACTCGTCAAACTCGTGTGGCCAAATATCAAACTGCTGGTATTCACCTGCCCTACTACACATAAAGATATGTCCTTCACGTATATTAGTGCCGTGTACTTCGTTGTGAGCAATAGCATATGCTGTTAGTTGTAGAAAGTAATCCTCAACCCACTCAAGTTTCTTAGGCTTGTTAGTTTGTTTAAAGTCCATTATACAAGGCTGTCCTTTGTAAACTCCTACAAGGTCAGTTGTACCCGCATACATTTGTGGAACATACAATGGCACTTCACTGCCCCATATTTCATCTACATCATCCATAGCACTTGTTTTAATTTGTGTAGCCATCATGTGTGCTTGTTGAGCATAAGGATTACTACCAGGTTGTGGCCATTCTCCTGTTTCAACATACTTTTCTAAGTAGTGGTGCATCCTTGTGCCTACACCTGCTGCTTCAGTTGTAATTTCTTGTGCTTTCTTTTCACCTACTCTACGGCGCCATTCGATAAGGTGTGTCTTGTCTTTAGTCTCGCCTAGTATAGTTGTAACACTTGCTACTGGAGGACCGCCTGGAGTTTCATAACGGCGCTTACCACCTACTTCAACACGTTTGAGTTTAGCATAGGTGTACTTAGGGTTTATCAATGTCATGTTTATATTATAATTGGATCAGGTCCAGAAGTCAACCTATAGTTTATCGCCAACATCAGTTGCTTTCTTTGCCATTGTGCTAACTTTGTTCTTATCTCTGCGCTTCTTCTTTAACTTTAAATCGTCAACTTCGCTTGTTTTCAATTCGATAGTATCTTGTGTAAAGTCTTTGATAATTTCATTGATTCTAGGATCGCTGTCATATGCTGCCTTGAGCGTTTCATAGTCAAACTGCTCACGGCCTATGTTCATCATATATTGATTAAGTTGTTCAAGAGTAAATTCATTCATGCCTCTATCTTTCAATAGAGTTAACACTTGATAAAGTTTATCAGTTGTTACTGCTTCAGTTACTTTTTTTTTGAAAGCATTTTGCCTAGCTTGCGAGGATCAACGCTCTCACGCTTGGCTCTTTCTTCTGGCTCTTCACCACCTGCTGCGGCAGCATCTGCTCCAAAGTCATCATCGCCTTCGATATCATCTGTCGGTTCAGCATCAAGAGTTGGCTCCATATCCATATCATCCATGTCACCACCCATACCCATGTCGTCATCGCCCATAGTTGGCATTGCGTTTTCGTCACCTGTGATTTGAGCTACGCCACTTGTTAAAGCTTCACGTGTTGATTCCATTGCTGTGTATAATTGATCCAGTCCAGGCTTTACTGTATTTGTAAATGCTTCACTTGCTTCAGCACCCATTTCATCACGGATAGCATCTGCTAGTTCTAACATGCTTTCAGTTTGCATTTCAGCTGTGTCTTCCATCCACCCAGTTAGACGGTCAACCATTTCTTTTGCTGCCATAACCAATTCAGCATGATCTTCAGCACCTTCAACAATTTGTGACTCTTCAATTTCAACATGTCCACGCTCACTTATTTCAGCGTTTAATACGTCAAGCATCAATTTTGTTTTTTGATATGTTTCATTGTGAACAGCATCAAAACTTTCGTTTGTTTCAACTTGACTAAGTTGTGTACGAATTTTATTACGTGCGTTCTGTAATTGTTCTAAAGTATAACTCTCTAGGTTAATTTTTTTACCAAAACGTTTGGCCAAACTTTCATTAAGAGTTTTTGATGTTACTGGTTGTGCGAATTCTGAAATGTTCATGTTTTCTTTCCTGGGTTTGTTTAATATTATTTATCATTAAACTTTCATAATATAAGATTCTAGACGATTAGATATTTGTTCAAATGCCATCATACTAATTTCAAATCTAGTTTCTGCTATTTCTATCTTATCATCATCTTTGCTTTTATTCATAATATTCCTAAAAAATATAGTATCACAAAGATGTTTATTGGCATCTTGATCATACTTTTTTAACTGTGAATTATTATTTCCATCTTCGTCATAGCATTTTGCTAGTGCTATTGCTCCTGCTTTAGTAAATGCTACATCTACAGTAGAATTGTTTTTTCTATCAATAATAACAAAGCCATGTTTTTTACTAGGACGCACTAGCATGGTACCAATAACAACATTACGCCCATTCTTATAGGGTAACTTGTATTGTGGCAATACTTTGTTAATTAATGTTTCTAGTTCTGTTGCTGTGCTGCTAAGGCTTTTCATTTCCTACCACCAAAATTGTTCCCTTGTAGTTGACTTTTGACAAAATACTTTTACGAACAAGATTGTCAATTACTTGTAATTCACGTTCAGTAAAAATATCAATATAACACGGATTTGTTATCTTGTCAACCAACTGTTTCTCTTCATTGGTTATAAAGATTTCAAAATCTGTTATTAGTTCGTTTAACTTCATTTTGCGGATACCATATTATCAAAATCTTTTTGGCTATATTTGAGCTCTGGTTCGCCCTTCATAGCATTTTTCTTTTTAATAGTTACTGTTTTGCCATCTGTAGATGTTACAGTGTATTTTTCTAGTCCGCCCTGGGTTTTGGTTGGTAATTCTACATCTTTACCTTTGATAAGTTTTTGTGGCTCCATTGGTTCAGCACCTTGTGTGGCTGGAGCCGCGCCTGTCTTTTGTGCTGGAATTGCTGGTTCTTGTGTAGTAGGTTGTGTACCTACTGTGTCATTTGGATTAGTTGGTTCTGGTTCATCGTCTTTTTTTCTATTTACAATTGGTGCTACTGCTGCTTTACCAATTGTTTTTGCTGCTTTGCCTACGCCTCTTGCTGCTGCTTTACCTAATCCTAAAGCTGCTTTGCCGGCAAGTCTACCTACGCCTCCAACTGCTGCTCTTGCTACGCCGCCAGCAATAGCAGGAATGAGAGGAAGGATTTCATCCATTCTTTCTTCTTCAGTTGTGAACTCTTCGAATCTCATTATCTACGCCTTTTTGGTTTAACACTTGTCTTGTTTAGTTTATATACTCTTTTGGTAGTAGGTCTTTTCATTGTATATTTACGTCTAACTTTTTGTAAACTGCTTTTTGATCTACGGGTGCGTTTTAGTGCTGTGCTTTTGCTTTGAGATACAGGAGTGCTACAAGTTGATATCTTTGCTACCACTCGTCCTTTTTTAGGTCCACTGGTACAACGGTACTTACGCTTGACTCCACCTTTGTTATTGCGAGCCCATACCTGTGTGTAGCCTTCTATGATCTCTTTGAACTTCATCTTCTTTTATTTAACTGCTTTAATCTTTTACTAGCAGGGTTTGTCCTTTTAGTTCTTCTTGCTTTACGAGACATCCTATTGCCTAGTTTTCGTTTTGATTGTTTAAATCTTACACTTTGCTTAATATCTAATGGAGCATAGCATTGACTCATCTTAGATACCACACGTCCTTTGCGTCTACCTGTAGTGCAACGATACTTGCGCACTACCTTCTTACCAGATCGTGCCCATACCTGTTTTTCGATCACAGGTTCTTCATATAAGTCTCTTACCAACATAAAGTTATTTATCAGGAAATTTATAGTTGTAGAATAATTACTACAATAGTTGATAGTAGCCCTGCTACTATGGTGCCAGCAGCACCAATAATTACTTTAACTAGGCTTTGTTGCCCTGCTGTCATTTGATCAGCAATACCGTCGAGCTTGCCTTCAACACTGCTTAGACGCTTTTCAAATTGCTCGTAGCGTAACGCACACAAATCTACGTGTGCTTCTAAACTTTCTTTTTCGATTTGAGATGTCGACATTAATTACTCCATTTACGACAGGAAATAGCCTTTTCGTTTACCTAATTAAATGCCTAAGTGTATCTCTACATTTTATTTATCTCAAACCATGTATTAATTTTGCCAGATTTTGTCAAAAAAGCATTATAATTGTTTATAGGAATAACAGGTATTAGATCAAAATCGTTTTCAAGCATTTCAATACTGTGAGCATTTTCATTTTCAAAATCAAAATCTAATATCCATATATCTTGATCTATGTCCTCGTCGTGCTCAATACTTAGGTTTTTAATAATAGGATTAGAACGCATACTAATTGTGTTCTCGGCTGTAAGATAATTTTGTTGTTGTTTTACAGCAAAAGGATCATCTCCTCGACGGGCACCTGTTTTTGTTATATCGACCATAGTAAACATTCTAAACATAGTATTACTTATAGCCACAAAAAAAGGGTCCAGTAAAAACTGAACCCTTTAATTTATTATATTAACTTACTGTGTGAAAGTTAATGTAGTTGCTGCTGTCACGCCTGTTGAACCAACACCGTAGTTAGAACCATCTGTGATGCCAGCGCCTTGTAGAAGCAATGTGTGTACATTTGTTTCTTTAATCACGCCTGCTACAACGTTTCCTTCGCCTTCCGCATAACGGATTGCTGCTACTGATTCGTCGTTAGTGATGCTTGACTTACTCATTGTTACAACACGAGTAATTGGGCCTACACCCATGCTCGCTGTTACTTGGTTGTGGTTTGCGCCTACTGTTGTTGCGCCAACTGCTACTGAACTTACGTCTGCCATTTTAATCTCCTTAATACTCTAAATGGTCTCCCCACACTCTGTGGAGTTTCTTATATTGTATTTAGTTTTAGATATAAAATACGGTGTATAAAGGTACTAAAACGAGGTTTAATGCTGTATTAACTGTTTTATACGGTTTAAATGCTTGTCGCCTAATGATTCTGTAGGAGCAACCTTCTTAGTTAGCCAAGGACTCTTAGGATTATCGCTTGCTTCTTCTTTATCAACAATGGCTTGTACTGCTGGATTAGCTTTAATCATTGATTCAACACTACCTAGGTCTGCTGCTTTAGCATTTTTACCTAGCAACATTTTAGCAATCTCATCCATATCGTTTGAAACTAATTCGTTTGTTTCTCTATTGACAAGACCAATATAAGGGCTCCACTTCATACCTTGTTCTTTTGCTAGGTTTGCCATCATAATTTGCTTATGAATGCCTTTATAAGGAGAGCCGCCTGGAATATCGTGTACATGAAACTTCTGTGCTTTATCGCCTCCTGGCACAACCATAATGTCTACCTGTTGACTGCCTCCAGCTACATTGGTTTTAACATGTACAATTTGTCCAGTTTTCTTAGTTTCAAACCCAGCTGCTTGAAATACTTTCTCTAGTTCAATTCTAGCATTTTTAGCATCTTTGACTCCAAAGTATTTTGCCATAGCACCAGCATCAGCAATCATGTCCAAGTCGCCTGACACTTTGCCAGCTTTAGGAGTAGCACCTGATCCAATTGGTAGAGCCTTTACGCCTGTCTTGCCCATTACACTATCAATTTGCTTTTGGATCGCTGGAATAATCTTTTGATCAAAGTTTGATGTGCCTTGGAATATGTTTCCACCTTCAGTAATCATTTTTTGCTTTCCATAACTTTGTCAATACCTACTTTAAATTTCCTAGGGTTGTTACTGCGAATACTATTTAAAAACCTTCGTTCAAGTTCTAAAGCCGTGTCAGCATCATAAGTTTCGTAAATCTTTGATATAAGATTACACGCACTTTCAATTAGGTTTGTACCGGTAGTTTGTAAAAATTCATCATTATGATCTTTACTACTTACGCTACTAAGTTCTTGTAGTATTCCACGAGTATGTTTTTTCATTATTCCAACTCCTTATGTGTATTTAGTAAGGCTGTGTAATAAATATGCGTATAAGTGAGGGCAACATATGATAACTGAAATGACATTCCATGAGCGTAGTCTTTTATTCGCGAGACTAGCCAGCATAGCATATAGCGATGATGTAGAACAAGTAAAAAAAGATGTGCGTAAATTAGGTTTTACCACAGTTGAGTTTTATGATAAAGCAGGAGCACAAGCATATCGCTTTATGAATAAAGTAGATCTAGTAATTGCTTGTAGAGGAACACAACCTACAGAGTTTAACGATATTAAAGCAGACCTAAAAGCAACACCTGTTGTTGCTGAAACTGTAAGTAGAGTACACAGAGGATTCAAAGCAGAAGTAGATGAACTATGGCCTATGATATCAGAAGACCTAGCTCGTAAAACAAACCGTGACAAGAATGTATGGTTCTGTGGACATAGTTTAGGCGCTGCCATGACAACTATAATGGCAAGTAGATGTAACTGCGATGTTGACATGCCTGATATACACGAAGTTTATACATACGGTTCTCCTAGAGTAGGATGGCGTGGGTATTGTAAGAGTTTAAATGTTACTCATCATCGTTGGGTAAACAACAATGATATTGTTACCACAGTACCTTTAAAAATAATGGGTTATGTTCATCATGGTACTGAGCACTACATGAATGCGTATGGACTAGAACGCAAACTCACATCTTGGCAACGAGCTAAAGATAAATGGCGTGGAATATGGATGGGTCTAAAGCAAGGCAAAATAGATAGCTTTGGAGATCATTCAATGACAGAATATATTGCTAACTTGGAAAAGATGCAGGGCTAACCGTGGCCCTGCTCGTGTGTATTACGTCACAACCCGACCCTATGGGTATTACAAACCGTTTGGTAGGATAATATAATGTACCATTAGCACTAGAGCAACTGAAGCACCTAATCCTACCATCATCTTACCAAAGTCTTTTGCAACTAATGGAAATACTGATTTGGTTTTCTTCTTACCAAAGTAGGTAGCCATTGCCAGTTCTCGTCCTGCTAACAAGCCTACAAACACCCAGGTTGTGCTCATTGGAATATCGTTTAGTTCTTTAAAGAAGTACAAGCACAACCAATAGAACAAGTCAATCAGTGTCGCTGATCGTACATATCTTGTATTGTGTTTCTCCAAAACAATCTTTTGGATCTTACCGCCACGCTCTCTAAACATAAAGAACAAGCCAGCAACAAACACAATGCTTATAAACACCATTAGATCAACTGGAATTTGTCTAGGCAGGAACACTGCAATGTTTGCTACATCGTGAGATAACCAAGTAAACCATAGTCCGCCTGTTGCTACCCATTGTGCTATACGCCAAAACTTTTTATTGCCTTCGCTCACAGGCTGTGTTTCATCATACCATTTGCCAAAGTATTTGTGTATAGCAAACCAAATAACATATGCAAATGCGGCTGCTACACCGTAACCCATAATCGATTTCATCAGCATTTTTTCTAGCACAAAGGTACTAGCAAACACTGATAGCACTAGGAAACTTGTGCTAACTGGCACACCCATTCGGGTTAGTGCAACAAGTATAGCTGGTGCGGCTGCGTGATACCATTGTACTTCTTGGAAAGGTATTTTGTTTAGGCGGCCGTAACTTATATCGCCTCCGTTCATATACCACCCATACCAGAGTGTATATAATAAAACAGCCGAAGCGGCTGCCCATAGTACTTTGTAGTTGAATCGCTCATTGTTTGATGCCATCCAAGTACCGAGCGTTTGTACTGAATCGTTTGCTATAACTGCATAGGCAGCAAGCAAGAAGCCAACAAGGCTCCAAAGTGTGAGTAGTTCCATGGTTCTCTCCTTTGTTTGCGATTTTTACCATCGCTCTCACAAAATAGGCGTGCTGTTACACACGCCTATTATTATACATTATTATTACCAGCTGTCAACCATTGCTTGTGTTTTGGCTAGTTCTGGATCGCTTACCAATCCATATTCTGCTAGTGGGCCATCTGGTCCTGCTATCTCATCCGATACAAAGAACTGGATATATTCTTTCATACCTGGAATAGCATCTAGGTGATTCATTTTCACATAGAATTGTAGTGGACGGCTGATTGGATATTCACCACTTGCGATAGTTTCTGTAGTCGCTTCAACACCATTGATTGTTGCCGCATAGATTGTGTCTGTGTTGTTCAACAGGAACGATAAACCAAACACGCCAATACCATTTGGGTTTGTGCTTAGACTTGCCAGTGTTTCTGTGTAGTCACCGTCAATATCTACACTCAATCCATCAGTGCGAACTTTCATACATTCACGCTCTGCTTTTTTCTTGTCGCCAAGATCTGCTTTGAACACATCGTATGATCCAACTGCCTTACAGCCTGTTACCATAACTTTCTTGTCAAACACTTCACGGGTGCCGTGTTTGGTGCCTGGTAGGAATACTTTGATAGGACGATCCGGCATTGAAGGATCTACATCCTGCCAGTTGGTTGCTGTTGATTTGTTTGACACTGCCAAATAGATTTGAGCCGGTGTTAGATTTTCAAAGCCCTTGGTTTCTAAGCGTGACGCAAATACGATACCATCATAACCAATCTGAACTTTCTCAAAGTTGATTGCTTGTGCGCATCTTTCTGCTTCATCTGGTTTCATCAGTGATGAACTGTTTGCGATATCAATCGTGTTACTTCCAACACCTTGACATAGTTTTTTACGGCCTGCTCCTGAGCCTCCGCTTTCAACTACTGGTGTTGGAAAATCAAAGTTGTCTCCAAATGCTTCTGCTACGATTGTAGCGTATGGAAGGACCGTGCTTGATCCTGCTATATGCACGTAGTCACGTGCCTGTGCCATAGTGGCTGTTGCCCATAAGGCAACTATCATCGATAATAGTCTCATTTCTTTCTCCTTTGCTTGACGGCTTTACCCCGTCGCTCACAATAACTGTAAGGAGGACTAATCCTTACGCCGTTATTTACACAAAAGTATAACAAAAGTTTGTAACAGAAATATGACAATAGATAAATAGAACGGCCAGAAAAGAGAAGTTATTCACACCTTCGACCTGACACGTTGAAAAGACAACGGGCGTCCGCCATATAAGACAGCATTACATATTGGAGAAAACAATGACAACTATAGCAAACTTGCTAGGTAGTGTAATGACTGCGGTCAGACTACCAAGAAAACAAAAAGAAAACTTATATCCTATTGAAAAATATGTTCAGGCAGAATTTCAAAAGGGTGATCAGGCATACGTTCTTGAATGTATGCTAACAGGCCAGCCTATAGATTATCGCAACATTAGATAGTTATGTGCTGCGCACATACGCACATTTGCGTGTAGCGCATAGCGTCTTTGCGCTATTCGCACTTGTTTTTCACGGCTAGACATGTTAAATATAGCTGTAGAAGGAGTAAAATCAGCGGTTGCTGGACTCGGATCACACATATACATATATACAAGGAAACACAAAATGACTACACTAGTAGCAAACACACTTGGGTTTTTTGGCGGCGGCTTTGCCAAATGGCTCAAAACATTAACCGTAAAGGTTCAAGCCGCACAAGTTCGTAGAGCAACAATCAACGAACTATCATCACTAGACAACAAAGACCTAGCAGACATTGGCCTTTCACGTGGAGACATCCGCTATCTAGCTGACCAACATTATAATGATGTTGTAAACGCAAACTTGAAAGGATGGGTGTAATGGATACAGTAATGAAATACACATTCGCACCACTACAAGGTTTTTGGAGCGGATTATATAATACCTGTGAAATCATCGGTTATAGTAGAGCAGCATCAGAACTATCACGTTTAGGCTTACATGATGAAGCAAAGAACTGTATGATGGAAATAAAAAGATTACGCAATGACAGGTGATATCGTAACAATGGGCGCCTACATTGGCGCAGGATTTGCTTGCTTGGGCATGGGCCTAGCAGCAATAGGTGTAGGACAAATTGTAGGTCAGTTTTTGAACGCCGCAATGGCTATGCCGCATCGTAGCAATGAACAAAACGCAAACCTATTTGTAGGTATTGCTTTTGCTGAAGCACTTGGAATCTTTTCATTCTTAGTAGCATTGTTGTTAATGTTCACGAGTTGATATGGATGCTCAAGGACCGTTGTCTGCTGAGATAGTAGACAAACTCGGAGTTATCTCATTTATAATGATGACGACTCTGACGATGGTTTGTATCCTTATTGGATTCTATGCTGTGTTTGATAGCTATTCAACACCACAGCCAAACTGGAAAGCTGCCTGTATAGAAGCAGGTGGTGTTCCAGTTCAACTAGGAACAGACCATTTCGATTGTAAAGTAATAGAAAAGTCTTGACATAAATAGAATACTACGTTATAGTAGTATTACAGTCACACACACAGGGAGAAGACTATGAATGAACAAATGACCAAACAATTTGAGCAGATGGCAGAAATGTTTAAATCAGCCATGCCGCAAGTAAAAACAAATAAAAACGGTTACGAAATCCGCACAAAAGTATTAGAGTTCGCACAGAACCAAGCATGGCAAGACTATCACGCAAAGTGGGGTCAGTTTGAAACCACTATGAAGAAAGATGGTGACGAAGTTGTAACTGAAGTTACAATGCCTGAAGTGCCTGGCGCTGATAAAGTGCTAGATGCTGCTACAATGTTTTACGATTTCGTAAGCGGTACTAAGAAATAAATACAAAATAAAGTCAGTACATTTGGGCATAGCCCAACAAGTAATTATAACAAAAAGCCCCTCGTTTAGTTTCACTAGGCGGGGGGTAATCTTTATGCGCCGTAGGAATCAGGACGATCTGGTTCGTCATCAACTAATAACATATCAAAACAAGCTGTGGTGCTACGGTTGTTGTCTCGTGGTAGAACTCTTATGTCAATGTCTGTCTTCTCTGGATAACGGACAGGAAAACTAAAGTTATATACATATTGTCCGCCGCCTGTGACATCCCAAACATGCTGGGCTCTAAATAATCCTGTGCCTCCTATACGGGCATACACATAACCTGAAAAGTCTGCGTCTTTCTCACCTGTGCTGGTCACTTGATATAGATATCCTGTTTTGCCTGCTGGTATAGTATAGATAGCCATTAGTGTTTGATTGAGTTGCGGTCGGATACACAATACCACTACACCGCCTTTTGATACTGAGATTTTTCCAACATTATTGCCTGTGCTTCCTGCGTCACCTACATAAGCACGATATACTCTTTTGAAACTGACCGTGCCTGCTACTGGTGTCTCACCATTAATCAAGATTGTTTCTGATACAACATTATAGTCGTTGTCCAGTCCTTCTATTACAATATTGTAAGCACCTGTTCCTGTGCTGTTTACATCATCAGTGCTATCGCTTACAACACTGAGTGTGCCTGCTGTGTCAAAACTTGCCCACGGATAAACTGTATCGTCAACATCCCATATTGTGCCAAATTGATTGTCAGCGGCTTCAGCAATCTGTCCAAACTTGTGGATGTAACTGTGATCAGCACTATTGTAGCCTGAGGCTACCATTTGTCTTAGATTGTAGTGTTTTCTATTTGCCATACGGTGAAGGGTCCTTCACTCTAATATCTGCTGGATGCTTAGGACCATTTACGCCGCCACCAGCATCTGTTGTAACAGCATCGATTGATGTAACAACTTCATTAGGAGCATTGGCTACACTCCTAGTATCACGTTTACTCAGCACATCATATATCTGTTTAAACCTGCTGGCCACTGGCTCACTTGGTTCAGGCTGCTGTATTTCTTTTTGATCAATGATGTCCAGCATCATGCGTATAATATCTGTTGCTCTCATAATACTATTTAGCTATATACTATATGTTAAAAGTTATTAAAGAATGGATCGAAGATTATCAAGCGGTTCAAAAAGAATTAAATCTTATGGGATTGTTTACCATGACTACCATGCTTGGCAGTTATACTTATTGGGACAAAGAATTATATGATAGATGGTTAGAAAAAAAGGAAGAGGACACGAAGCCCCCTTCCAGTTGATGTTTACTTGTGCTGCCAAATAGCCCATAGTACCCATACAGCAATCAAGCCCATAATTCCTTCAGAACCTAGTGATGATAACATAGCTGTCACGTTTGCCACCACGCTCATGTCAGGCATGAATGGCATGTTGCCTAGTCCTAGAACTTCTAGAATGATTGCTAGAGCTGCGATGCTAACACCAACATTTGCTAATGCGCCTGCCCACTCTTTTACTTTATTAAGCATTTCCATAACGAAATACCTCCTTCTTGTTGACTACATTGAAAGTAGCCTATTATTTAAGTACTCAATCATGTACAGATAAAACCCAACAGATTTAGATATAGTATCACATAACTTTAGTTTTGATAAATATTTTTACCATTAACAGAGCACATAATGATTGATAAAACACCGTTTGACACACTAATCAACAAAATAAAAGCAGAAGGTAATTACAGAGTTTTCAACGATATTCTACGAGAACGAGGTAAGTTTCCTAAAAATATTTGGTATGGCAAGTATGCTATTAAGGAGATAGTAAATTGGTGTAGCAATGATTATCTGGGAATGGGACAGCACAAGATAGTAATTGATGCCATGCACACAGCATTAGATCAAACAGGGGCCGGTTCTGGCGGTACTCGTAATATAAGCGGCACAAGTCACTATCATGTAGCATTAGAATATGAGCTGTCACGACTACATAGTAGTGAAAGTGCGCTCCTATTTTCTAGTGCTTATGTCGCAAATGAATGGAGTCTAATTGCTTTAAGCCGAATCATTCCCAACATTGTGTTTTTGAGTGACTCAAAGAATCACGCAAGCCTCATACAGGGTATCCGCCACAGTGGTGCTGACAAACGCATTTGGCAGCACAATGATATGGAGCAGTTAGAGCATCTATTGGCAGAGGTTACCGCAGCGAATCAAGTCCCCTGCATTGTATTTGAATCCGTGTATAGCATGGATGGCGATGTCAGTCCAATAGAAGCTATTTGCGACCTTGCTGATAAGTACCAGGCAATAACCTACATAGACGAAGTCCATGCGGTAGGTTTGTATGGAGAGCATGGAGCAGGGTATCTACAAAAGTTAGGTATTCAACATCGTGTAGATATTGTCAATGGTACGCTAGGCAAGGCTTTTGGTGTAACTGGTGGATATATTGCCGGAGATTCCATTGTGATAGATGCCATAAGATCTATTGCTTCTGGTTTTATATTCACTACATCTTTATCTCCTGTGTTGTGTGCTGGCGCATTGGCCAGTGTTAAATGGCTTAAAGATAACCAACAGTTAAGAGATAGACACCAACTTCAAGCACAGAAATTAAAACAAAAATTTATGTGTAACGACATTGAAGTTTTAGATGTATCTTGTACCCATATTGTTCCTGTTATGATTCGTAATCCCGTGACCTGTAAAGAGATTAGTGATAAATTATTAGAAGACTATAATATTTACGTTCAACCGATAAACTATCCTACAGTACCGGTTGGCACAGAAAGGTTACGATTTGCTCCTACACCTCTTCATACAGATGCTATGATAGACGATTGTGTAAGAGCTGTTAGAAAGGTATTAGATGAAATTACGTAAAATGTTATGGGCAGCTGCCGGCTTTATATTGCTTGGCATTGCCTATTTAGGAGTTATTCTTCCTGGACTACCGTGGAGTATTTTTGTTGTAATGGCAGCATATTGTTTTGCCAAAAGCAGCAAAAGAATGCACGACTGGTTGTATAACCATAAATTGTTTGGACCATTCCTTACAAACTGGCAGAGTAAAAAAGTGTTTCCGTTGAAATTAAAATACTTTATGGTTGCTACAATGGCTACCACAGTAGCATTTACCTACTTTGCTACAGGTAATGAAAAGGCAGCACTTTGGACAGGTAGCTTCATGATATTGGTAGCAATTTATTGCTGGAGATATCCAAGCACACCTGAAGAGTACGATAGACGTAAAGCTGCCGGAGAAAAGATAGCGTGGTTTAAATAAGTTCAGAGATTCTTTGAGCGAAAGCGGCATGAGCTAGTGGCCCTGGATGTGATCCGTCTAGGGCTTTCTCATACTTGTGTTGATACTTTTCCCAATGAGCAGGCAGTATAGTTTCCATATTGTATCTAGGTAACCATCTACCCATATTACGTTCAATTACTGTGTTGAACATTTTTATATTCTTGCTGCGTAGATATCTACCAGCATGATTCATAAGCACAATCCATTCATCTTTGCCATGTTTTTTGGTGTATAGTTTTTTATAATAAAACTCTTCTTCTTCGGTCATAGGATCTCTTGTTGCGATAAGCTGTTGCTGATTAAACATAGCCCTATGACAGAATGTCCAATTTACAAATACAATATCATTTGCTTTGAAACGTGTGTCAACCAATGTATTCCATATTTCTTTATTGCTCGCACCTTGGATGCCCATATTCACACAGGAGCGCCCTAGCAGTTGACTTAGCACTGCTGGCCATGCTTGTTTGGCTCTATCTTGTAAGCCATCTCCTCGGGTAAAACTACATCCAAATGCTACAAGTCTAGCCATGCTTCCCAACTCGGATGTCTAATTTGTATGTCCATTAGTTTACGCTTTCTCACTAGTTCATAATATCCAGGCTTGTAAGGCTTGTGTTTTGGCTTGATGTCTGTGCGATTGCTTTTTGTACTGTTACAAGGCATACAAGCACATACACAATTAAGCCAAGATGTTCCGCCGCCTTTGCTTAGAGGTACTACATGATCTATTGTTAACTGTGATTTTGGAAATTTGTTTGAGCAATACTGGCATGTGTATTGGTCTCTTAGATATAAATTGTTTTTGCTGAATCTAGGGTTTCGTGTGCGCCGGAGGTAATCTTTCAGCATTATCACCGCCGGCACTCTCGTTTCCCACCGGGGGCTCCGGACCACCCAATCGTCGTACCAATTTAATACTGTACATTTATCGTGATACATGTAAAGGATTGCTTCTTTCCATTGAACCGCACTCAATGGTAGATAGCTTACAGGCTGCCCATCGGCATTAATAACTAACGTGTCGCTCATGTCAATATTTATAATTCGAGACCTTTGACCATGTTAATACAGATTGCTTGTTGACCTGCTTCAAAATAACCATTGCCTTTGCCTACTTCTTTGCTAAGGTCTTCTCTAGCGTAAAAACATTCATACATATCTTTATGTCCACTTACAAACTCTACATAAGGAACTGAGTCGTAAAAATAGATAAAAACTAATGCCCAAGTCAATTAGGAGTACCTATTGGTTCTTTATCTAGCTTTTTACCATTCCAAGGCGTAAACTCTCTACCATTGGCAACCATACAGGATGTTCCATCTGGATATAATGAAATCAAACTCCAACTTCCTGTATCTTGATTAACAAAAAACATCATCGAACTGGTGTATGGCTGTCCGCTCATATGAAATTGTAAACCTGTGCCTTGAAACAAGGCCTGTTCCCCGTATTTTTTCATTACAAGGTTTGTCATTCTTAATGCGTTATCGCAACTCTGATAAGTAAAGAAACGCTTTTCTTGTGATTCCTGTTGGGCACTTGCAGAGGATACGATGTTCAGACCCAAGACAAATGCCAGGGCTAACCTAAACATTTTTTATTCTCCTATAGAATATTTATAACACATCATACAAAATTTAGCAACCATTTATTTTTCCTGCCGCCATTAAAGCCAGCATGCCAAATAAAAGGATCACGCCATTTATAAACTGTGCCAACGGGTTGATTGATATAATATTCATCTTCAATCATAAACACATGGCCCATGTCATTGGTTAAATGTATATGATATCTTCCTAATCCAAAACTGCGAAGTTCGTGTTGATCAATATGCCAAGGACAACAGAAACCTGGCTTTACCATGCTTACCCAACAAGCATTGGCTTCTTCAACACCAATGTACTCCATAAGTTTTGCTTGTACACTTTCATCAAAGTTAACGCCTGGGTAATACATCTGCCATTCAGCACTACCACCTTCGCTAACAATCTTATAGCCTGCGTTATTCCAAGTATTCAAAGTAGCATCAAGGTCTTCAGGCTTGGTTACAACTTCTAAGTTGCCATCATCACTATATCCTAGTCCTGTATGCGGAGCAATAGTACCAGGTGTTTGTTGTTCTAGATCAGATATAAACTGTTCCCAGTTAATACTGTCCATTATTCCTAAATTTGTTGCGTGTTTCATATTAAAAGTATTGGTTAAACATCGAACTACTTACATGATCAACACTTGCTTGCCAAACTTCTCCAGCTTTGCGGTCCCAAATTACACGTTGCGGCAAGTCTGTTAGTAACCAACTGTTCATTGACATTTCTTTGTCTAGTTGTCCTGGTCCCCAACCTGCGGCACCGCCAAATATTTTAAAACCGTTTGGTCGATTGCCTTGTACAATTTTATCAATCATAAAGTCGTCGCTGCTGATACTTATACCACTTGGTGTTCTTAACGTGTTTGAACTGAAGAACTCGTCTGTGTGCATCATCATCACGCTCATAGGTTGCATTGGACCTCCTATGAATATTGGATCCATGTTAGGAGGATATGGTATACTATGTTGTTGTAATAGGTCTGCTAAAAATCTACCACTGGGCCTGTTGATTATAAGTCCGCCGCTGCCGTTATTGTTATCTTCATAAACGAAGATTACACTTTGATGAAAGAAGCCTTGTAGTGTAGGACTTGCTATTAAGAATTTACCTGCCCTAGACATCCTAACTCCAATCTGGTAGTGATCCGCCGTACTTTTTACCTTTGACTTTACCTTTGATCTTTTTGCGCTTTTTGTTGCCGCCATACTTGGCACTAACCTTACTATCTCTAGCACGTAGTCCTTGTGATCTACAACTACTCAAGGCACTAGCACCAAGAGCACTATCTGGTTTTGAACTTTTACATAGTTCTTTGCTGGCTTTCCATTCAGCCAATCCCGTAATATCAATGATCTTCATACAGTATTTATTCTAAGCCGCATCACTCTTAGGCAAACTAAACGTCATTGCCTTTCGTTTGCCTTTTGTTGTGCCCAGACTGATTTCGCCTGTTCGTTCAAAAAATTCAATTTTTGTGATGGTAGCTGGTTCTTTGTTCTTTCCTACTAGGATAGTTTGGCCAACTTCGAGATCAATGGTCAATTTAGTGTAACTGCTCATATTAATATCCTCCGGCTTACACAAATATTTACCAATCATTTATACAGTAGTCTTTCAAAATGTCTTGTGCCTGTTGTTGGCTGTTCAACACCAAGTTTTTCATACGTAGAGCCATTGGCATAAATTCAATTTTATCGTCTAGTATAATGTAAGGTATATCATCATATGCTATCTTTTCCAATAGTCTACGTCTATTACGTTCTGCTGTTGGTTTCCAGCTTAGATATAGTTCCTTAGGATCACAGTC